CATAAACTTTTTTACCATTAATTACTTTTTTGTAAAATTGTTCGAAACTCCTGTACTGGTAATGTCTAATTCCAATTAAATTATTAACTCTTTTTCCCGGATGATTTATGATATCATGATTTCCAATTTCAAGGTATGATCCAGGAAATTTTCTAAAGGCAACTGACGGAAATGAATCTGAATTTTTTTTCTTATAACACATAGACTTTATTGGATTTTTATCATCAGTATCATTTTCTGTTGGAATAAAGTCTATAACTTCGGCAACAAATATATCACCATCAGATTCTTTTAAAACCTTTCCCAAAGTTTTTCCTTCTATTTTAGAATACCATATCTCATCAGCATCAATGGGAATAATAATATTAGCTCCCATTTTGTAACAGCGTGAGATCCACTCATTCATTTTATCTGGTTGATAATATGCAAATTCATTATCATCAAACACCGTTATATTATCATATTTCTCAGATAATTCAATAAGTTTTTCTCTAGTTCCATCTGACGATAAATTATTAGATACAAAGATATGATCAATATCCTGTGTTTCCAAGTACTCTATATTATATCCAATGATGTCAATCTCATCCTTGACCATCATTACCGCAAACACTTTATTCATACGTTATTAATGGGATCGTAAACATGTCTTCCATCACCAATATGACTTACAGTCTTATTCTTTAAAGATACTGTATAGTACTCCTTTTTATTGTATAATAATCCAACATCTTTTTCTGATTTACCAACTACTGGTTTTATTTCCTCATATGCAGAAAATTTAAACAAATTTGGATTGTAAGTAAATCCAGGCCACCCATTATATCCAGGAATTAGTATACTAAATTCAGATTCCGTACCTTCCTCATAAACTTCATCTTCGGTTGGATGAGGACTATCCTTCCTAAAAGTAACCTGAATGATATTATCATATTTTTCTAGAATAGGAATACTTCTAGAAATAAATTCACCATCATCAAAATACCAATCATCCTCACAATGAAAAACATACTTCGTCTTAACGTAAGAGTATGCTTTATCAATGCTTGCAGGTTGACCTAGTTTTTCTTGATTATAAAGAACTGTCCAATTCTTAAGATACCCATTTTCATTTTCTTCTTTTAATTGTGAGTACCATTCTTGATCAGTTGAGTCATCAATTAAAATTTTTGTCGGAATTTTATCAAGGGTTTCTTTAGGTATAGACAAGATAGTTTTTTTTAAAAGATCTGGACGATTACAACTCGTCAAAACCATAGTTACGTCAGTATACATAACATCTCTCCAATTTTATTTACAGATTTATTTTATGAACGTGAGTATAATCAACATATTCTTCACAGATATCAGAGTATCCAGGTTTTTGCCATGCTAAATGTGGGTTAACAACATATGCATTAATAGATGATTGAATATTAGCATATACAACATCTAGTGGATCCTTTGTTATTGATAAAATATTAATCAATGGATCAAACATGTTATTACGAATTGCATAACAATGTGCTGAATATGAATAATTTAATTTATAAATTCTTTCATTTATTTTATTTGGTTTTTGTATATGATTAGCACCCAGAAAGATCATATTCCAATTATCAGGAACTAATTTCATACACTCATCAAATTGATTAGAAAAATCATCACAAAATTCCACATCATCTTCTAAAATCATGACAGAAGAAAGATTAGATTCTTTTGCCATTTTAATGACACTAAGTTGAGATATTAAACATCCAATTTGACCTGGAAGTAATGGAGGAACTTGATCTACGATTTTTCCATCAACTGCAGAAAATCTTTCCGCAATAATATTATGTTTTACAAATTCCTGCTGACAATCACTCCAACGATCGGTTCTTTTATCTAAATTAATACAGTAAATTTTATCAAAATAATTATTCATTTGGTGATGTCAGTAAGTGTGATTTAATATACAATGCATCTCCCCAGGTTCCACCAGACCAATCAGTTTCAACTCTAATTATATCATATTTTTGTAAGTATTCATCGAGATCTTCAATTAAAGCATTATTTTCATAAACTTCATCACGATTAACTTCACAATAAACATAATCAATATATTTTAATGTATTTTCTCCACCCTTCAAAACTTCTAGTTCATAACCTTGAACATCCATGTTGATAAAATTACAGTTAGTAATCTCAAATTGATCTAATTTTTTGACTTCAACTTCTTCCGTTAATGGAAAACTAACATCTGGATGTTGTGTTAAATGTACTTTAGGTTTAAGAATAGAACTACTTTGTTTTTGATTACTACTAACATACATTGTAGCAAATCCTGGATTAGATCCAAGAGCCACTTGATATCCTTGTATATTTGCATTTAAATGTTTTACATTCTCTTCCAAAATACTAAAATTTTCACAAAGAGGCTCAAACAATACAATATCATTGATATTATTATTGACATATTCTGGTATTTCTTCCCCGTAGTGTGCTCCAATATGAATAATTCCTTTAATATTCATATTATATTTTTTAACCATTTCTGAAAAACTAATTAACATTGTACCCACTCCTTACAATAAAGATCATCTGTATTATGCGTTAATGGTGGACCAAACCATTTTTTTGGTGCTACTACTTTTTTACTATTAGATAACCATGCTCCCCACCAACTAAATGAACTATTACAGATGATGTGATTATTACATTTAGATTGAAGATATAAATCAACGGCAGTATTGTTTTCTTCAGACATGGTGAATCTATTTGATTCAAAAATTTTCTGACTTTTACACCATTCAATATCATCAGAAAATACAATTACTGGAATATCATTATCAAAGTGACTCAATGCTAACTTATAATAATTAATATCCTGTACTGGGTGATGCGAATAATTTAGATAATCTCCTCTTCTAACATGTAACGATAAAATATCAGAATCACCAAACTCAGATTCTAATAACTCATCACAAGGATTTGATATTTCTTCGATGAAAGTAAAATCATTTTTTAATTCTTCCTTGATATGATTGAAATATTTTTCAGTTTGAAAATATCCGAAAAGATCTACATTATCTGGACAATTATTCCAGATATTCTCATCAAAATTAAAAGATGATTCTTCAATCATTATATTGTCGGTGATTTTTCTTTCCACTTCTGGTAATTTAAAGCACTGAAAAATATTAAAATCAGATCTGGCACAATTTGGATCCCTAGTTCCAACAAAAGAACTTGGTGGTAGACAATATTCATAATTAAATTTTGATGCTATTCCCCGCAAAGAAGCATATTGGAACATTTGATTTCCAAGTCTACCAAGATTGCCAATAGAGTTGTTAGATATCATAAATTAATAGCAAACATTTAAAATATATTTTACTACATTTAAAATATATATTGAATAAAAAAGAGAGGTTTAAACCTCTCTTTAAAATATTTTAAATAGATAATTTTTTTACTGGAAATTATAAACCAGGCGGAGAAAGAATTCCCCATCCGCACCACCAATCCTTGAGAGAGATTGGAAACTCATAAGAGGGTCATATTTGACTCCACCAGGGCAAGTTTTAAGTCATTCCTGGACTAAGTAAAAGTTGGGTTAGTTTTGTAATCTCACTAAAACTAAAGAATACACATAAAATAAGTACATCCCACAATTTTAGTTTAATTGCAAAAGGTACTGTAAGTAATCCCCCAATACACTTTATTAATAACCCATTTTTAAAATCTCCCCATAACATGATTTGATAACCAAATATGAGAAGAATATTCCCAAGATATCTTAGGATACTTGTTTTAGACATAAGGGGGTTGCTACCGACCAGTACTTTTAAAGTCTCTCCGTGACTATTTAATCCCAATCTTCAATGTCATTTTCATCAATATAGCATGGTTGATTAGTTAACCATTTTGCATATTCGATGTCTTCCATTGCTAATGAACATTGCATTGAATTATCGAATAAGTAAACGTCATTCCACCTTTTAGAATAGTAATCTTGCGTTTGAAGGCGATAATCAGGTTTGCCATTTAATTCAATAATTCCCTTTTCGACAAATCTAAATCCTTCTCGTTCTAGAAGAATTTTTGTCATGCAACTTCAACCGATTCTAGATCTTGATAGAGATACTCCATTAGAATTTCATAATCATCAAGAGGATCACCAGAAAATACAACCCCTTCATTTTCATAGAAACGGCGTACCTTTTTATAAAGTTTCGGATTCTTTACATCAAGATAGAAATCACCGTTAGCAGCACCACGAAGGGTTTGAACGTCTTTCTTGAATTTAGCGATCAGAGACATTGTTTTGTGTTGTTTGCTCTAGTATTATAAGGGTTTGAACTTGTTGTGTCAAGTGTGCCAGTTTTGGAACTGGCACTCGGGGTGGAGAGGATCGAACTCCCGTCTTCATCTTCCCAAAAGATGCCGTCTACCGCTGACTTACACCCCGTTGTGCCGTTATTTAGTTCGGTGTACAATCATTATACCTATAACAGGAACGATTGTCAAGAGGTAACAAAGGATAAACAAAAACACATTATTATTTAACAAAGTTGCTATAAAATGACTCATTTGTTTAAAAATTTAAAAAATTCTTCATTGATTACTTTATCAAGTTCAGTCAATTGATATCTAGTAAAATCCCAATTATCTAAAATTAACTTATCAATAAATCTATAAACTTCTGTTGATATTTTAATTTTCTGCCTATAAAAAGAACTAAGTATGAATTGTCTTTTTTGCCAAACCTCATCTTTCATTTTTCGTCACCAAGATACTTTGCTAAGGGATCTTTTTTAGTTTTTACTATTTCAACCGCTCTCTTATAGAACATGTTTTCGGTGTTACCAGAAGATTCGAAGGTTTCCTTGATCTTCACCCAATTGTTATAGGTGTGCTGATCCATAAGATTATAAGTTGAATACTACTAGTTATACTAGTAGATAGTTTGATATTGTCATGTTTGTGTTGATACAAAAATATAGATTAAAAAAATCTAAAATTTTGTAGTATTTGTAACGGAGAATAATAGAATCGAACTATCAGGTGTTACCCTGGCATCGTTTTCAAGACGATTTACCGACCATCGGTGCTATTCTCCATATTTTGAATATCCCAAATGTTTTGCGTAGTGACAATATCAGCGGACTTCAAAATCTAATCTTCTTACTTTACGTTGACGCCTTGCTTCTTGAAATGCAAGATCTTCGTTTGTAAGTAATCCAGATTTTATTTTATTATTTAGAGAGTTTAGCATGACTATCTGTGATAAGTCAACTGCAGAGATCTTATTACCCCTAATAGTTGCCATATTTGGGCATCCACATGAAACTGTTTTCGTATGATGCCCTTCTATCTCCCTGTTACAGGATCTGCATCTAATTCTTATATTTTCCATTTTTAATTATAAAATTTATTTATTTTTCAGTGAAAGATCTTAAAAACCAAACAAACTTACCGTGTGCCTCGTTTAAATCATCAAGTAGATTTGTAGTTCCTCTTGAATTAAGTTCTTCTGCAACTTTTGCTGCTTCACTAAACATATCTATAAGAGTTTTATGGTCATCAAGTAGGTCTTTAATCATTTCCATCTCAGATAGACCACTCTTTGCTTCTGAAACCCTTGATACTTCAGAAACCCTTGAAAGAGCACTAACTGGTTTTGCACCAAGAAAACGAATATGCTCCGAAATTCTATCAACTTCTTCAAAGAGAGCATTATACTGCTCACCAAATAAAGTATGAATTTGATAAAAATCAGGTCCACTAATGTGCCAATGATATACCCAAGTTTTTTGAAAAAGAACAAAAAGACTTGCCTGAGTATCAGATAAAATCTTATATAGTTTTTCCATTATACCAATTAATTTTTAGGTATTTATAATATGGGTGATGACGGGATTGAACCGCCGGCCGCCTCAATGTAAACGAGATGCTCTACCGCTGAGCTAATCACCCAAAAAAGTCATGATTGACTTAGCATATACTCTACAGTATTAGCAATGTCATTCATAGCAGCACGAAGATCTTTTTGACCTCCAGATTCTTGCTTAATAATTGGTCGTGAAGAATCAGTAAGAGTCCAACGCCATTCATCAGCATGTTCAGAGTACCATAATTTAATGTTCATTTTTCTGATACTCCAGTTTAACCCAATTTAAAAGCGCATTATAAGAATAAATTGCCGCTTCATTGCACTTATTCTTTTCCATATCATAGATATAGAACTCAAGTGCTTCAATGACCATTTGTCGGTCTTTTTGTGAAATAAGAGACATTGCTGAAAGGGGAGGTTTCCCTCCCCAAGTTACATCAGAACTTGAAACCTAGACCAGTGGTGAATACTGGAGAGTATGCACCGTTGGTAGCACCGTAACTGTTAGCAGCATTGGTGGTAGGGAACTTCAGGTCAGCGAAACCAACCAGAGAGTTGGTGATACGACCTTCCAGACCCACGGCGAGAACAACTTGACCCTTCTCACCCACAGCGGATTGGAAGTTAGCAGCGGTGTTGTTCACGAAAGGAACTTGATAACCCACACCAGCGTACAGGTTTGCCTTGCTCACACCAGAAGCAGCACGGGCGAGACTCCAATCATAAGAAACTAGAGCACCACCAGCGGCACCGATTTGACCAGCAGGAGTACCAACGAAGTTAGCATAAGGACGGACGGCAACAGCATTTTGGTTGCTGAAGGTACGCACTGCATAACGACCTTGGATAGTACCACCAGACACGGTACGGTTCTCGGTGTAACCATTACCATCAACACCCTGCTTGTTCAGGAGAACACCAGCACCCAGGTAGTTACCTACGCCTTGTGCTTTCTGAGCAGAGGCAACTTCCAGAGCACTCACACGGGCGTTGGTGGCACCCAGTTCACGGGAGAACTCAGCACGGAGAGCAGCAGCGGTTTGGGCATCAGCAGCGGTGTAGAACTCGGTGATGCGGTCCAGGCAAGCATTAGTCAGGGCAGCGAGTTCAGCACGAGTAGCGGGTTGACCAGACTGGAAAGTACCATTGGGATAACCAGCAACACAACCATAACGGGCAACAAGATTAGAGATCGCCTGATAGGACCACTCAGTAGGTTGCACATCACGCAGTTGAGAAACGCTAGTGACTTGTGCCATAGCAGGAGCAGCGATAGAAGTCGCGGCAACTACACCAGCAGTAATAATATTTTGAAAATTCATATTGTATTAATAATTACAACTACGAGGTTTATTTAGACGCCCTGAGTATTAGGGCAAGCGGCATATCGGATTCGAACCGATGACATTCAGCTTGGAAGGCTGACGTTCTACCACTGAACTAATGCCGCAAATGGTGGGGAGAAATAAATCTCCCAGCACACTTCTTTCACACGGAAGGGATTATAAGACAAACTTTAAAGTTTGTCAAGCCCCAGACAAGACTTGAACTTGCGACCTGAGCTTTACAAAAGCCCTGCTCTATCCAACTGAGCTACTGAGGCAAAGGTGCCATGAGTGTCCACGGCACACCAGACACTTGGTTGTTTCGGATATGATGGTCCCGAAACTTATGATAGAATCGGAAATTTCCAACCCTATCAACTGGGGCGGCAGGGATCGAACCTGCGACCTAGATGTTAACAGCATCCCGCTACTACCGCTGAGCTACACCCCAATGTTTATTTTATAAATAAGATTAGCAGTTCGTGTTAATCTTATGAAATGTGCTTGGCATCTATGTTTAGAAGAAGCAGTACTTTACAATGGCAGAGGCAAGTTTTGCTCCAAACAATGTAAAAACAAGTATCATGTAGACCAGAGAAGAAAGAAACTCAAGCAAGACAGTATAGCATATAAAGGAGGTGCTTGTCAATGTTGTGGTTATAATCGTTCTCACTGGGCATTAGAGTTTCACCATTTAGACCCTAAAGAAAAAGATTTTCATTTATCTAAAGGTGGTCATACTAGAAGTTGGGAAAAAATCAAAGAAGAATTGGATAAATGTATTCTAGTATGTTCTAACTGCCATTCCGAAATTCATCACGGAATTCGTGAATTATAATGGAATGTAAGGGAAAGGAGTGCTCTTGGGCGAACCCGCAGGATCACTTTCCCGATGGAGAATAGGAGACTCGAACTCCTGACCTTCGCCTTGCAAAGGCGCTGCTCTACCAACTGAGCTAATTCCCCTTGGGAGCGAGAGGGTGGAATTGAACCACCTACCTGAGGCTTATGAGACCTCCGTGCAACCGTTACACCTCTCCGCAATGCGTTTATGACAATCATAAGGTATATATACCAGATTGTCAAGTGCCCGTGATAGGAGTCGAACCTACACTGTATGGATTCTAAGTCCACCCTCTCTGCCAGTTGGAGTACACGGGCAAGATGGATTAAGTGTGATATACCTCATAAGGATATAACAGGGACCTAACCTCTATCTCTTTATATAGTAACAAATTCTAAAGAATTTGTCAAGCGTCCTCTGCAGGATTTGAACCTGCGACTTCTTCGTTCGTAGCGAAGCACTCTGTTCCACTGAGTTAAGAGGACAAAGGCACCCTCGGTAGGATTCGAACCTACGACTAATCGCTTAGAAGGCGAATACTCTAGCCACTGAGTTACGAGGGCATTTTGGCGAAGGATGAGGGATTTGAACCCCCACTAACAGTTTTGGAGACTGTCGTGCTACCATTACACTAATCCAACATAAGTTCCTCAAGATGAGGAATACCAGCCGAGGGTATCGAACCCTCCCAAAGGCCCTAATCTGGGGCAAATCGCTTATAAGGCGACTCTGAACACCTGTTCTGACTGGCGATTATTTACTCATAAAGAGCAATACTCCACCTCAGACTTGAACTGAGAATCCGAAGAAGTAGATTTTGAGTCTACCGCGTTTACCATTTCGCCAGTGGAGCGTAATTATACAAACTTTAAGTTTGCAATACCCGTGGTCGGATTCGAACCGACACTGTAGAGATTTTAAGTCTCCTGTCTCTGCCGTTGGACTACACGGGCATAGTGCTCGATGAGGGGATCGAACCCACCTATATCCGATTATGAGTCGGGTGCTTTCACCAGATAGCTAATCGAGCAGTGTTAGGTTTTCAAGGTTCGAAGTGGTCTCTCAACCACCCTCTTAGAATAACACCAAACCCAGTCTGGGTCAAGTGGGTTGTGCCAGTTTGGGAACTGGCGATGTCCGTGAGAGGATTCGAACCTCCAACACCTACCCCCTCAAGGTAGTGCCTCTTCCAGTTGGGCTACACGGACGAGTTCCAGAACTAGGATTCGAACCTAGACAAACACAGTCAAAGTGTGTTGACCTGCCAGTTAGTCGATTCTGGATTGAAATGGGATTACCCCATTAGTAATATGAAAATGATGCAGAAGTAGCAGTAGCAGTGTCTGTAGCATCATCATCATCTTGATGTTTACGATTTTTAAAATACATAAACAAAGGTGATTTTTCGGTTGGAACTAGTACATCAGACCAAAAAGATTCTCCTGACGAACATTGATAAAGAACATCACCCTCATAAGGAATCATAGCAACAGCATTGCAAGAATTGTCTTTAATGTAATTATATTCTTTATAATATACTGGACGATTTTTTGCTGCTTGCATAGCAAACACTGGTTCACTGATTCCAAAAATAATCAAAAACAGAAAAAATAATTTAATGATAAATTTCATAATCAATTGTAGTTTGTTTATTATCTCAAAAGAGATAAGAGTTCAGGGTGGGATTTGAACCCACGGTGAAAGAAGTTTTGCAGACTTCCGCATTCGACCACTCTGCCACCTGAACATATGGGTCTGGTGGGGTTTGAACCCACAACTTTTCGGTTAAGAGCCGACTACTCTACCAATTGAGTTACAGACCCAAGAGCCCTTAGTGAGAATCAAACTCACGACCTCATTCTTACCAAGAATGCGTTCTATCACTGAACTATAAGGGCGGGGTGCCATACGAGATTTGAACTCGTCTACCCAGTTTCACAAACTGGTTCCTTAACCACTAGGATAATGGCACATGGCAGTAGATGGATTTGAACCACCGACCATAGGAATATGAGACCCGTGCTCTACCAAACTGAGCTATACTGCCAAACGGAGAGTAGAGGATTCGAACCTCTGGTGCTGTTACACACAAGACCTTTCCAAGATCTCACCATAAACCACTCGGACAACTCTCCAAGGCGGAAGTGGTTGGATTCGAACCAACGGTGCCGATTACTCGACACGGAATCTTAGCAGGATTCTGCGATAAGCCTCTCTGCCACACTTCCAAGTTGATAAGGGCACCTGTCCGAATTTAAAGTGCGCTTGGGTCGTTTAATCCACCGCCGTCACACTAATGTTTGGTGGCGATGGACCCTTATCAAATCCCCGAAGGGAATTGGAACGGTGAGATTTGAACTCACGACTTCTGCGTTATCAGCACAGCACTCTACCACTGAGTTACATTCCATCGAAGTAAGAGACACTAGTATCATCTTACCTGTTTCAGTTTTCGGACTGAAAAACCTATCACTAACCAACCTAAGTTTCATAACGGAGGAAGTGAATCTCCGTGACCATAAAGGTCAAGTGGGAACACACAGAATTGAACTGTGACCTCATGTTCTTCAGACATACGTGCCGACCAACCTACACCATGTTCCCAAAGTTTGGAAATTCAGGAATCGAACCTGTCGGGCAGTAAGGGCGATCAACTCCCCACTTTCCTGTGTTCCACACATTTCCAAGTCGGAATGACAGGATTCGAACCTGCGACATCTCGCTCCCAAAGCGAGTGCTCTACCAAACTGAGCTACATTCCGTGGTCTGAGAGGCAGGATTTGAACCTGCGACCTGAGCGTTCCAAACACCCAGCTCTACCAAACTGAGCTACTCCCAGAGGTATTCCTAACGGGATTCGAACCCGTGCTACAACCTTGAAAGGGTTGTGACCTAACCGCTAGTCGATAGGAACTTGAGAGAGGGGTATCCCACACGAAGTTACTTACGGATCACGCTTCGTAGCCTTATGGATCCTGCCAGGGTCAATCTGGTGCCTAGGAATCCCTCTCCAATTCCAGTTATCGCTACGTCATTTCTTACCTAACTGGCAACCTTCAGAATGACGTGGAGATTCGTACTGATGATCTCCAACGACCCTATGGGAATTCGAATCCCAGATTCCTACTAGACAGGTAGGCGTGATAGACCACTTCACTATAGGGCCATGTTCACCCGAGCAGGATTCGAACCTGCATCTCTTTCCATGGAAAGACGACATACCATTAGCCGCATCGGATGAAGGTGGGAGAGGAGGGAATCGAACCCCCGATGGTTCTTATGTAACGGTTTTACAGACCGCCGCCACACATATTGCCGACAGTAGCCACTCTCCCAAATAGTTTATATTTAACGACCGAACTAAAACGGTCAATGGGTCTGGTGGGATTTGAACCCACAACTTCCAGGTTAAAAGCCCGTTACTCTACCGTTGAGTTACAGACCCATAAAAGGTTTAGATTGTCAAGGTGCGATTGTCACTGGAAGATAATGTTTTATCCAGAGGCCCAAGATAAATCTTAGGACTTAGACTGATGCTAGAAGCAGAGCAGTGACTTGTGGTGGTCTCTCAACCACCCTTTAAGAATACCACTCTGTCCGTTAGGGGTCAAGTGGGTTGTGACACTTAGAGAACTGTCACAAGCAACAAAAAAGGGGAGGAAACTTTTGGTTTCTCTCCCCTGTCTTTTTGCTTTTATGGCAGTTACTACATCTGACCTACCATACTCGCAAACAGGGGAGCACCCTCAATATGCCAATAGCGGCAATCGAGAATACTAAACTGTTTTGTGGGCATTGGGTAAGACATTGTTTTCGACCTAAGTGTTATTATTTATAATACTTTTATTTTTAAAAGTCAAGCGTCTCAGGTTGGATTCGAACCAACGACTCACGCTTTAGAAGAGCGTTACTCTAATTCCACTGAGTTACTGAGACAAGAGACCTCCTGGTTTGTGCATCGTTGAGAGGCATAGGAGGGGAAGGACTTATGCGAAGTTTGGACCTCCGCCGCCTATGAGGATATTATAGGGTATCAGGAGCGGCGTGTCAACCCTTTGCTTCCTTACGGGCGTTACGCTCCTCAGTAATCTCGCCTCTACGTGCCTTGACGAGTTTGGCAACTTCCTGAAGTGCCTTACGGGCACGGGTGCCTGCTGCGTTGTTTCCACCAGCAAACTTTTCGTCTTCTACTTTCCAAGCTTCAACAGCATCAAGTAGTTGTTGTGATGTTTCAGACATAATAATCTCCAATAAAAATAAGATATGTGTATATATGCTAGTTTTTAGGGCAGTTTTCTATCCAGGGGGCACATAACCTCATTTCACCACCCAAAGATTTACATTCTTCAGTATAGCAAACAGAAGAATCTACTGGTTTCTCGGAGAATATTGGAGCAGGAACTTCTGCTGGTTTTTCGCCAGTCTGTCTCCAATAATCCTCAATTGCTCTATCAACATCCCTCTTGATTCTCCTATCCAGTTTTTCTGGGTCTTTGATTATAAAATCGTTGAGAATAGTTTGAGGAAAATGTCTTCTTTGGATTTCATCAAATAAGTCCCAAATCTTATTTTCAGAAATACCCGTGCATTGAGAGAGTGCCGCAATAATAGAAGATAATACTATACCAATTATTACGTACTGCTTTATATCTGGTTTCTTGTTGCCAAAATTAAATTTGAACATAAAAAAGGGGAGGTTGCAGCACTCCCCTTATTTATTCAGTTTTTTATACTTCAGTGAGAATCATTTTGTTCGCATAGTTATAGGCATAATCTGTGCGAGCACCATGATGACCCCAACGAATCCACTTACGGGCAAGACGCATATAGTCATTGATTGTACGACCAGGAGTCTTCATATGTCGTTCAATCATTCTCCAGTCAGACTCATTTAACATATAGTCAAGTTGAGTTTCAAGACTGGATGGATTAGCGCCGATTTTGGTAGCGTGTCTTCCAAGACCATTATACCTGGCAGAATCAGTCCATTGAATTAGACCATATCCACCACTCCTACAACTGTGATAGGAAACTCTAGCACCACCTTCACAAATATTCGGAATGAATGTTGATTCCTGCCTAATGTTACCCATAATGGTAGCAAGGGCATTTTTGTCATAAATTCCACGGTCTTGCAGGAATGCAAGAGTACGGGATTCATATTTATTACACCCTTTACAAATAAGTCGCTTTTCTTTTGGTTTTTCGGGAGCAACCTCGCGGATTGCTGTCTTCTTTTCATCTACAAGATCAAACTCTTTAATAATCGAATAAGGTGCCTTTTCCTCTATTGGAGGAGGGGGACCTTGCATCTTGTAGTTGACGAATGGCAGTGAAGCCGTACTGGTTGTAACCGATGCCAAAAGGGGAACGGCTACAGTTGTAAAGTTAAAAAGCATTTAAGTTAATTGAATTCGGCATCCGTATAAAAGATGGGGTACACCCTTTTCTCAAAGGGCATCTTCCACGGCTCTAAGTGTCACGATCAAATTCTCATAATAAAAAGAACCTGCTCATAACAGGATTTTCATAATAAGTTAATATTTAGTATTTGTCAAGTGTTCGGTTTTCTTACTGGTATATCTAAATACAAATAAACAGCAATCAACAATGGCGCGTGAGTGGAATACTCCAAAGCGTGAACCTTGGAACGCACCAATACACCAAATATTAAAGGCGATAGACAATCATACAAGATTGTGGATGGAAACTGGAGATCTATGGCACAGAGACCAAGCAGAGTACCTTAGATCTTATGTTAATGAATTGAAAACCTGGATACACAAAGAAGAGGGTCGTTAGGACCTCCAGAGTTTTCCTTCTGCTTTCCTTCGTCTTGCAAGTCCCGCCTCAACGTCAGTACCAGGATCTCTATAAAGATACAAAGCATTGGGAACTTTATCCCATTCCTTGTTTTTCAAGACCCGTGTAATAGTATCAAAGTTAGGAGCACCATAGAAATCTGCACCAAGATTGTAAGCAAAGCAAAGTAGAGCCCCTCTTTGATTGTCATTCATTTCCCCCCAATAAGGTATTTTCCTGAGTTCTGGAAGAAACTCATTTTGGATTTGATAATCAAATAGGTCATCTGCTTCTTTTTGTGTAATCTTTTCTCCCAGTTTGAAAGGAGACCCACCCTTTTTACGGGTACTTCCCCATCCTACAGTATAAGGTTTTCCTTTCGTTTTAGGGTCTGGATAGGCAACTAAATGACAATTTTCAAATTCTTTGATGAGTTCTACTCCAGATTGTGGAATAGAACTATCTACTTTTTTACTGGTTCGAAGATTCTACCCCACCCGTCATTGCCTGCAGGGCACCATCTACGGGCAAGTTCTGAACGCTTGTAGACTGCACCCTTACCGTTCGCTACGGCACCCGTATATCCGTCATTGAGACTGCCATAGGGGTCGTTGACAACATAATCCCCATTTGGTGTCTTACCAATGACTACAACCATGTGCCCACCAGTAGGTGCAGAAAGAGGACCCCTGTGTAAGATACCAATAACAACAGGTCTACCGTTGGATAATTCACGATCAAGATCAGAAAAAGTAAGATTGTAACTAAAACGTGAATTGAGACCATAACCTTGTAGAACACGGGTTTGAACCGCATGATCTGTTGTATCACCAATTGCGAATACTTTGCGAATGTATGCATCATCGCCTTTGGGTCCTACGAGTGTGCCTGGTTTAATATACTCAAGACACATCGCACAGGCAGATGAATTACAGGTTCTATTTGCGTCTCTATAATTATCTGTCTGTGGATAAAATGGTACAGTAAGAATATTGTTCTTTGGAGGTTGTACTTTGGTCCTATAGACCTTCACCCACTCTGCGGTATCATCTAGGAATAGACCAGGCAAAGCATTTTCAAGAATCTCAACTGCTTTAACGTGATTAGGATTCTTCTCGTCGTAATACTTGAAAAAATTGTGGAGGTCGATTTTCATTTTAGTCCTCTATGTATTCTAATGAAAGAATCTCGTGTTCTAAGATATCAACATTAAACCACTCTTTAAATTCAGATTGGATTGCATATGCATCATCAAGATCACCTTCATCACATAACGTATGTATGCGGTCCACTGCCCAATCATGGGAGTGACTTAGAACCTCTTCGAGAATAGTCATCAGTATTTAGGAATGACACTAGACCCAACTCTAACACAAGTTACCCCATGAGGCAAGGATAAATAAAAAAATAAAAGGAATTATGACTTGGAAATATAATGGTGAGGACTTTATTGAAGTTCCTAAAAAAATGGAAGGTTTTGTTTATATAATTACCAATATTACTAATGATAGAAAATATATTGGTAAAAAACATTTTTGGACAAGACAAAAAGATAGAAAAACTGGTAGAAGAAAAACTAAAGAAAGTGATTGGAAAAATTATTATGGTTCTTGTGATGAATTAAATGAAGATGTAAAAAATCTAGGTAAAGATAAATTCATTAGAGAAATATTATATCTTTGTCCTCATAAAAAAAGTATGAGTTATTATGAAACCTATGAACAGTTTACTAGAAATGTTCTTATGGATGAAAGTTATTACAATACAAATATTGAAGGTAAGTTCTTTGAAAGTGAAAGAACCAATATTTATGAAGCAGTTCTCAAGAGTACCTCATTAGATTTCTTAGTGTCTTAGAGAAGCTTATAACCTATCCATCAACCGGGACAAAGGTAGTCTAGACAAAAAAAGGGGACTTGTCAAGCCCCCTAGATTATGTTATAATATCTGTATAATCACCTTACATCAGTTACATAATACTCAATAAGATCATCCCATGAGTATTCTGAAAGATTATACCCTTCACTTAGAAGAGAATTAACCCACTCTTGAACCTCTTCTGCAAGCAGAGTATCATTATAATCATCAATAATATTTTTTACTGCACTTTCATCCATTTCTAACATAATATAATTTGCTTCTTCAATAGTATCCGCATGACCATAATTAATTAGATATTCAAGAATAATATCATAAGACTCTTTTGTTGTTTCTTTTTCCATTTTTTTCTTTAATCTTTCATTTTCCTTTTCAATATCTGCCTTTACACTTGCAGCATCAATCTTTGCTTCTGGATTACCAGTTGTTGGTGTTTGATCTTTCTTTTCACCAGGTGCTGGTTTATCTTTCATCTTTGAAATTTCTTCATATCCAGATTGACCAGGTTTTACCTTAGTAGCAAGATTTGGATGAAGTCTTGCCCACTTTTGCATTGGAGTTTCACCCGAAGTTTCTTTCTTAGATGCTGGTTTAGGTGCAGTAGATGCTCCTCCACTTGATGATCCTTTAGAACCATCACCACCGCCAGCAGCACCACCAGAAGATCCAGATCCACCACTTGTTGTTAATGAAGGTAAAGATATATTTGGTAATCTAATTGTCGGTACTTTTATATCACTTGAAGCACTGGTAGTTGATTTTTGTGGTGCTGCTGGTTTAGAATCTTCTCCAGAACCTGCTAGTTTTGCACCAGTATATCCAGCAAGAACACCAGTTCCAGCAACTAAAGAACCCTTGGCAAGATCTTTTACACCCTTAACTGCCTTAGAAATTCTTGCCTGCTTAATTAGTTCAGTTGCCTGTTTTGGAGATAGATTACCAGTTGGAACCTTGATTCCTGCCTTTGATGCTTTAGATCTGGCAAGTCTTTCAACTGCCTGAGCAGTTTTGTTAATATTGGGGCTTTTAGCAAATTGTTTACCAATTCTGCGTTCAACACCAGCAGATGCTGCCTTTTCTACACCTTTCTTGATTAGATTTTTCGTACCTTTAGCGGCCTTAACTGCAGCACCTGCACCTCTAGCAAGAAGACCTAAGAAACCACCTGCCTCAAGAATTGTAAACTGCTCTTCAACAAATTCGTTATGTACAATCTCTTCAGAAATTGTAGTAACATCACTCATTAAATATTTTTCCAGAATATCTAATTCGTCAGAATTTGCTAGAAATTTAACAACAGTCTCTGCAGTATAACCCTCAGAGAACATTGATAAAGATACTGAAAGAATAATATCTTCCGCTAAATCTGCTACTTCCTCATCATAGTATTCAGATTCTTCATTTAAAAAATCTTGGTCACTAATATGAATTTGCTCATATAAATGACCAAGATCGTTGATAAAATCTTGAGAAATTTTAGACATCTTTATAATTAAAATACTTTTATATGAAAGTATTTATTAAAATCACTTGCCAGGTTGGAATTTAACTCCAAGTGCTTTATTTCTTGCAGTATCTGATGCTCTTGCTTTTTGAAGTGCTTGCTGTGCTTTCGCGGCATCATGCTTTTTGTATGCTCCAGCAAAAAGTGTTCTACCAACTCTTTCTAATGGATTAGAAGATGTTTTAGCAAGTGATTGAGCACTTGGTCCTGCTTTATAGACTGCTTTACCACCTTTGAATGCAAGATGTCCAGCAGTTGATTGACCGCCTCTTTGAACTACACCAGTCTTAGCAAGTTGAACTGTTTTTCTTTGTGATCCAGAACCAGTTGACATAAATGCTGGTCCACCTGGTTTTTTCTGACTGAATGTAGTATTGCCACCAATACCTTTAACTGCAGTTCCTGCTTGACGCTGGCGATTTGCAGTTGCCATTGCTTTTCTTTCTCTTGCATTAGCACCAGCAACAGTATCAAATGCTTTTTCGGCCGCAGCAGCGCCTGCCAATGCGCCAGCAGTTCCTGTTACAGCACTACCAATTCCACCACCACCAATCGCTCCAGCAGTTCCTCCTAAAAGACCACCAGCAGCAACTGTAGCACCTTTTGCCAAAGATCTTGCCCAACCAGATCCCTTTGCTCTCTCATCCGCTGTAGAAAGTGCAGTATCAAGAGCTGCTGATGCTGGTCCAGCAATTTTACCAATCTTTGCCCATTTTCCTGCTGGTTTTGCTATTTGTGGAGTTTGAGTAGTTGGTGGTTTTCCTTGACTTGGTACATTTCTTACTCTTTCAGTTCTTCCAGCACCAGAATTCCTATAAGGTCTTGATGATCTACCTGAAGATGTAGAACTTCTTTTTGGTCCAGGAGAAGATTGAGATTGTTGTGGATTTTGTGGGGGTGGTGGGGGAGGAGTACCACCTCCAGATCCTCCAGAAGGTTGCTTAGGAGGTGTTTGAGTTCCTTTAGGTGGTGGAGGAGGTGTTTGAGTTCGTGCCTTATTTCCAGATCTTATATCTTCACCAGAAACATTAGTTTTTTTTGCTCTATTCTTTAATAATTCTTCTTTTGCCTTTCTTCTAGCTTCTTGGCGAGACTTTTCTTCCCAATTGGGATCTCTCCCCATTTTAGCTTCACGACGACGAATCCTTTCCTGCTCTTCGGGATCAATAGTCGCATAATCTTTAACAGATTCTCTTGCTTCAATTATAAACTCGTTAAAACTCTTCATTGGAATTTTTACTTTTTAGATATTTATGAAAAAAGAGGGATATTAACTCCCCCCTTAACTATTGTTGTCGATAAGAAAAAATATTAAACTCCTTCAAGTTTCCCCATTGATCTAGCAGATTGTATTGCTTTATATAATGCCTGACCAGTATTTTGTTTTCCTGGAATTTCAGCATGTGCAGATCCAGATCTTTTAGCATTCTCTTTATCAAATTTATCTCTAACATAATCAATTCTAGCAGTTTGCTCAATAATATTAGATCTCCACTCTTCACTCATATTTGCCATAATTTGTAGTGCAGATTCCTCACTATCGGCATAACCTTCATCAAGAAGATGACCTTTGATTACATCAAATACATCGAAGTCTTGTTGGAGAATTGCTGCTCTAGTTGGAGCAGTTCTTTTTGCAGGTGCTGCAGTTCTAGCAGCAAGATTTGGAGTACTTGGTGCAAATGCTGTTGCAGTTCTTTGTGCTGCTGTTTGCTGTGCTGCAACTTGACTTGGTGCTTGTCCAGTCTGATACCCGAAAGTTCTTTGCATCAAAGGATTTGGAGTTTTTGCCTGAGTAGATAGCATTGTTGGAGTACCAATTGATGTTCCAACAGGTTTTACTCCAGTTGCACCAGTATAAGATGTTGTTGATGATGCTGCAGGTTTAGGTGCTGCTGTAGCACCTCTAGAAGGTTGTGCAGCAGGTCTAGCAGCAGCGGCAGGTCTTTGTTGCGCTTGAGTAGCGGGACGGGCAGCAGGAGCGGCAGAAGGTCGTGCTGGAGCTGCAGGTCTTGCTCCAGGTCTTTGGAAGATTGGTGACATTCCTGGTTGTACTGGTCTACCATTAATTTGGAATCCACCCTTCCCAACAGAAAGACCTCTTTGTGGGGCAGCGGGTCTTGCTCCAGGTCTTTGGAAGATTGGTGACATTCTGGTTTGTCCAGATTGAACTGGTCTGCCACCAATTTGAAATCCACCAGGTCCAATGGAAAGACCACTTTGTGGTGCCTCATTCAAATAGTGCTCATACATCTCTTCCCAGGTATATTCACTTAAATCGTGACCCTCTCCAACAAGTTGATTTACCCAGTTTTCAAAATCTTCTTTGATTTGCTCTTCGGTGATTTCTTCTTGTGGTGAATAAACTGAAGCGTATGCCTCCATCAAATCACTTACCTGGTGCGATGTAATTCTTTCCATTTTGGTTATTACTTTTATTTTTGATACAAGTATTTATAAAAAAAGAGGGTCTAAGACCCTCTTATCACTTTACATCATCATTTTTCTTTCCTAACCACTCTTTCTCATAATCATAATCACCAAACAAATATTCATCATTTTCTGCCGCTTCTTTGTATGCGTTCAAGATTTCCTGTTCGCACCACTCATCATAATTGGAATCCTGAGAAAGTATCTTTGGTAACATTAGATTATATTAATTCCTGGTTCTAATAATTTATATTCTTTTCCATTATAAGTAACTCCAGAGTAATATTCAGTATCATTTAGTACAGAAAACATATTATATTTTCTACTATCTTTAAATGGGGTTATATCTATCAAATCTCCATAAGTATTTTTCCAAATGCTATGATATATTGCACACCCATAGGTTTCATCATCAATATCTGTAATTAAATAATAACCACTTATTTTTTTCCCACCATAAGTATTCACGTAATGATTTACATTATTGTGGCAGTTTGCATCAACACATAATGGTTTAGATACTACAGGAACTTTTAACAAAGTATTAGAGAACTTGCAATACTCCTGAAGTTTTACCACACACTTATCTTCTGGTAATGATATTCTAAACTTTCTCAATACTCCATCCATTTTTTCTTGGTCCTCTTCTATCATACTTAATTGCGGCACTCATAGTAGCATATGAAATATTTTGAGACTTACAAAACTTTTTAAGTTCTCCAAACACCTCAAATTTTTCTCCAGAAGGACTTGTTAGAAGATAAGTTACTGATGTATTATTTTTTCTTCCGTTCTTGAATTGTTCCTTTAATGAAGAACTAATCCTTTCAAGAGTTTCTTTAGAATGTTTTTTTCCATAATTTGGATTATTTTCTCCAGAAACTTTTAAAGAAGTTTTTTTCTTACTTTCTTCAGTATGAGATTTTCCAGTAAATCCCATATTCCCTCGTTCTTTTTTTGTTTCCAATCTTTTCTGGATTTGTTCTTCCCATTTATCCCCATATATTTCTTGATATGTTCTTCCTTTTAATTTTGGTGGTCTTGAATTATCACATATATTTGTTAATATTCCACTCTCATCATACCTAATTCTGCCATATTCTTTTATCAACTGCTCTTCATAATTATAAGCATCATTTTCATTTTCAAAATATTCAACTATTTTAATTTCCGGTTCATATCCGTCTTTTCTTATTTTTTGTATTTTATTATATTTTCTCTTATTCTCACTTTTTGCTCTTGATTTTTCAGACAAATGAAAATAGACCCTATCATCTTTCCCCTTTCCAACATAGAAAGGGAGATTAACTCTTGGGTCTATTAATTCATAAACATAATACATAAACAACAAACTGAACTACAACATTATTTATGTACTATTGTAGTGCAGTTTTTTAAATTAGTCAAAGTTTAAATCCAGCAAATGCATTATTTTTCATATCTTGTTTAATTCCACCAACCAAATAACTGGTAATTTGCGTTTGCTGTGGGGCTACTTGAACTTCTTTTGAATTAATCCAGTGAGAAGTCCAAGGAAGTGGATTATTCTTTGCTGGAATATCATAAAGTGGTTTCAGACCAATTGCCTTCATTCTACGATTGGCAATCCATTCAACATATTGATGTAATAGTTTGTCATTTAGACCAATCATGGATCCATCCTTGAATAGATACTCTGCCCAAAGTTTTTCTTGATTTACAGCATTCTCAAAAGTCTTATAGACCCACTGTTCTTCTTCCTGTGAGATTCTCTTCATCTCTGGATCATCACCCTCTTTCCACTTGTTTAGAATGTTCTGAGTGATAACCAAGTGTTGATTCTCATCACGAGCAATCAATGAGATGATCTTTGCACTTCCTTCCATAATCTTGAGTTCGCCAAATGCAAAACTGCAAGCAAAACTGACGTAAAAGCGAATACCTTCAAGAATATTAACGTTTGCAACTGCTCTGAACAATTTACGTTTGAGTTCATACCTTTCTGCCTGTGCGTAGGGAACTGATTCTTGAGCGTGTATCCAAAGATCAGAAGAACCATAATGCTGAGCACTATTGATGAAGTCATTATATGCCTCAGTTACACTAACTGCACGTTCTAGAATGCGATCATCTTTCAGAATAGTATCAAATACGTCTGAAGGATCCGAATAAACATTCTTGATGATATAAGTGTATGAACGAGAATGAATCATTTCCATAAATTCCCAAACTTTCATACATGCTTCTAGTTCGGGAAGAGAACAGTATGGTGCAAATGCCATACCTGGACCGCGACCCTGAACAGAGTCAAGCATAACCTGATATTTCAGGTTACTTGTAAAAATATGCTTCTGTTCAGGACGGAGAGTTTGATAATCTCCACGGTCTTTTTGGAGGGAGACCTCCTCGGGTCTCCAGAAATAACCCAGTTGCTGAGTAGTTAACTTTTCAAAAATTGGATACTTGTAAGAATCATATCTTTGAATACCTAGTGGTTGTCCAAAAAACATAGGTTGCTTTTTGGTATCTACTTCCTGAGAATTGAAGACGGTCATAGATTCGACCATATTTTTCTCCTCTGAATTTGTTTTAAATCTTACAAGACTCACAATCTTCCTCCTCTGAATTAAGAATATCGGAAACTAAATCATTGACTGATGGTTTGGATTCTTCCATTTCATCAGTTTTAATATCGTAGGTGTTTTGATAGTAACTGGTTTTCCAACCGTACTTATATGTAGTCAACAGATCTTGAGCCATTACTGACACAGGAACTTCGTTATCTGGATAATTTTGGGGATTATATGACCAGTTTCCAGAAATCGCTTGATCAAAGAATTTTTGCATAACAGCAACAATATTGATATAACCACGATTGCTAGGCATATCCCAAAGAAGCGTATAATTGTTCTTAAGTGTTTGATACTGAGGAACAATTTGCTTGAGAGGTCCTTTCTTCGATTTTTTAATGGACAGGTATCCGCGAGGAGGTTCGATTCCATTTGTTGCATTTGACACAACGGAACTGCTCTCCGATGGCATCTGTGCGGACAGTGTTGAGTTCCTAACACCGTATTGCTTAACTTGTTCTCTAAGACTCTCCCAATCATACTTTAGTTCATTAGAGACAATTTCATCAACATCTTTCTTATAGGTGTCAATTGGTAGAATACCATTGCCATACTTAGTTCTGTGAGAATACTCACAAGCACCTTTTTCTTTGGCAAGGTTTACTGTTGCTTGAATAAGGTAGTATTGGAATGCCTCAGTCAAATCATGAACAAGTTTCCAAGCACCTGGATCATCATAATGTTCTCCGTGTTTAGCAAGATAATGTGCTAGACCAATATATCCAATTCCAAGAGATCTACGTGCTCTGGTAGCAATTTCTGCTGCTTTCACGGGATATCCTTGGAAATCAATGAGTTCATCAAGACTTCTGACAGCAAGATCACAAAGAACTTCTAGATCATCATTTTCCCTGATCTTTCCAACATTGATTGCACTCAGAATACAGAGAGCAATTTCTCCGTCCGGATCATCAATATGTTGGATAGGTTTAGTGGGTAGAGTAATCTCTTGACACAAATTGCTCATCTCAACTTTATCCATAAAGGATGAGTGAGAGTTGCAGTGGTCAATGTTCATAATGTAGATTCTACCAGTTTCTGCCCTTTCTTTCAAGAGGTCTAGGAAGAGTTCTTGAGCACCGATAGTTTTTCTAGGAATAGACTCATCTCGTTCTGCAGCCACGTATAGATCGTCAAATCTATCAGTGCCAAAAGCATCATAAAGACCAGGAACTGAGTGTGGAGAGAAGAGAGAGATCTCTTCATTCTTAATGAATCGTTCATAGAACAGTTTAGAGATTTGGATGCTGTAGTCTAACTTACGAACACGGTTATCTTCAGTTCCTTTATTATTCTTTAAGACCAGGATATCTTCTATCTCTTGGTGCCAGATAGGAAAGTGAACTGTAGCAGAACCACCTCTGATGCCGTTCTGAGTGCAGCATCGGACAGTTGCCTCAAACTTCTTAAGGAAGGGGACAACGCCTGTGTGCTGTACCTCTCCGCCTCTGATTTTGCTATTGATGCCACGGATCCGACCAGCGTTGATACCGATACCAGCCCTTTGTGCAACGTATTTGCCAATAGCCATATCACTGCTAAAGATACTATCGAGGGTGTCATCAACATCAACGAGAACACAAGATGCATATTGACGAAGTGGTGTTCTGACTCCCGCCATGATTGGTGTTGGGATGTTGATCTTGTGCTTGCTGATTGCGTCATAATACTTTCTAACGTAATCCAATCGAGTCTCTTTTGGATATTTAGAGAAAATAGTTGCAGCAATCAGAAGGTACATAAACTGAGGAGTCTCATAAAGTTCCCCAGTACTACGATCTTGAACAAGGTACTTATCAACTACCTGACGAAGACCAGCATATGTAAACAGGTAATCTCTGTCATGATCAATAAATGATTGGAGTTTTTCAAACTCTTCTTCGGTATAAAGATTTAAGATCTCCTCATCATAAACTCCCCGTTCAACACATTTACGTGTATGTGTAAGAAGAGTTGGGCATTCATACATGCGCCCAAATAACTGCTTACGAAGGGCAAAAAGAAGAAGACGAGCAGCAACAAATTGATAATTGGGATGATCCAAATCAATGAGATCACTGGCAGAACGAATCAGAATCTCCTGAATTTCTGCAGTGGTAATACCATCATAAAATTGGATACCAGATTGCATTTCAACTTGAGATGCTGATACTCCTGCAAGATCTTTACATGCCTCATCTACCATAAGGTGAAGTTTGTTCAGATCCAAACTTTCAATTGACCCATTTCTTTTTATTACTTTTGTACCGTTGCTCATACTTTCTTCCATTCGTTAAACTTTACTTTTGCCTCTAACCCTTTGTATGTATGTGATTTTAACACATGCATAATTTCTTGTCCAGCAAGAACCATATCATTAATATCCTTTTCAATAATTGATTTTGGCCAAATAACTACTTTTTCACCTCTGTCGATGAGTTTGGATATCCTGTTACAGATTTCTTTGTTTCTAGGTTCATTATCAAGAACATACACAATATCATCGCCCAAATTAAGACTATCGAGTAAAATATCCGATCCGCACATTGCGAGGGAATTTTTGACAAACGTTGAGTCAAAAGGACCTTCTGTAACATAAATCGTTTCATTTTTATTTACTCCATCTAATCCATAAACTTTCGGCAGACTTTCGTCTAAAATGACTGTAATGTATTTAACAGGACTTTTTCCTAATGCACGTCCTTGAAAACCAAAGACTTTTCCATTTTCATCTAATAGTGGAATTACTATTCTAGATTCTTCATACTTTAGACTTTTTTCATCAAAAGTATTAATATGAGTATTAACCCATTCTTTAAACTTTTCCGCAAAGTAAAATCTATCTGGATCTAATTTCCTGTCCAATAGATACTTTTTTGCAGTCTTATCCTCGGATGCTTTTGGTAGATTTAATTTTTCCTTTTTCTTAAATTCAGGTTTCTTAAACTCAAACTTTGGTTCTTCAACAACAAAGTTTTTCCCAGTATGACCTTGTTTAAATTTTTCTAGAGTATATTGTTGATGTAGTATTGGATCAAGTTTTTTTAAAAAATTATTAAATGAGAGACTAGATCCACAATTATGACATTTAAAGTTACTATTGTTTTTGATGGAGTAAATATACCCTCTAGTTTTACTTTTATTCTTTTGCGAATCACCACAAAGAGGACACCTAAAGTTGTATAGGTCAGACTTTACCTTTTTGAATTTTTCAAGTCTAGTAGATAGCAGACCAATGTATTTGGAATCAATTGTGTCCATTCATAATGATGATCAGGAATTCTAGACTAACACACTATTGGGTCTTTGTCAACGAACTCTTTGATTGATAATTGCTTCCCTATGGACCTGCATCTCACTTGGTGTCCACCATCCAGATGCAAGACTGGAAATTGCAGCAGTTAAAACTGCCAAAAGAACTCCACATCCAACAGTCATCCACTTAATTTTACCAATTTCTTTAACTTCTTCTTCAATTTTATCAATTCTTTCTGATACTGCTTCGTGTTGATCTTTGTTTTCCTTTTTTAGATCATTGATCAGATTAGATATCATTGTATCAGTCTTTGTACACTGTTCTATTCTTTCATCATGAACAGCGAGCATTTTTGAAATACTTTGACTAGTTTTTCCCATGATTTGGATAGCTTCATCTATCTTTTTCATCATGGTTTCATATGAAGAAAGTCTTTCTTCTAAAACTGCGATTTTGGTGTCTGCAGTTGAATTATTGCTAAACATATTCGCTATATGGTGTTAGATGTGGGTATATAACGAATTATTTTCATCTTAATATTATTTATTCGTTGAATTATTTCTCCTTACCATCCAGTTTTTTCTAGTATTTTTTTGGTAAATATACTTTTTCCTTTTTCCCAAAATTTGATCATATCCAGCAGTAGGTCCTGGGTCAAATCCTTGAGCACTTCCACCAAAACCCGCTTTATTTGCGGTACTTGCAGTATTCATCGTTGGTGCTGATCCAACAACACCTTCTTCACGCAAATTTCTAACTATTCCAATAATTCTATTAATGTCCATTAGATTTCCTGCAGTAGGAGTAAACAGTTTTTATCTTCCTCAATATTATCAATTTGAGATTTTGGATATTCTGGAAGACGATTTAAAAATATTAAAAAACTTTTGATTAAAGGCCAAAGGTCCCTCTCTAAATTATAAAATAATAGAGGAACAGTAGCGTCATCAAAAACATTAAAAAGAACGGTAAGATGATTTAGAATAAGGTGTATTTTTAGTACACCAGTAGTCTTATATCTTTTTAATAATCTTTTTACATATTTTATTCGCTTCAAGTCATCCTCAAAATCTTCTTTAGTGAGTGCTTGAGGGTTATTATAGAATTTTATTGCAAAAAGCAAATAATTATTTTCATTCAATTCATCAAATCTCATATACTAATTATTTCTGTCCAGGGAATCTAGGTACATTACCAGTCTGAATACCAGACATAGCAACAAGTGTTTCTTCTTTAACTCTTAGATTGCCATGGTTATCGACGTAAGTAACAATACCAACCCATCCAGAGTGTGTTACTGCATATTGTGTGTTAATTGCTGCAGATGCTCCTGCTTCTGATACACCATATACAAATGCATCAGCATTGGTTCTTGTTCTACTATAATGACTATCTAATGTTAGATATTTTGGTTCTTGATTGATTGTAAATGAGGTACCAGCAATTGAAGCACCACTAAGCATTGCGGTAGATCCAATTGTTAGTTGTGTGCTACTAGCGATGCTAACAATTACTGCATCACCATAGTAGGTACCTTCTCTGCTACCAAATCTGATTACATCACCTGTTGCAGCAGCACCAACACTACCAAAACTAGTTCCAGAACCAGTTACAGTTAAAGTGCTGTAGTTAAGTGAAACGGTTCCACCAGCACCGATATTGTCTTTATTGCCCCAGAGAGACATATGCTTTACCTATAAAGTTCTTTTTCTAGTAATATTTATAAAAAAAGGAGATCTTAGTCGATCTCCTTTTCATTCTTTTTTGTTGAAGTTACTACACGTAAAAAATTTATTACAAATTTATGAACACTGTTAGCTTTTATACTTGGAATATCATCTAGAAGTTCTGAGATTGCTAACAGTATTGCTAGAGTAATTGTTATTCCCCAGTTGATAAGGATACACTCTAGCAGTGCCATCAGCAGTTCTTAAGAAGTGCAGTTCTTACAAGATCAACCAGTTTGTCGTCAACGTCATTATCGGTGCTCTTTGAGTACTTCTCAAGGAGATATACGACAAACTTTTTAACTTCGCAACTCTGCCAGAACATTCCAACAAGACTTTCACCTAATTTTACAAGTACGTTCCAGTTCATGATTTTCCTCCGTGTGAAGAGTATCTGATCTATTTAGACTTTCAATCCTTTCCAAGAGACTTGTCTGTTGGACCTTGACGGAATTCAGACTTATCACTCTGTCTTGCATGTCTTAATCTATCAATTCTGGATCCCATTCTTTCAGATCTTCTCTGAAGTTCTTTCTTCTTTGGGGAATCCTTAACAAAAGCTCTTTGTCTTTTTGTCAGGTCATCTTTGGCACGAGTAGCAGTACCAATCAAACGAGTTTTGGTTTCTCCCTCACTACGATCACCATGCTTCTGGAATCTTCTTTCTTGTGCTTCTTTGGTTCCCTCATCAACCAATTCTACACCTTCTGCAGCAATTACAATAGGATTCTTTACTCCCATTGCTCTTATTTTATTTTTAATAAGATTGGTTGAGGTAGGAACGGATCTCTTATCCTTTTCATTATCATCACAACCACATTCAGTTTCTTCTGCAACTTTTTTTGCAATTTTAGTTGCAGTGGCATACATTACTTCTTTTCCACGACCAGGATATTTTTTTTCAAATTCGGAAGATTTATCTTTCATTGATTTAACAATTTCTTCCCTTTTCTTAGTTTCTGCAGATGTTAATTTTTTTTCTTGAATCATTTCAAGAAATTTTGAATATCCATTTTCACTGAGGACATTACCTTGAAGTTCAGTGTGTGCCATTACAGTAGTGGTAGGATTTACAACTACTTTATTTTTCTTGTTTGAAGGAAGAACATCAATTTTCTTTTGATTTGCATCTGGATTTACTTCAGTAGTAATCTCTCTAATATATTCTTCTTTTTGTGTTCTAGAACTGATAGCACTACCAATCTTATCTCTTCTATTTTTTAGGTATCCATCGGTTTTATTTACCTTACCATCATTATTGATGTCACTATCCTCTTTTCCAACTGGATCGAGTTTACCTGTCTTGGACTTTGCAGTTTGCTCTCCTTTGGTCCTTTCACCTTCATATGGAGTACCGTACTCGGTCATTTCGACAGATTCAATATTTGGATTTGCTCTCAATTCATTAATTTTTTGTCTATTGGCAAATCTAACATAAGAAGTACCATTTTTATCGGTTACTCTTACTTTATATTTTCTATCGTTTATTGAACCTTGAGATGCTTCTTCTAACTGATTTTTTAATTCAGTTTCAGAAACTTTATCAGAATTTTTACCCTCAACAAATACTTTGTATAGAACTTTTGCAACTGTACTAGATGCAAATTGTTCAATATTGTAATCTTCTTGTACAGGTCCTTTTCCAAACAGTTTATTTCGTACTTCAGTTTTTTCCATCTCACTCATGGAACTATTCTGCATGTACTGGGAGTACGCTTGACGGAGAGGAATTTCTTCCCTTCTAGCACGGTATCTGATATCATAAACTGCCTGTCTAACTCTTTCCTCAGGGGTTTTACCTTCACCCTTTTTATCTTTATCTGCACCATCTCTACCTTGAGGTGGTGTGGACAGTTTTGCCTGAGGATGACTTCTTACTGGTAGTTCTTCAGAAATATTTTTTTTCATGAGAAGAAATGATCGTCTTACTTTTTTCTATGTTTATTTATAAATTCAACACCATACGCTTTTCCGCCAGGTTGTAAATTTTTAGAATTTGTCTTTACTGCTCCTGGTGTCATCATTGATGCGTATTTAAAATACCCAGTAGTACCTATTAATGTATTTGGTTTATTGGGCATTCTCATAATATTATCATTTCTTACTTCAGTATATTCTTTTAAATCTTTAATCCAAGATTTAAACATCATACCGTTTTCTGTAACGCAAATAAGATAGTTGGTACCACGTCGAATAATTTTTCCAACCAGTCCAGTATTAAGATTTTCAACAATTTCACCAATTCTAAAAAGATTTTCTTGCAAATAATTCTCTCTTAGATTTTGAAAATCAAACTTAGGAGCAATCTCCCAAGTATTGTATCCTTCTTGTTGAATTTCCTGAATTCCCATACCTTGTCTAACAAAATAAAAAAGATCTAATGCTTCTTTATTTTTTAATTCTTTAGGTAATGCAGATCTGAAAGTAACAAAATCACCCTCTGCAGCAGCAAGTCTTAATCTTGAGGCAGAAACACCCTCAATACCTTTTCCATCTGGGTCACGATCACCAGCAGAAATTACTTCAATAACGTCAAATTGATATAATTGACCGTTATAATTGTTAGAAAGTTTTTCAAATTCTTTTACTCTATCAGACCCACCAACAATTCTCACATTAGCATATCCATCATTATGCGCTTTTTTAAGCACGTCAAAAATAGTAATATAATTAACATCATTTACAATTCTTTCACTATGTTCAGGGAACATTTTTCTCATGAAAGAAATTTTCGTATCAGGATCTAGTGGATTCTTTTTCTTGTCTTGAGAACGAGATGGTACAATAATATAATCACCACCATCTTCCATTGCAGAAAGAGCAGCGGTATCCATTAATTGTTGGTGCCCAATTGTTGGAGGATTAAATCTTCCAAATGCAATAGTTAAGGTTCCTTTAGTTTTTGGTACAGGAGGAAGAGAAAATAAAGGTTCTTCCTGTGGAATTTGTTCTTGTGACAATTGATATTCTTGAGGAATTTCTTCCTGAGGTAAAGGTTGTTGAACAGGAACTTGCTGTTGAGGTAGGACGGATCCTGAAGGAATGTTTTTTTCAAATTCGCTTTGCTTTGGATCCTTACCCCCAATATTTTGCCTTTTATTGAAGTATTTCAGTTGTCCACCCACGGTTTTCGCTTCAAATTCACCAGTGGCCCTATTATACCATCCACCGTGACCGTCTCCAACTAATCCAAGACGAGCTGCTTGCACTGATGCGGATGTTGCCTCTACAATAAACTGGGGAAATAATTTCATTATTACTTATACTATCAGAAATATTTTAAAATAATTCTTATCTATTTATTGTTATTTTAATTATCTAATTATCTGATAGGCATAAGATCAAATAATTCTGGATGTAGTTCACCATATTTTCGAATAATTTCTCCAGACTTTGCATTTGCAAAATTTTCAGTAGAACTACCAACTTTAGAATTTGTTAGTTTTCCTTCAATACTTCGTTTATAATGTACAAATTCATGAGCAAGTGTTCTCAGTATATCCATTGGATGTCTGTTAATAATGGACAAATAAATTACATTATCTTTTATTTGCCCAAAAGATTTTATTTTCTTTGAGAAATTTGCATCATCTATTAAAATTATTGGTATATCATAAGTTATACGCAATTCCCTTTTAAGGAAGACCTTAAATTGATTCAGAATAATATTAAACTGAATGTTTGTAGTTGGTCTTCCTTTTCCTTTTCCAAGAATGGACATATTTTTGTTTTTATTTATTCTTCGCCGATAGCAGTGCCAATTTTTTCATCAAGATCACGAATTACCGATCTAATATCATTAATCCTTGGGGGAACTGATTCTTGATTGTAAGTATATCCTTTTTGGGATTCAAAAAGAATTTGGCGGACCGCAGCGGCAGAACGAACATCAAGTTCTATGGTTAAAACTTTTTCCATCAAATGTCACCTACTTCACGATTTTCGCTGTAATATACATCAAAGAAACCATCAGGATAACGCTTCATAAGTTTATCAATATTGGTTTGAATTACTTCATCAAAAGATACTTCAAGAGCAATACATGCTTGTGCAACATACCATAGGGTATCACCCAGTTCTTTAATTAGGTGAATTTTAGTTTCTTCATTCCATGATTTTCCTTGGAAAACCAGTTTTTTGACAATCTCCATAAACTCTCCACCTTCTGCATTAATACCAACGGCGGCAGTGAGAAGGCGCTCAATATTTGCACCTTTCTCATCCAATTCAACCATTCGATCAGAAAGTGCAAGGAAATCTTTAGATGCATCAGAAGTTACGGCATCTACAAATTTTTGGTACTTACCGAAATCAACTCGTTGTGTCATGAAAACTTAAATCCTTCGAACGACTTTTTGTGTTTTTTATCTTCTTCATAATCATACTCGGCATCGTGTCCTTTGTCAAGTATGTCATTTTGTGCTGACTGTTCACAATCATACAGTCGCATTTTAGCACGATCAATTCCAATAACAAATCTCTTGTAAATAGTTGGATCGTTATAACGATTCTTTAATTGTTTGACCATAATTTGACCAAGTTGCTCTAACTCTTCTGTAGAAATAAGAGCAAACATAAGGTCAGCAGTAGCAGGAAGACCAAAAGACTCTGAAGTATCAGTAAGTTCCACATCAGAACTTCCGTAACCAGAGCGAGTAGTCTGGGTAGCAGAAACAATAGGAACATTAAATTCTACAGCAAGACCTCTTAGTTCCTCCGCAATTGCCTTAATGTATGAATAAGAATTTACTGAACTATTTGCCTTATGTCTTGAAGAAGCACAGATATTAAGGTAGTCAATAAAAATAATATCAGGTCTAAATGATTTCTTAAGTGCAAGTTCATTTAGAAGTGCTTTAAAGTGACCAGCATGAGCAGAAGCAGTTGGATACTCCTTAATAATAAGAGTTCCTTGAGTCTTTTTGGTCAAATTTGTTACTTTATTTTCAAACATTTGGCGAGGAAGTTCAACCAATTGCTGAATTGGTACATTAAGAAGATTAGCATCAATCCTTTCGGCAATGCGCTCCTCTGCCATTTCCATTGTAATGTAAAGAACATTTTTGTTCTGAAGCAATGCGGCACTAGCTACGTGGCACATAAAAAGTGATTTACCAACTCCAGTACCAGCAAGAGCAATGTTAAGAGTTTTATTTGGTAGACCACCTTTAGTAATCTTATTAAAATAATCAAGATCAAACTGAATCTTATCTTCTTTGCGATGATAGAATTCATAACGCTCTTCATAATTCTGAAGATAGTCGTGTCCGATATTATTATCAAAACTTACTGAAAGTGCATCGGAGAGAATACTAGGAATTGCATCCCTGTTCTTCTTTTCATTATTGCCATCAGCAATATGAATAGATTCCATTAGTGCAAGATAAATTGCACGATCACGACACCATTTCTCAGTATTATCAGTCAACCACTGAGGATCTACTGGTAGATTATTTAAAGAAGAATTAATTTCCCTAATTTCTTTAATCTCACTCTCAGTAAGATCAGTTCTATTTTCTATTTCAATAGAAAGTGCTTCAATTGTTATTGCCGAACCATAGTTGACAATAAATTTAACAATTTCTTCAAAAATAACTTTTTCCGATCTGTTTTCAAAATAATTTGGTTGTATGAAAGGTATGACTTTACGGGAGTAATCTTCATTAAATACTAAATTTCTGAGAATAGTTGTCTCAATTCTTTCCATTACTTATAGTGCAAATATGTACTCATAATATACTTTGAATTACTTATCGGAGGTTCACCTCGATGGGGATACATCCAAAGCGGGGGGAAAACCAATAAAGTCCCCTTTTTTGGTTTGATTTCAATTTCTTTAAAAACAGTTTTTCCACCTTCTTCTACATCATTTAAATACCACAAAAAAGATAAGTACCTACGAGCAGTTCCATATTCTACCACATCAACATGTGTATCAAATTGGTCTATTCCATTAGGTTCATATTTTTTAATTCTAAATTGCTCTAGGGCATGATCCTCGGGAAATACTCTTTTATCAACATATTCATAGTACTTATCACGATATTCAAATACTTTTTTAATGATGTAATTATGAACATTGTTTACTTCAGAACTTATTTCCCTGTTTTCAGTGAAATTAAATTGTAAGAAGTTAGGTTTTCCACTATTATCATGACGTTCATGTTTTTCAGTAACTTGCTCAAATAAATTTACTAAAAAATCACAAACATCAGATTCTAAAGAATTTTCATAGATGTGAATGAGGTCTTTAAGTTCATCCATAACTGAATTCACCTTGAGCAATCACATCCAATTTTTGCATTACTTCTTCAGTAAAGTACTCTTCTGGATTTGCAAGAATCTGTTTGCCATAGATTTTTTTACCATCAATCTCATAACGTCCTGCTACATTCTTCCAGAGTCCACCAATCTCACCAAGTTCCAGAAGACCGTAGTAACGATCAAGACCGCGCTCATCATAATACAGACGGACTTCAACATCTTTGTTCTCCTTACTCAAACGCGATTTAGCAGTCTTAGCCTTGATAATATTTCCGACCACTTCCGTTCCGTCCTTTTCTTTCTTTTTGCTGAGATAAATGATCGTAGATGCTGCGTACTTGAGTCCGCTGCCTCCACCCATTTCCTTAGTTGGTACGTAAGATCCGATAACATCATAAGTGTGATTTGTAACGATCATTGGAATGTTTGCTTGTCCCAACTTCAGAGTAAGCATACGGAATGCACCCTTAATTAGTTGAGATTTAGTCATATCACGTACTTGCTTATCATTCAAAGCATCCGTGATTTCCTTGTCTGTTGAAAGCATACCTAGAGAGTCTAGCACAAACATACAAGGTTTACGATCTTCTACTGGTTTTTTAAGATAGATGTCAACTGCCTTCAGTGCTTTACCACGGAATTCTTCAACAGTGACAACATTAACAACAACCAGACGATTGGTATCAATTCCACGACTTTCTAGAAGAGATTTAGTGATAGCAGCCTCAGTATCAAAGTAGAGACAGTAACCATCGGGATTAGTATCAAGAAAGTTCTTAACCACGGCGAGAGAGAAAAAAGTCTTTCCAGTAGAAGACTCTCCAGCAATAGCAGTAATTTTATTCCCAGATACACCACCAAAAATACTACCTGAAACCAGTGCATTAAAAATGTATGAACCTGTATCAACATAAGTTTCAGTCTCTTCAATTTCAGATGCTAATTTAGTGTAATCCCCACCAATTTCTTTAACAATATCTTTAAGAAAGTCCATCAGGTATTCTCCTTTTTCTCTTTATTTAAATAGTTCATTTTATAGCACCAAAGTTTTTGGTATAGCGCAACGTCTCCACCTATTCTCAATGCACTAATAATTGCATTAAGTTCTTTTTCGTTAATCGGTAATTCCATTAAAAGAAGAATGATTCAAGGTTTACAGTTTTTTCAACTTTCCATCCAATTGCATCAAGAATGGACTTAATAGGTTCTACAAAACTCTTTTCAAATTGTAATTCATAGTCAATATATTTGTCAAGTCCAAGTTCTTTGGGAAACTCTTGAATGAAAGAAATAATATTTTCTTGAATAATATTAGGTTTTTTCAAATAAACAAATTTTATCTTTTCTCCATTATTAATAAGAGAATATTTATTTGTAAGATTTTTTTGCTTTACATAATGATTGAACAACAAAGCACCACGAACATGAATAGGGGTACCTTTTAGGTAGATATCTGATGAAGAACTATATTTTTTAACATCAGATACAGTTCTTGGAAATGCAATCTGTTCTGGTGGTAGTTTCCTAAAATCAGATCTAAATTTATCAATAAATTCAATTACATCATCCTCAGTGCCACTCATTAAAATCTCAAAAGATTTTTTAAGCATCTTACGGCATGGTGCGGGAGTAGAAGATTTGATTGCCTCAATACCTTTGATTTTAAGTTTAGGTTCCTCATAGCGAACACCCTCACTGTCCCACACACTCAGAATATATCGCTTCTTTGCAGTCCAAATACCACGTTCAGCAATACATTCACGCTTCATAAACATTTTTTGGTCGTAAGCATTTACATATTTCGCCAGTTCTTGGTAAGAACTTTCAATATACTTCTCAAATTCCACATTACAGACCTTATCAAGGAACGAAACAATGCTTTGAGTAGTTTTCTCTCTTCCTTTGAATACCTTTTTAACCAAAGGACCCATATTGACGTAAAGAGAATCAGTATCAGAAGCAATAACATAATCTACATCTCCACTTTTAAGTATTTTATTCAAATATGAATTCATTTTATTCATAATCCAGTTAATGGAAACCTGACCAGAAAGTGTAATTGCCTCAGCATTTGCTAGTTTGAAATAACGGAAATACTGATTGCCAATAGCACCATAAGCAGAGTTAAGTTGAATCTTCCTCGCCATTTGGATGTTGTTACAGCGAGCAATTTCTTTTTCCAACTCCTTTGTTTTTTTCTTTTCATATTCTTGCTCTGCCGCAAGCATTTTTTTCTTAAAAATTACACGTTCATTGTAAATCTTCTCCATTAACTCTGGAAGAAATCCACGAATATCCTTGCGATACATTGCACCATTGGCACAAACCGCATAATCCTTATACAGTTCAAATGTAAGTTCCTGATTTAGGATCTTATCTACAGTAACAGAGGGATGCTTTTCTTCTATAAGTGTCTCTGGTGAGATATTGTATTGCATAATCAAATGCGGATAGAGACTATTCAAGTCAAAAGAAACAACCCAATCATACATTCCAGGAATTGGTTCCTTTACATAAGCACCCTCATACTTAGAGTCTTTATCAGTTTTCTCTTTGGGTGGAATTACAATATTCCTCTTTTTTAGGTAGTTGTATATGATGATGTCCCACATCCGTACTTGAGAAAATACATCAGTGTAATTTACCTTGGCGTCATATGCCATAGTAAGTGCAAGTTCAATCAGTTTCATCTTGTCTTCCAGACGGTCAACAAGTTCTACGTCAATGATGTTATATTCTACAAACTTTTGCCAACCCTTGGTATAAAAATCTTTGAATGTCTCGAACTCTGAGTGATCCAGTTTTTGCTGCCCAAGTTCTACATTTACAATGTGATCTAGTCGGTAAGATTCCTGTGCCTTGTAAGTAAACTTCTTATAAAGATCAAGATAGTCTAACTGAGAAATACCACCAATGTCATAACTAATATGCTTACGTCCAGAAATATAAGTTTCAGTTTCTGTAACCAGTCCCCATGGAGACATTCGTTTCATTAATTTCTCACCTAAAATTCGATCTAAACGTCGAACAAGATATGGAATATCATAAAGTTTACTATTCCATCCAGTTACTACTTCGGGAATATTTTCCTCAACCATCCACCAATTAATAAAATCATATAACAGATCATATTCATTAGTAAATGACCTATAAATTACATCATTTCTGGTATTTTTATAGGGACCTAGACCCCAAGTGCGAATCTGTTTGGATGTATAATCTTGCAATGTAATAAGAAGAACTTCTTCTGCAGCATTTTCTACATCTGGGAACCCATTCTCAGAAGCAACCTCAATATCAATGGTAGTCAGTTTAATTTTACTAATATCAAATTTAATTTCGTCTTCCGGATATTTTTCTGAAATATATTGGTAGATATATTTTTCATTACCATATATTTTAAATCCCTCTACATTTTCATATTGTTTAATAAATTCCCTACAATCCCTAACAGATCCTGGTTGAACTTCTTGAACATAATCACCATCAAGGGTTTTGTACTTTGTTACTTTTTTAGAGGGGACAAAAAGAGTCGGAGAAAACTTTTCCCGTGTCATAAAATGTTTACCATTTTCATAACCACGAACAAGAAAATGATCCCCGACCATTTGAATATTAGTGTAAAATTTTAAAGACATCAGGTAGTTAATTCAAGATACTTTTCAACAATTTCTGGTTTTGGATCCACAATAGTAAGAATACTATCGGAATGAATCATTAATTCTCTCTGATCAGTTACTTCGGGCCAAGGAATAAGTTCACCTTGGTCATTAATCTGATATGGGTTAATTAACCTACAATCAGGTTCACCAAGTTCCGATCCAACCTCAATAATTTCTGTAATAATTACGTTATCAATCTTCAGTAAAAGACACTTGACTGTTTTGCTCATTTAATTTTTCCTCATACATTTCTTTAATCGTATCAACTGGTTCTACAATAGTAACAATCCAGTCTGGTGGTACTGGAATCTGTTTATCTTTTGCAAGAACAATCCAAGGAGAAATAGATACTTCCAAATCTCCAGAAGCATCATCATTTGATTCTACAAGAAGAATTGCCTTACGAACTTCTACCTTATGTGGATTTTCAAATAGATAACCACAAACTTTGTTATCGGAAATTAGTTCTTTAGCATCGGAAATTATAGTCTCACCAGACTTTAGTAGTGCAAGTTTAATAGACATTTTTTCTGTCACTCTCCAATGATTATAGCAAAAAAATAAGGGAGTGTCAAACTGGATTGTGCCAGTTCCTCCCTTTGCGGCAACGATATTTGAGGGTAGCCAATTCTATTTATTACTCACCATCAGAACCAGAGTCTGTATTTTTTGAGCAAACTCTTTTCTTTATCTGCTTATAATAAACAGTTCTACCATAACAATTTTCTTTTGTTGATAATGGTGGGTTTCCAAAATCTCCAACTTTTTCTTCAATAGTTTTCTGAAATTCCCGAAACGATTTCATAAACTTTCTTTTTCTGATGTTCTGGAATAATCTTATTTAGTTTTATGATAAGCATTCCATTTTCAAATTTTACATCAGAAATTTTTACATCATCAGAAAGAGTTCTACTCCAAGTAAATGCTCTTTTTGCAAGTCCTTTATGCAAATACTCATCAGTGTCGGAGGACTCAACTTTTTTAGATTCTACAAACAACTTATTGTTTTCAGTAGAAACTTCGATATCATCTTTCTTATATCCAGCAAGAGCAAACTCCAGTCTGAACTCCGTGCTGCTTTCCTTTACATAGTTATATGGTGGATAATTTGGAGAAGATTCATTTGCTGTTGCAAATCTCTGAATCCACTCATCCATTCCAATTCCCCATCTTGCAGAATCATTTAGTAGTTTATCAACATCAATAGCGTATTTTACAGTTGTTGTATGAAACATGGTTTTTCTCCTTAAGTAAGCGAGTTTGTAACTTAGGACCCCTAAGGCATCCGTAGCGTATGGGGGGTGCTAGCACCTCTCTCCCATCAATATTATATATCGAAGAATACAAAAAAGGGGAGTGTTGAACTCCCCACAAAATCATTCGGTTTCTTCTACCTTCTTTTTCTTTGCACCAATATTGTATTTGGTTTCAAGAGTCCATTCACCCTTGTCCTTATAAGACAATACTTTAATTTGATTTAAAGGAGCAATATCTTGAATTTTTGTCTCATCTACAACGGTAATCAATCCCCAATCTGCAAGAAGTTGCACAATACGATTTCTGCGCTGTACATCATTTACAGTTAGATTTGCATGTTTACCGTCAAGAGCAAAAAGTTCCTTAAAACTTACAATGAAATATCTACCTTGCTTATGCAAAATATGACAAGATTGGTATAGTTTCTTTTCTTTACGAGACGCGACTCCAATTCTAGTCAAAGTTTCACGAACCTTTAGAAAATCATCAGGTTCATTTAAAATAACTTCCACCATTTGATCAGGTGTCCAACTCACAACAGGTTCTTTAACAACGCTCATTTTTTTCCTCCAGTCTCAAATTTTGATTTAATAAAATTAAGTTGTTCTTTAGTAAGAATCCTCAAAGCGTTTTTTGCCTTTTCATTATTGTAACCATAATATCGTTTGACATATTCTAAGTCTTTGATTTCATCTTTACCGATCCAAGGAGAAAATCCCCTATTGATCCTCAGACTATTTATAAAAAAATCATATTGCATCTTTTTAGGAAGAAAATGATATTGATTTATTTCATTAACAAACATCAACCTGTCAATATATCCAGATAGGCACTTATTAATAATATATGGTGAATAATCCTTTTCTGCAGAAGGATCATTATCCATTAAATTTTCTTTTGTTTTGTTGATTGAATTTAACCAATCTTTTAACTCATAAGTCATCTGATAATCTCCAAATCATTCCCTTGTTTCCAAAGTTCAAGTTCAGTTCTTAAAGTACCTTCTGCCTTAAGTTTATCGTACCTCTTAGTAGACTTTTTTTTCCACCATGCAATAACCTCTTCTGGTTCATAACCAAATTTGGAAAGATAATACCTTTTCTTCTCAGTCAAAGATTTGGCATGTTCTATGCATAGATTAAATTCATTTAATTTCGGATGATTTTTTAAAGAGTTTCTAATAATGGAAATCATCTTAGTTTGAATCTTCAATTTTTTAGATGACTTATCAGCAGATATAAGTCTTTCTCCACCATTGGCATTATTATTAAACCACCAAAACATTTCCCTAAAATAATCATCATGAAAAAGAGGAAGAAAATTACTTTCAGTGTCCCCTATGTGTCGGATAAAAGGTTTAAGACCATCATACATGGATACCCCCTTTGTTGTACCGTATAATGAAGTTGTTTCAAAGTATTGAAGATCAGTTCCATACTTTCCATCAAATTGTCTTTTGAGTTCATTAGAAGATGCCAGTAGTGCAAGAAGTTTTCCACCAAGATAATTATATCCAAATGGTTGAACTGGGACAATGTTAAATCCCATAACAAAATTTTTATTAATTGTCGATAATTCAAGCACCTCACCAAAATAATCGTTCCTTGGTTTAGAGTTGATTGTTGGTGATCCAAATCTAATCACCCCGACAATTTTATTAGTATTATTCTCTACTACAATCCATTTTATTGTCCTACCAGGAATTGCTTCTTCAATAGGATTAGATGCAGTAGAGTTTAATATTTCAGAATAAAGTTCTTGATTATACTTACTCTTTGGTTTAGAACTAGTATCAACCTCATGTATGGAGAAGTCCATATCCATTGGATGAATATTAAAATCCGAAAAAATTTCATCTTCAGGTCCAAACAATTTACCTAAAGAGTTATCTAACCTACTCTTTTTTACAAATCTAAGATAATCATCAATACGATTAAATTTAGAATAGTATTGTATAAACTGATCTGCTGCCCAAATTGCATCTTCAATAGATAACATATCAACTAACTAAAAATTTCTTTTCATATTCTAGTAATTCTTGTGGAGTCACAATATAATTACTAACAGGATCTACTGGTTTATTATACCACTGTCTACCATAGTTTCTGGTAACAAGTTTAATGTCTAGATATTGATATTTTTTATCTGTCGGAACATATACCCGATACTTTCCTCCTCTGTTAGAAGTCAAGAGAGAAAGACTTTTATTTTGTTCTGATAAAATATCAATAGTTGTACATGCGGTTTTAAATATTTGCAAATATCTATCATAATCATTGACATAAATTTCATGATTATCCATTAGCATCTGATAGATAAATTGCGGGGAATAGCAGTGATCTTTACATATTACCCATTTTGGATCACTTTTCTTTTTCTCTAATGCTTTTTCAGTAATGAATCCAGAGGGAACTGAAAGAGAATGCACAAGATCATAAAAAGGGCGAGTGATAGATCTAACTGCATCGGTTTTATTTCTATTCTTTCTCCAAAAATCAAGAACCTCAAGATTTTTAAAATCTAAAAATGTTCTATAGCAATAAACCTCTAGACGAGATTCATTAGTAATAACTTCAATTTTCTTCATAATCAGGTTTGTTGTACTTCAAGTATTCATAAAAAGTCAGTTTCATCTCTTTTTGCGACATACCACAGTGCTTTGCTGCGGCAGGAAGAGTCATTTTTGCCCTAAAAAGTGCTTCATTTGCCTCCTTCACATTTTCGGGAGTAGTCTTTACTGATTCTTCCTTTAGATCCTTATAATTAATTTTGTATGGGTTCATTTAAAAGTACAATCACACATTATTTCAGTAAGACATGCCAGAAGATTAATTTCTTGGTCAGCAACAAAACTTGCCTGATATTGATACTTGGCAATTATGAGTACTGCAGAAGCAATGCCAGGACCATCTAAGTGCTCATATGCTGAATCATAGATACGACGCAAGATAATGTTAACATCATTGTCAAGGTTTGAACTAACCCATTTACGAACTTCTGGAAAATTTTTATCTTTAAGATGTTTAATTAGTTCATTTACTGTAACATCAGAAAATGATGCAAGAATACTACTATCGATTTCTCCATTAATAGAGTGTCTCTGAAGAACATTGAGTAATCTCCTAGTGTCAGGGAAATGACTCTTGATTAGTTCAACAATAACCTTTTTATCATACTTAATATTCTCTTGATCAAGAATATAGGATACTCTCTTGAAAGTATCCGCCATCATTTGTGGTTTTTGTTCCTTGGGAATTGGAGTGTACTTTAGAACAACACATCTTGACTGAATGGGTTCAATAATTTTATTCAAATTATTGCAAGTAAAAATAAAACAAACATTGTTGTGTAGTTGCTCAATCACACCACGAAGACAGAGCATTACATCATTAGTAGTACCATCAAACTCATCAAAAAATACAACCTTTTTCTTATCACTGAACATTGAAACTGTAGTTCCAAAGTTAATTACCTGATTTCTAATAGTGTCAAGGTATCTTCCTTCAGATGAACCATTAAGAAATAGTACATCTTGCTTTGTAATTTTGCACAGTGTTTTGATAGTTTGTGTTTTACCACATCCCTGAGAACCTTGAAGGATAAGATTCTGATTTAGTTGACCTTCTTTCACTGTGCTAAGGAAAAAATCCTTAACATCATTAGAAAGAATTAAGTCTTCTACTGTTTCTGGTGCCCATTTCTCAACCCACAGAAAAGGTTTGTTATCAGTAATTTGCATATCAAAAATTAAAAATCAAAAACAATATTTTTTCAAGACGTATGTAACTTTTTCTTCCTTATCCTCCATCCAATATGCTTCATGTTCAAAGTGCCTGTATTCTTTCCCATATTTGGAAACTAATTGATTAATCTCTAGTTCTTTATCTTTAGAGATTGGCATCTTAGAAATAGGAATTCCAAATTCTAAGATATTACCGAATGAATTTTTACATGATTGGGCAAAATGGACAGATTCGTGTAATAAGGTTTCATTTATTGTACTATGAATATCCATACTGACAGATTTGATTTTGTCAGTGCAGATATTCATAGTTTTACTTTTTGAATTATACCACCCAAAAATATCATGTTGTCTACAAATTGAACCGTTTTCTACAACGTTAATTTTTTTTGAGATTAATTGGTAGACCTCATAATTAATTGGAGTAAGATAAAGTAAAAACTCCATCATTCAAAAGTAGAGTCTGGTTCCATAGCAATGTAATACTGTACATTAGCATTAGTATTTGTGAACTGAGAAAGAAGTTTTTTTGATACTACTACATCGTAAGCACCGGAGATAATTTTACTGAGATTCTCAACTTTAAAGTTAAATGTAAACTCCTTGTCAGTTTCACCTACAATGATTGAATATTCATTAGAAGTGTCGGTTTTCTTATCCCGAACCACCAGTCTAATAACCCCAGCGTCACCGATAGCAGAAATATCAGGAAGTTGATAAACTGCTGCTGCCTTTACTAGTTTTTCTAGAGAACCATTTTCTAGTTGGAAACATACATCCTGGGAAGGAAGTTGAATTTCTTTTTCTGGTGGTGAAATAATCACATTGGGGTCTGCATAAAAATACTTTACCCTGCGCTTACCTTCACGAATAGTAATATAGTTATCTTCAGCAAAATCGAGATCAGGATCTTTATGAAGACTCAAACCATTCAAGAACTGGTTTAGATCATAAATTGCAAATTCCCTAGGAAATAACTCACTAATTTCTGCTTCTGCGAGAATATTCTTAGCAATAGAAATAGTGCGAAGTTTATTACCCTGTTTTACAAGAATTGATTGATTAATTCCAGCAAAGTTCTTGAGAATGGTAAGAGTGTTATCAGATAGTTTCATAGTTTCGTATTAAAATTTTATAATCAGCGGAATTCGGTCAGACCATTATCTTTGCGCGAATAATGACCATCGAAGTGAAGCAGAAGCATTGCGTAGTGAATCACTTTAAGAAGATCGCGCTTGTTGCGTCCATCCTTATCACCATATCGAGAACCATACTTAAGGATGTTTGCCTGACAAAAACCAGGAGCAAGGTCTTTTGCTGCCATCAGGTCAATTGTCTGAATGTCATTGTAACTTTCATTGTGACCACAGTAGTGACTACCATAAGTACTGGTCACATAGTCCTCAATATCCTTGAGGATTTTGTCTTCGTTGTATTTCCAGAGATGATTTTTAATTTCGCTCATTTTAGGATTGTTAATCAAGAATTCTAGATCGCTATGTCCCCAAGGGGTCATACTTTCGTTAACGGTGGTTTTTTCAATGTTAATCTTATCATCACTACCAATAGAAAATTTGTATACATTGGTAATGTTTCTTTCTTCTTCAGGTCCAAACATAATTAGGGGAGGAAGTCATAATTAACCTCCCCCAATTATATCAGAATGGTTTAGCGAAGTCAACAGGCGTAGTTGCAGGTTCCACCGATTCGGTACTAGGCATCTGGAAATCCACATCCACCTTGTCATACAGTTCCAGGAAGGACTGTTTGGTTTCGTCGTCAAAGCGATTCACACAAACCTGAATTGCTTTTGCCTTATCGTTGAAGATACTGTAGGCACGAATGATGTGAACCAGACGACGAGTGCTGATGATTTCCTCAATACCACCATCGTAGAAGGTCTTGCGGATGATGTCTGCCCAATCAACCAGACGCTTACAGAAGTTGCGGTCTTCTACACCAAGGTCCAGAGCAACTCCCTCAAGAATCTTCTGTTCCGCAGAAGGGGCAGGATAGGACTGCTCAAAGGTCACAGGGAAACGCTCAAGGAATGCTTCGTTGAGAACGTTAGTACCAATGAAACGACCATCATCAGAACCCTTACCCTTAGTGTTTGCGGTGGCAACTACGTTGAAACCAGGGGCAGGTTTCACAAAACGACCGATTTTCTTGAGGAACACACCCTTGCCTTCAAGGATGGATTGGAGACACAGAATCTTGTTAGAGGCAAGGTCAATCTCGTCAAGAAGCAGAATAGCACCACGCTCAAGTGCTTCAATCACGGGACCGTTATGCCAGGCAGTTTCACCATTCACCAGACGGAAACCGCCAATCAGGTCATCCTCATCAGTCTCGATGGTGATGTTCACACGAATCAGTTCACGCTTCAGTTGAGCACACGCTTGTTCAACAGCGAACGTTTTACCGTTACCCGAAAGACCCGTAATGAACGTAGGATAGAAGAGACGGGACTGAATAATTTTTTTGATATCGTTAAAATTACCAAACTTGACGAAGGTATCATCTTTTGTAGGGATCAGATTTTGCTCAAAAGCGGGCATAGCAGGAGGTGCTTGGAAAGTACGCTCAATTTCTTCCACTACGTCCTGGGTCACTTCCAGATTCCAGCGACCACGATTGGTTTTATATTTTTCAAGGCGACGAGTAACAGTGGGATAAGAAAGGTTGTTAGCAGCACAGAAACCTTTGATATCACCAGAAGTGATTTCAGTACCAAAACTTTGCTTCAGATTATCGATGAGTTGTTGTTCAGTCATTTTTTGGCGAGGCATAATGAAGGGTGTTGTTGTTTTCAACTGAAGTAATTATAACAGGATGGTGGGGAGCGGGATGCTCCCCGTGGACGGTTTGGAAAGTGGATCAGGCAACCAACTCCACAAATTCCCCAAGAACTTTTTTGTTCATCTTTTTGCCCTTTAGGGATTTCACAAATGCGGATTTGATTTGAGATTTGCTTGCATCATCAGATACAGAGAATTCTGCATCATTAGACAAAGCACTTGCGGAAATACCAAAGTAGGTATGATACCCAGAACTCTTGATGGAGAAAGTCTTCTCTTTCCTCCAAGAGTTCATTACACGGTCATAGTCATCACCATAATATCCACAATAACGGCGAATGAAACTACCAGAATCACGAGACTCCAGAACTCGCATACCGATAAAGTTCACGGTAGGAAACTTATCGCGGAGATTGCGGAGAAGAACATCAGTAAAACCGTGATACTCACAGTCCAGAGAGTAGGTGTTTCCAGTCTTTCGGTCACGGAGGAATGTGGTTGATGGGTTGTAGTGAACCGTACCGATATAAGGTTCCTTCTCCCAACGTCGTTGGACTTCCTTGTGAACCTTTAGTTGTGATGCCTCACCATCGGTAAGAACCACACACTGAACCTTCTGGAGTTTATTCTCCTTCTGGAATTGTGGAAGAATTTCGTGAAGAGTAATCAGTGCTTCATTCAGAGGAGTGCCAGAAAGACTCCACCCAATAGGAACACTATAACGCACCCTGTATTGGGCATTATACCCAAAACACTTAGCAATACGATACATATTCATCATCTGTTTTTCAAGGGTCGAACTGTTCACTTTGCTGGTGAGCATATTCATCATAGAGAACCAGGGACCAACCTCCAGAAGACCATCTTTCTTCACATAGTAATCTTCGGGCATAATTGCCTTACCGTTTTCATCATAACGAACACGGGGATAATCTGTGGTGAATGCATAAACCTCAAAAGGAATACTGACTTTCTTACAGAACCAAATAAGGTTGAAGAGTTGCTTGATGGTATCAAGCATCACATCCTGCATAGAACCAGACCAGTCAAGAATAAAGATAAGACCGTGATTCTTACCGTTGGCAAGAGTGGTTACTTTCTTGAAAAGGTCTTCATTGTACTTATAGGTATGAAGTTTGGAGCAATCAAGAATACCAGTACGGGCAGTAGAAGCACGGGCATAAGAGTCTGCTGCCTTACGGCACTCAAACTCTTTCACCAGATAGTTCACTTCCTTCTGGGCAGAACGCTTGAATTCTCGGTACTCTTTATCAACCTCACCAAAGATTTCATCCTTACTATACCCACATCCTTCAAGATAGGATGCCCAAGAATCATCACATGCTTTGTGAATCTCGGTATTTGAATTGATTACTCGGTTCAGATTCACCTTAGGAATCTCAACATAAGTATTCTCATATCCATTACTATTCATAAGTTCCTTGAGTGCTTCCTCAAGGGACTTGACAGTTTTTACATCGGGTTCTTCTGGTTCAGAAGGTCCACCATTAGTAACAGAATCCTGAAGGTCTGAGGGTTTCTTCTGATTGCTACTTTCACCAGAATTATCTGGGGTAGATTTTTCGTTACCCTGACTCTCATCCTGGTCATTCTCACCTTCCTCCTGGTCTGCAAAATCGGATGCAGAAGAACTACCAGAACCACTAGTTTGGTTCTCGTGAGAATCCCAATCAATCTTGGTTTGTTCTTCCTTTTTGTTCTTACAATACTTGTAGAGAACTTCTGCAGCATCTAGGGCATCTGCAAAAGTTTCGGTTGCAGCAATTTGGTCAATAATTTCCCGCTCCTCATCGGTGAATTGGAGATTCAGATGAGTACCAATTTTGAAATATAGGTTTGCACGGTCGGCAAGATTATAGGTGTTCAGGTCATCATCACCAATCTGGAAGAAATCCTGTTCAGCAAGTTCTTTGTAACCACCAAAGAAAGTCTTACCCAGACCAGCATAACGACGCTTCATCAGACGCTCAATACGAGCATCCTCAACCACATTGACGAACTGAGGAGGAATCTTACGCTCCTTCAACCAATCCTCATCGGGAGTGTAAAGTGCGTGACCCACTTCGTGACCCACCAGAAGGTCATACACGGTCCCACTCGCCTTCTCCCACATAGGAAGAGTCAGAACGCGAGTATGGACGTTGAAGCAGGCAGTCTGAACCTTCTTATGCTCAACCACAAGGTCTTCAGTGGCAAGCAGTTTTGCGAGTTGAGACTTGATTTCGTGATTGACGGGCATTTGTTTTTCTCAGTTGCCACTATCATACAAAAAAAGAGGGTGGTTAGACCCTCTCTTGTGCCAGTTTGGAAAGTGGTTCAAATCAATCAAGTTTGTCCAGATTTGTTTCAAAGATATTATTAATCCAATTACCACCCATTGCATCCATAATTGCCTCTGCAGACTTTTTATCAGAAGCAAAACCTTCACTTAAAAGATAATCAGTAATTAGATTTTCTGCCATTTTTGTAGTATATTCTTTACCAGCATATTTAAATGTCTTATCTCCACGCTTTCTATAAAATCTAAATGCATCCTCAAATGTAGATCCAATTTTAGCAGGACCTACTTTTGCACGACTACGAATCCTACCGCTAGGATCCATTGTGTTGTATACATTAGTTTTTATATTCTTTGGTTTTTCCTCTTTTGGTTCCTGTGATCCAGCAATTCCAGCACCAACGAGACCTGCTCCTGCTGCAATAGGTCCAATTTTACTACCTTTTGGTTTTTTAATTGGAGGTTCTTTACCAGTTGTAGCATACTTTTCCATTCCTGGATATCTCATATTACCACCTTTTTCCGCAGGTGATAAAGTTGCCCTTACAGTGTGTGTTAAACCACTACCAGTTCCACCTTTTCCAGTTGAAGGTTCGGAGGATTTTTTATTCTTTTTAGTGGATGATGTTGAAGAACTGCCAGGAGGTAAAGCAATATCTCTTTGTGCTTGTCCAGGAAGTTGTTGTGGTTTAGGTGCAGTTGCTCCTTTATTCAATTCTGGTTTTGGTGATTTAGCAGTAGGAACTAATTTTCCTCCAGGTTGTGCAGGTGTTGGAGATGATTTAGGAAGTGCCTCAGGTTTGAATGTAGGTTTGGATGATGTTTTTCCTGCAGATGGGAGTGCTTTAGGAGTTGGAGAACCTGGTAATACTCTATTTGGAAGTTTACTAGAAGGACCTTCTTTTGGAAGACCACGTTGTGCTTGAGGTTTTTTAGGGAATTGCTTCCAAGGATCTGCTGCAGAACCTTTTGGCATTCTTCCCGCTGTCTTAGAAACTGTCTTAGAGACTGTAGGTGCAGATTTTTGCCCAACATTACCAACAGTTCTAACGATTGGTTGTGAGAACTGTTTTAAAACGTTGGTTGCCGGTTTTAGTCCAGCCATGTGTCCCATTCCCAATGCCAATGTTGTTGCTAGTGTATCAGTTACACCTCTTTTTGCAACATAAGAAGGGGTCATTCCTCCAGATTTTGGAGTTGATGGTTTTGGTGAAGATGCTGCTTGAGATGCTTTTTTCTGAGCAAGCATATCAGCATACTTATTCGCTCTTTCTGGTGCGGGTGGTTTTCTTTCTGCTCTCGCTTGTCTAATTGCTCTAGTTTGGGTTTCAAATGCTGGTTTGTTAACCTTACTTAACTGTTTTCCGGTAGAACTAAATCCACCTGGGGTATAACCTTGCTTAACTAGAGTTTTTGCAGGTAGTCCTCTAACTGCAGGTGTTGCTTTCTTAAGAAGACCACCAGCAGCTTTTAATCCTGCCTTAACTAAAGATAATTTTACTTCAGTAATATATGATTCTTCTAGCAACTGTTCTTCATCATAATATTCCAATACATCTTCAACAAATGTTAGTGCAAGATCATTCTCAATAATTAGATCTGCAAAATACTCAGATTCTTCTACAGATTCAAAAATATTATTACTATCACAGAAATTTACAATATCTACGAAAAGAGATTCTTCTACATTATAAACATTATTATATGCTTCTTGGAGATCCCTAAGGTGAAATGCTTCCATTTTTTAAAAATAATTTTTTAGTTATTTATAAAAAAGAAGCACCCCTTTCGGAGTGCTTTTTCTTGAGTGCTTGGCGTCGTGCCTTTGCTTGTCGGAGTGCTTGCGGTTTGAGTTTTCGCTTCTGCTCTTTTTTAGAATGGTGATAGCGGTTAGGGACTATCATAATTTTGATGTAGTAGAGGAAATCTATTATAGAATAACACTATTTATTTGTCAAGTGTCCATAATATCCCATTTTTTTCATTAAAGCAACCGCTTCATCATACTTATCAGGTTTCACTGCTATGTAAAGATGTTTTCCAATTTTATCCCTATTATTATCAGATACACTTCCTATCTGCAGATGGTTTGGATTTACACAAAGTTTATTATCACATATATGTCTAATAACTTTTCCCTTTGGAATAATTCCTTTATGAAGTTCATAAGATACTCTGTGTGCCTTTTTTTGTTTATAATTATCTCGTATTACTCCATATTTTTTATTAACAACTCCACAGATAGTTCCAGTCCATTCCCAACAATCATCACCTTTTTTTACATTTTTCCAAAACCTTTCTTCTAAAGTTCCCTGATAGTTTCCACCAACGTGATTATTATGAACTCCTTTAGGCATTTTTTAGTAGCAGTTATACTTATTTATAAAAATAACACTTCTACTAAAAATATTACAATTCAGTTTTATAGGAAAAACCAGATTTTTTTTCAAATTTTACTGTGCGATCAAATTTATCCTGAAGATCTGATTTATGAGAAATTACAAATACATTAGTATCTTTAACAACATATCTAATAATTTTTAAGAATTCATCTGCACCAAATCCATCAAGTGATCCATCAAAAACTTCATCAAATATAAGGATATTGCAATTTACGGAATTTTTGACTCTCGCCACTTCACGCCAAGCAAACAACAAACTCAAATCAATTCTTGCTTTTTCACCTTCACTGAAAGAACTATAAGAAAAGTCTTCGTGAATGGGTGATTTTACAGTCTCGTTGAATTCTTCATCTAGGTGGAAATTGATATAAAAATCCATCATTTGAAGATAACGATTTACCTGCTGATTTATGAACGGAAGATACTTTTTGATAATCTTCGTTTTTACACCATCATCCTTGAGTAGGGAATAGGCAAAATCGTAATAGACGATTTCTTCTTTTTTCTTTGAGAGGTCTTCTATTGTATTCTGGAGATTTGTTTTAAATTCCTCTAACTTGTCGTGCTCAATATTTCTATTTTCAAGTTGTTCGGCAATAGTTTGAATTTCAGATTCAAGATCTCGAATTTGTCTTTGGTTGAGTGAAATCCGAGTATTGTTTTGAGAAATCTCATGATTGAGTTTAGTAATCTCCTTAGATATTTCTAGAAATTGACGCTCTCGTTCTTGTTCTAATTTTATAGTCTCCTCAAGTTCTTGAAAACCTTTTTGGAGTTCCTTTGCCTTATTTTGAGCGTCGGCAATTCTATCTAGGCGAAATCTTTCATCAATGTCTTGAGTACAGGTTGGGCAAACCGTATTTTCGTTAAAAAACTTATGCTCTTTAGTAATGACAGATACTTTCTGAGATAATTTACCCCTGAGATTATTAAGTTTTACTAACTTTTCTCCAGCACCAATAAGATCCTCTTGTAGTTGAGACTTATTAGAAATTTCTACCTCTACTTCTGAGTTATGAGACATATGCTCACTAATCTCATCAGTCAACTTTAAAATTTTCTTCTTATTCGCTTTTATATTAGCGTTTCCACGATTCTCAAGTTCCTCAATAAAGTTCTCTTGCATTCTCATTTTTTCTTTGAGATTTTCCCTAAGAACTTCAAGAGATTTGATTTGGTCTTTTTGAGATCTGATCTTATCCTTTACTAAGGAATTCATCGCAGAAAAAATGCGAATATCCAAGAGATCTTCAATTACTTCTCTGCGATTTGCAGTTGTCAACTGCATAAATGGAACGAAGGTACTGGAACCAAGAATTACAATTTGAGTAAAGGACTTATAATTTACCTTTAGAATACTTTCCTCAAGAATCTTTTGATTGGCGCGATCATCCGCTTCTTTATGAAGGAGAGAACCATTAACTTCGATGTCGAAAACATTTGGTTTAATGCCACGACGAACAAGATACTCTCTACTGTTGATAGAAAATTCAATCTCAACGAGACAATCCTTTTCATTTGTCGTATTTACTAATTGGGGTTTATTGATTTTGCGGAAAGGTTTATTGAATAGTACAAATGTAAGAGCATCAAGAACTGTAGATTTACCTGCACCGTTTGTTCCTATGATTAAATTTGTCTGATTTTTCTGAAAATCAATTTCCGTCCAATTGTTTCCCGTACTTAGAAAATTTTTCCATCGAATTTTTTTAAATGTTATCATTTTTGGGAGGAATTACGATATCGTCTGGTGTAATCACGGCATACTTGTAATTATACAGTTTACAAGTCTTTATGGCAAGTTCATCATCAACTTCAACCACATCCATTTCTTGGTCTTCCTGTTCTTCAACCATTTGGGCATATCTAATGGCATCATCCTCCTCTTCAAAAAGAAATAATACCTTATGCCCATATTGATCTTGAACGGCATAGGCACCGTCATCTTTTCTATCTTTAAGAGTGAGAAGAAACATTTTATTCTACTTCGCAAGCTTGTTGATATAAATCTTTGAAAATTCCTTTGATAATATTTTTATCATAATTAAATTCAGACTCTTCAATATAGCGATTCAATATTGAAAGGGTGTTTTCGTCCTCATCTACTACAAAATCTTCACTTTCCTGGATATCAAAATTCTCTACGATTTTGAGTTCATGAACTCCAGAATTGTATAGTTTATCAATAAACTTTTCAAAATCTTTAGGATTTGATTTTTTTCTAACAATAACTTTTACAATTTTGTTCTCGTATTCTGAAGTATTGAAAAGTTTGTGGTTGGTATCCTCATAATAGATGTTATGGAATAATTTATAAGGATTATCAATTGGGGTGTGTTCTAGGGTTTCAGTATCAAAGATGTGAAATCCACGAGTATCATTCACATCATTCCAATACATTTCATATGGATTACCTAGGTAGAAGACCGTTCCATTGTCTGATCTAGTGTGATAGTGTCCCGAGTAGACACGCTCGAACTTCTCAAATAATTCGCTACCCAAACCATGCTCCATGACGAGGTTTTTATTAACTCTAAATCCATGGAGTTCAAGGTGCCCCATCGCACACTTGCAAGATGTCTTTTGAATAAGTTTGAGAGTTTTTTCCTCATTTTGTTGATTAATCCAGGGTAAGAATAGAATACTGAGTCCTTTTATATTAACTTCTGTTGGTTCGCTATAAGTTCTAATATTAGAATAAGTTTGGAGAAGAAGTTCTGGAGAATTTACATTATTGGTATTCTTGTAATAAGTGTCATGATTGCCAATAATCATATGAACTTCATATTTTTTGAGTGGATCAAATACTACACGCTTTGCCCACTCAAGACTTTGATAATCAATTGATTTGCGACTATCAAAAGCATCTCCCATATGAATTACTGCTTCCACTCCGTACTCTTCCAATTTGGGGAAAAAAACATTTTTATAAAAAAGTTCAAAGTAATCGTGAAGATGTTTTGAACCTTTTTTCGCACCGTAATGGGTGTCACAAATTAAACCCACCTTCACTTTTGCTGCCTCCTACTATTTTCTTTTGCAGTTTTCATAAGATGCTCTTCATGAGTAATGATTTGGAGATTATCTGGGTGATGTAGTCCACCCTCAAACAACGGAATGATATGGTCTACATCATACTGCACTCCAGTGGTAAAAGTCAAGTGCTGTGCTTCTTGATATATTTCTTGTATTTCTCTCAATTCATTTTCAGTAATTTCAATTGGAATACCTTGTTTCAATCTAGCATGTCTTCTTCTTTGTTTTTCACAACCTACTGCTTTACCTCTTTCAGATTTAGCATATTTTCTTTTGATAGAATTAACTAATTCTCTATTATTTTCACAATATTGTTGTTTCTTTTCTTTCGTCCTATAAGGTTTCATCAACTTTTCATTATTAAGTTTTTCTAAACCTTTCAATATAGCACAAGGAGCGCAATTATAACTACTAACATATTTTTCATAACTGCCACAATATTTACAAGCGGTGGAACCGATATAAGTTTTTTTACCTTCTGCTATTGCTTGCAATCTATTTTGTCTTCCAACACCACTATATTGATTAGGCATATTGCTCCAAAATGTTATTGCTATTTATACATTATGGTGCTTCATCTGTTTTGGGAACGATAAGATACATTATCCTTGATCGTATTATAGTCGGAACTGCTCCCAGAAAGCAAACTGTCATCGACCATCATAACTTCATCGAATCCAGTTCTTTCAATAATTTTAGTTTTAATATCTAATTGTTTCTTTTCTCTTTGAATTCTCCTCAAGAATGCATAATGAATAATCTGAGTAAAATATGCAAAAGGATTTTTAGATTTTTCTGGATCAAAATTGTGAATGTACTGAACACAGTTTTCAATACCATCAGAAATCATATCATCCCTAAACATGTAATTAACAAAGTTTGGTTTATATGATAAATGAGTGGCAATCTTTAAAAAGCATTCTCCCAAATAATTAGGAATTTTTGGTTTACCTTCCCAATAACCAGATTTTGGTGGATACTTATCATGCTTTTCAAAGTATAATTGTTCTGCCTTAGCAACTTTGGTTCGATAAACTATAAGTGCTTCCAACAATTCTTTATTATTTACATAATGTTCTGGTTTTTTCTTGGGCATGGCATTGTTCTCAAATAATACATGTTGATGATATTATACCACATCTTTAGGGGGCTTGACAAGGTATCAAAATGTGTGTAGACTACCTTTGTCCCGGTTGAAGATAAGTACTAAGAAGCTTTTAAATTTTAAAGTACTTAAAGATACTTAAGAGAAAATAATATTAAAAAATACCTTAAAGATCATCGGTAGAATCCACTTGAAGATCTTTAAATAATCTTTCTAGTCTTTTTCTAGCATCCTTTACTGATGATAGATATCCCATTTTCTTAGATGGTTTAATCATTCCACTCTCCATAGATGATATACCATCATCATCCATCATTAAGTAATTTTGATAAACATCTATTAGTTTTTCATCATTACTTTCAGTCATAGTTATAACTTTATCAAGTTTAATCATAAAGAAATCATCATTAGATAATTCCATCCATGGTTTTATCTTGACATATTGAGATCTGTTGTTATGAAGTATTTTAATTACAACAGGATTCTGGAGAACAATTATAGGATCTCCATCATTTTCATCTATCATGATGAGTGAGAAAATCTCTTCTCCAGATACCAGTTTTAATACACAGTAAAACTCTTCTCCCATTAGTCTTTAATTGGTATAGTTACAATTTCATAATTAAAATTCTCTTCAGAATAGATTTTAATTCTTTCTATAAGATGATTTAATGTATAATTTTTTCTAGCCTTATAACTGATGTCATCGGCAATGTCATATAATGTTGCTTTGGTTTTGTTATTTCCTTTTCTTAACACTCTGCCGATAGATTGTAGATTTCTAATTCTAGATTTGGATGGAGAAGCAAAAATTACGTTATGAAGATTTTTGATGTTAATTCCAGTACTGAAAGTACCGTAAGAAGCAACAATAATCGCATTATTTTCCCTTTCAGTAATTTCTCTTACTTTTTCTCTATCTTCAACATCAACACCACCATGTACCAGAAATACATGACGATCATCAGTCTTGCTGTTATTTATTAAATCGTAAAGAGGTTTACCGTGACCTTCTACCCTTGAAAAAAGAATAAGACTATTACCCTTCAAATCTAAGGCAAGGTTTTTGATAAAGTTATTTCTTTTTTCGTGATTAATAATATACTGCACTTCATCTTCAAAAGTTTCAAACTTATTTGGTTTATGCTTTAGGAGTAGAACTTTAATGTCCAATTGTGCAACATGACCCTTTTGCATAAGTTCATCGGTTCTTATGATTTTATAAGAGGGACCAAATAAACCTTCTAAGACCCACTTATGTGTTTGGGATCCATCTAGTGTTCCAGTAAATCCAAAACGATATTTTGCATCAAAAAGTTTTGTCATTATAGATACTAATGACTTGGATTTAAAATTGTGTGCCTCATCACCAATAACCACATTAAATCTGGAGAAATACTGTTTTGGCAGTTTATAAATGGATTGCCATGTAGTGATTATGACTTGGGAATCAGTTTCTCTTTCTTTTCCCGCATAGATTTTGTGGCAGTATGAACCAACATCCCATCCATAATCTGCAAAATCTTTATACATTTGTTCTACAAGGGAAGTCGTTGGAACAACTACAAGAATATTTTGCTCTTTCTCAACGTAATATCTTGTTATCGAATAGATCATCAACGACTTTCCAGAAGCAGTTGGAGATATCAATAATTTGCGATTATGTCTTAAGGCGTCGTATACTCCCTCAATTTGGTAATCGCGGGGAGAATGTTTACTGATAGCAGTCATATAATCTTTTACACCTTCTTTTGAAATCATCTCATTGACTTCAAAAGGAAGACCATAATACTTATTGTCTTTGAAATCGTAAGTATAATTATGGTCTTTGCAAAATTTGATTATTTTGTCTAATAACCCAGCATAAATTTCTCCAGTGTTTACATTAAACAAGTAGATAAATCCATCCCACCACTTGTTTTTGTACGCTGGAGAAAATTTTGCGTTTGGAACTTCAAACTGAAATGCGTCACGAAGTTCATAATATACATGAGGTTCAGATTCTATGTGGAGATAAACCTCATTCTTTTTTGATATAACCAAATGCGACATTCATATTATTATCAGTTACAAATATTTATTTGGTCAATTATATCCTGCAGTAAACTTCATGAATTCAATCGCATTTTTAATTTGAAAAGTTCTATTAGAAATAGTTTTAATTATCTCCTCAAGAAACCTTAGCATTACATCATAATATTTTACCTTTAATTCAAGTTTACTTAGTCTCTCATCGGCGTCCATATGCCTCTGTATGGCGTCCTTTTCTCTTACCTTATACGGAAATGGTTCCTCTACGTAAACCTCTGCTGGCGCCTTTCCTGTGTAGTAATTATACCGTTCTAACTTAACTCTTTTATATGATTCAGTAGCCTTTTCTCTGAGAAGTGTTATTGTATTGTATATTGTATAATATTTGGAATGAAGTTGTGGAATTTTTAAAGATTCATCGTGCAAATTGTCAGGATCGATGACAGAATCTCTCTGCCACATTTCCTGAATTTCATCAAGATTCATAAAGGTTTGCCGTTAGTGTCTAGTATATTGTAAATAGTATACTTGAAAGTTGCATCCGCTGTAAAGTACTGGACATCTGGTTGTGTCGCATTAAAATCTAAAGATGATAATGATGTAGGATATAAATCTTTAAATTTTACAATAGCGGTAGTTTTGTAATTGCTATTTAATATGTAAAGACTCCCATCACTGAACGCTCTTTTAGGATCATATGGTTGAAGAGTGTCATCTGGATCAGAAATAAGATCTCTATAATTTTGTGCAGATTCTGGAAAACCAAGACCAGTTATCCAATTGTGGACGGCCATATAATTTTCCATGTTCTCATCGACCATGAATCTAATACTCAGATCTCCATAAGTGATCTTATCTCCAGGTACATCAATATCTTTCAAATAGTTTGGTTGCAATTCAGTACCAAGTACGATTTCTGGAATTTTTGCAGAATTAGAAAAGAAAGATATCTTGGGATCTTTTGCAATAGTAAATTTAAATCCTATTGGGGATAAAAAATTTCTATTTGTAATTTGACCTGGAAATGAACAAGGATTTGCCATTATTTCATAGGAATATTAGTTGGTTCTAATTTAAATGTCATCTGACGGACACCTTTTGATCCGGGTCCAATTTGTCCTTTTCTAGATTTATTTAAATTCTCTTGGGATTTTTTATCTAGAGGAATTACATTCCTAGAAAGATCTTCTTTAAATTCTTGAAATGATTTCATTTTTATTTTTATTTAGATAAAAAAAGACCCCCTCGAAAGGGGGTCTGGTCCTTGTGAAGCAATGCTCACATTAGGTTTGCAACCTTTACTCTTCTGTAGTAAACGTTGGCGTTGGTGGTTAGAGCACCTTGACCTTGTGCAGCGCCTTCTGCGAATGGGTTTGCAACTAGACCATATCTGGTCTTAAATCCAATCTTAGGCTGGAAGCTGTTCTCACCAACCGCACGTACCATCTGTAGAGGTACATATGGGCAGTAGAATAGACCTGCGTCATAAGGTGAAGAACCCTTATAACCAACAACGTAGAACTGGTTAGCAGATACGTTAGCAGAATAAGGATCGATATAAACCTTATACTTGCCCTGAAGAACACCTGCGAAGGTGTTACCAGTGTCATCTACCTGGAGGTTTGCGTTGAGTGCAGGGGTGTAATCAAGAACACCTGCCATGGTGAGTGCAGAAGCAACGTCAGCAGAGCAGAGGATCATGTTACCCTTTCCTCTACGAGTTTGCTGTGCGATAGCGTTAGCATCGCGCTCGATTTGGAAGATTAGACCCTTGAACTTCTCAACAGACCAACGACCGTTGGAGTCAACGTCGAGGTCGAAAGTACCAGCGGTAGCGGTATTTACTTGAGCACCAGGCTTAGCAACCTTGTAGATGGTACGGATGATTTCGCGGTTGATCTCAGCAAGAATCTCAGTTGAGAGAATGTTTGCGAGTTCCGCTTCAGCATTCAGACCGTGGATTGCCTTGAGGTCCTGAGCAAGCTCAAGTGAGTACTCAGCCTTTAGGGCACGTGACTTGGCGGTAACGGTGACTTTCTCGATTGAGAATGCCATCTGGTTGAATGCACCAGATCCACTACCATCAAGACCTTCTGCGTCAGCAGTATTCATGCCTTCACCAGCATTATATGCTAGTTGATTTGCAGCAGAAGCATCTAGGATAGATGGGTTAGTACCACCTTGGGCGGTTGTACCCATACCAACAGCAGCATTGGTGAATCCTGCGGTTAGGGTGCGGCCAGCGTTTTGACCAGAGAATGCGGAATCTACTTCGTTGTAGAAGGTCTCATTTCCGCTCTGGTTGTCGTAACGTGAGCGCATTGCGAAGATTAGTCCAGTAGGACCGTTCATTGGTTGAACGCCACACAGATCGTAAGCGATCAGGTTAGGCATTGAACGACGAATAAGGCTGATTAGAACAGGATCGAAACCTGCAGTAGGACCAGCGTTGAAACCTTGAGCACTACCACCGAAACCAGCAGCACCTGCAGTTGAAGCAGTGAAGTTGGTTGGGGTCTCATAGAGGAACTCGCGGGCTTCGCGTAGTTCTCTCTCTTGGTTTTCGAGCAGGATAGCGGTTACAGATCTACGGTGTGAATCTTTGATCTGATCTAGTCCTTGATAGTCAAGGATAGGAGCCCACTTCTCCTGCAGGTATTCGGTATTGAACATCTGCATTTTTGTTTACCTCTTTAAAAAAGTTTTAGTTTGACTTTATGATATATAAATCACTTTTTGGCGACTCTGCCAAGAGTCTGAAGATATGCTTCCATCATTGGTGATACTGATTCTTGATAAGAATCATTACCTATAGTTGCTTCTTCGGATAAATTCTCAGAGTCATCTCTTTGAGTACCAGTATTTGCTGGGAAGTATGATTCCCTTAGAGTTACTAGTTTCTCACGATAGTTCTCTTCACAATCAAACTCAACATTTTCCGCAAGAGAAGCGAGTTTGTCTTTCTGAGAAAGTGCTAGACCCTCAGCGACATCTGCAAAAATTACATCAGCAACTGACTCTGCTAATCTTCTATTTAGAGCAACATTTCTTTCGATTTGCTCGTTGAGTTTTTCTTCCATTTCATCAAGTTTATCTACCATACTCTCGATTACATCATATCTATCTTCAGGGATTGAAACATAATGATCTTCAAAAAGACTCTTCATTCCTTGTAGGAATGATTCGGTCATTTCGGTCTTAAGACCGTGCTCAACTGCGAGTGCATTTTCAGAAATCCACTCATCAGCAACATACTCAAGATAAGCATCTACACGCTCAGTGAGTTCTTGCTTAATGAACTCAACTTCTTCGACAAGTGCTTGCTCATAGGTCTCTTGAAGTTGCTCTTTGATTTCAACAACTTTTGACTTAATAGCAGCTTCGAAAATAGTGCGTGCTTTTTCTTGGAATTCTTCAGAAAGTTCTTCACCAGCAAGAAGAGCATTAACATCTTCTTCGATGGAGAATTCTTCTTCAACTTTTTCTTCTTTATCTTTTTTAGAAGACTTTTTCTTATCTTCTTCTTCCTCGTCTTCCTCTTCATCTTCTTCATTATGAGAAGCTTCGGAAACCACTTCTTCGCCGTCTTCTAGTTCTTCTTCATCAACTACAAGATCTTCACCCTCTTCTTCAGTTTCTTCTTTAACTGCAGCGGCTTTGGCATTTACTACATCTCTAACTTGTGCTAAAGTTGCAGCAGGATCTTTTAGTTTTGCGGAATCATCATCTGGACGATAATTTTCTGGAGTAGGTCCACCTAGATCTTCCCAAGCACCAGTTTGACCGGGAGTTGCAACTCCTGATGCATTACCTGATTTGATTGGTTCGGCAGGTGCAGCCCCTTTGGTTACTACGTTTTCCATTTCTTGTAAATTTCTACCAACGGACATTTTAGATTGATTGTGTTATAATCTATATTTATTTATAATTTAAAGATTTGAAAGAAATTCTTGGAACAATTCAACCTTATGTTCCTGTAGTTTTCTTTCATCTACTAGAGTATTAATTCTACGCTTTGTAGATTCTGCAAGTTTTTCGCGGAGAATTCCTCCTTCCCAAACCCACTCTTTACCTTCCATAATTCCTTGAACAAATGCATCAGGTGCTGAAGGATCGGCAACGATATCTGCTGCTGTTGCAAGCATGAAATCTTCACCAACAATTTTATGACCTTCGTTGGTCATTTTGAGTGAACCAACACCACGAGAAGAAACGCCAAGACAAACGCCTTCGGAAATAAGAGATTTTGCAATCTTACCCATAGGGGTCTCAAGAAGTTGTGCCTTACCAATAAAATTATTACCTTTTTGTTCTAAGGAAACAATTTTGTGAGAAACTCTGTCTAGATTTACTGTTGGACCATCTGGATGTCCAAGTTCTCCAAGAGCACGACCCTTATTGACGAAAGATTCGTTATATCTCTTTACCTCACGGGCAAGAGTTTGAATAGGATACATTCTTCCATTACGGTTGCAAATGTCTCCTTGAAGGAAAACACCTTCAATATACATTTTCTTTTCACTACCCTTTCCTTCGGTAATGAATTTAACTTGTGAGACTTCTTCGGTGATGAGTTTCATTTTACTCTGAGACTAACTGTACAATTTCGGTTACGCTGACACCACTATTGGTATCTGTTGTATATGCTGATACTTTTACGCTTCTAGCAATAGTTGCCCCAGTAATATTGGGGTTTGTTATTGAAGAACTATCATAATTAATGGTTACTGATTTTTCATCAGCAGAAACAATCGAATTATGAACTGTATTAATACCAACAGTAGGTGCTCCCTCAATAGTCACATAGTCTGATAGTAAAAATGGGTTGCCCGCATTATTATCAAAAGTCAGTTTGGTTGTGACACCAGTTGTGATGCCAACAATTTGTTGTCTTGCAATTCTTTCTTTAAGAACTTCAGCACTATAAGTACTGATATGAAAATCATTTGCTGTTGCAACAGGGTTTGTACCAATTGCAACATAACAACCAACTCCACTGGAAGCAATGGAAATTCTAAGATATCCACTCTTAAGGGTAATTGGATTGCTAACTGCAGCAACTCCTGGAGTTACCGCAATATTTTGTGTATTTTGAACAATTTTTACTGCCATTATTCGTTATCCCATTCAGATTCTTCCTCACTTTGTTCATTATTATCACTTCCACCAAACATTGAATCTGCTACAATTGGGCGAGCATTCTCAATTCTTTCAGAAGCTTTTGCAAACAAGATATTTTTAATACTATCAGATACTTCCGCTGGAGATCCATTGGTAGCAATCAAATCGATAAGTTCTTCCATAAATTTATATTTTAATTATAATGTTATTTATATTTTCCCACCTTTGGGTTTTGGAATTTCTACCATTGAGGTATCTATTGTTGGTTCAATAGGAGTTTCACCATTTGCACCTTGTTCTATTCCTGCTGCCTGATCTGGTGGTATTTCTCCTTCTGGTGGTAATGGATTACCATTTTCGTCTACTGGAGCATTAGGATCAGGAAGAATACCTTTTGCAATTTCATCTTCTATTTGCATATCAATATCAATAATTTCAGCATCAGTTTGACGAAGAATCTTTTTGCGTACATACTCTGTTGAATAATATTTTCCAATATATGGTTCAATAGTTGTTGCAAGAGTAAGTCTATTTGTAAGAAGTTCTGCTTCTTTTAGTTCGGCAAAATGATTATCATATAGGAAATCATATTGTATATGATCTGAAATTTTTTCCCAATCTTCTGGAGAAACTACATTTTTTAAGAGTAGTTGTGTGCGAAGCATATCATTGAATAGATTTGCAAAACGCTTTCTTAAACGTCCAACAAATTTGGAGAACATCAATTCGTCTCTGAGAATTTCTGATGAACGCCCCAGATTAAATCCATCTCCTCCACCAGCAATTCTAGATTCGGGAACACCTAGTGCTCTATAAAGTTTCTTTTGAAAGTATTCAATATCCGAAAGTTCTCCAAGATTTTGACCACCTGGTAAAGTTGTAATTTCTGTTCCTCTTCCACCTTCTCTGCGAGGCAACCAGAAATCTTCAAGCATACTCATGAATTTTCTATCATCACGAACTTCGCCGGTGTTTGCGTCATATACAAGTTTATTTCTATAGCGAGACATAACCTCTTTGAGGTACTGTTCTGCTTTTACTTTAGGAAGATTACCTACATCAATATAAAAAATACGACGCTCTGGTGCTCTTGATAATCTATAAATTACCAAAGAATCCTCAATCATTCTAAGTTGGTTGAGGGCTTTGATTGCTTTATGTAGATATGATAGTACAGTTCCTTTATTTCTATCTACCAATCCAGAAGAACAATATGTTATGGAATCTTTTGCAATCTTTACTCCCTTTTTAGAACCACCAGTAACTGTTCCTGATGGAAAATTTGGTGTGGGGGTATAAATGTAGAACTCTTCAATATCTGGAAAACTTTGATCCTCATCTGTAGAGGAAAAGTTTATATTTGAGTAATTATTTGCACCATTCTTTTTCTTTTCTTGACGCACATGCTTCAGTTTCATGGGATCAATATATCTAAGTTCTTTGATCCCTTCTTCTGGTTTCTTTTGGTCGATTACTTTCAGATAAAAAAGTCTACCATCAATATACCAATTCCTGAAAATTTCGTGACACTTTTTATCAAAATCCATCATTTCTTTGATGGATTTGAATTCGTCTCTTATTACGTCCTTTAATCTATCGCTTGCATTTAAATTAGATAACTCAATTTCAACTGGTGAATCATATAGATCACTAACAATTGCTTCGTTAACGACGTTTTCGATAGCATTATCACACTCTGGATGGAGTGCCATTTCACGATATCTACGAATTAAATCGTATTCAGTCCTGTAAACACCTTCAATATCTACATATTGACCATAAAATCCAGATTGGATAAAATAATCAACCCCGTCCTCATTATTAGGAGGAACGGGGGAAACTATAGATTTGGACTTTTTATCATTATCTTCAATCGAAAAACCAAAAAGTTTCGCCATTTTATAAATTTAAACTGCTTATTTTAATATATTTAGTTGATATCTTCACCACCTGCTGATGGAGAATTACCTTTAATTGCTTCCCACCAGAGAATTTGGAATTCAACAGTAAATTCCTGAATTGTGCTAGTACCATAATCTAGAGCGATTGAACCAACTGCGGTTGGGAATACATCATAAAAATGATATGCTCTAAGGGTAGTTCCGTCACGATCCAATTGATAAACAAATGCATCTGCAGTGTATGCAGTAGGATCTGTTACACCTGTGTTATCAGAAACTCTATTGATCTTGTTCATCCAGTTCTCAAAAGCAGAACGAATGGCAAAATCTGTATCGTTGATAACTGTTACAGTCCAACTTTCAAAAGATCTATCTCCAGCAACTTTTAAAGTACGACCTCTAAAAGGTACATCAATTGGATTTACCTGAGATGCTGGCAAGTTTGCTCCTTTAACTAAGAATCTTGCCTTATCGAGAACATTAGAGTCTGCTGGAGCAATATCTGGGAAAGAAAGAACAACTTCAAAAAGGTTACTTCTTGCGCCACCACCTGTTAATTTACTTTTAAAGTCAGTAATCTTCCTTAGTGGAGGTGGATTTAATTGATTTCTGGTTGCCATAGTTTTTTAAACCTCTAAATTAAAAGTTTCCGATTACTTCTTCAAAGTCAACACCAGTTTTGGTGGCAATGAAGTTTAGACCAATGAAGTTAATTGATCTTGCTGGTTTGATATAAATGTCAGCAACGAATTCGTTGTTGTCAATAACTGCAGCAGTATTATTAGTTTCATCACAAATTACGACATAATCAAAAATACCTCTCTTTGCCTGTACATCACGTAGGAATGGTTCAATAGTATTTACAAAGTTTGTTCTTGTGATTTCATCATTAAATTCAAAGAGTTGATCTTTTGCTGCTTGTGAAATGGCATTCTCAAGATAAATGAACAGACGACGAACATTGATTCTGTCAAATGCAGATGCTTTACCAAGTCCAGTTCTGTCACCAAAGAGAATAATTCCTGCTCCAGGAGAGAAAATTACTGGATTAATTCTATTTGAGTACAGTTTATCTCTTTGTGCTTTAGTTGGATTGTATGGTAATTTAATTGCATTGAGGATCGCACCTCTTGATGTGCCCGCAGGTGAATACCAAGCAAAGTTGTTGATATCATTTCTAGCACATAGTCCAGCAATATCACCATTTAGAGGTACATATCTGAAAGTATTTGAGAATCTGTCATACATGTACTTATAACCACTATCAAATACTGCATATGATGAAGATGTGATTGGTGCATAGAAACTCAGAACATTTTCTGTAATGTCTGCTGCAGAATTAATGGTTACTTCAACCTGCGATGCTGTGTCTGTTATTGCAGCACCTCTATATGGAGAAATAAATGCAACAGCATCCTTTCTCAATTCGGCAACGGAAATTAGTTTATTTGCAAGTGCTTGGGCAGTTTCTTTTGTATAACCTGCAGAACCCATTAGTAGAAAATCTACTTGGAAATTTTCTGTGCTTTCAAATAGATCATAACCTGCAGAAAGTTTTGCAAGATCTACTGTTAAAGACCCAGCAGAATTAATATCAGATTGTCCATTATAATCTTTACCGCCAGATAGTGAACTTGTTAATGCACCACATGCACCAAAAACAATACCATCGGTATCTTGATCCCATCCAATATCAGTATTTAAAGTAAATCCTGAAGAGAATCCAGTAGTTACTATTCCTGCAGGAGCACTACCACCAAAAATTGTGGAAGAACCACTTTCTAGATATTTTCTCCAATAGGAAGGACTACCAACTGAGAATTCTGCATCTTTACCCTTAGAAAGACTTAAGTGTTTTTCTAAAATAGTACCTGCGTTTCCAGTTACCGAACCTAAAGAGTCAATAACTACAATATGCACTTCATCGAATCTAGAATTTCTTGCAGCAGCATACCCTGAAGTTCCAGGTCTAGGAGCAAGATTATTCCAATTTGTGGTAGAATTTGTGGTAAGTTCGATAGTTTGTTGATCGAACCAGTCTACTTGTGAAGTAATGCTTGTTGTTGCAACTCCAACACCACTATTGTTTACAATAGAGATGTCGTTGGCAGTAGAAAACGCATAAACACCACTAGGTTGATAATCAACCTCTGTCTCTGTTCCTGCTGCAGAAACGTGACTTAAAACTTTTACACCAATTGATCCAGAACCAATTTCTGTAATGATACCCTTTAAATATCCATCCAGAAGTGTTGTACTTCCTACTCCTGGAAGTACTGAATTAATTGCTTGTGTAACTCCATACCCAAGAACAACATTTGCAGTTGCAATACCGAGAGTTTGATCTACTTTGGCATCAATAATTGCAACCTTGATTCCATTTGCCCAAGAACCTGGATTTTTTGCTGCGACAACTACATTAGTAATTGTATTCTCGTCGTAACCAAGTTGATTGTAGTGCTCTAGACTTTTAATTTTTACACTACTTGCAGTACCGACGAAACCATTTCTAAGGGAATCGTCATCTGCTCTTACAACTCTTAGTGATCCACCATAAGCAAGGTAGGATGATGCAGTTAACCAATGCTCATAGTGCTTGTCTACTGAATATGGTTCTCCGAAAATTTGTAGTAAATCATTTTCGTTCTCTACTAGAGTAGGTACATCTACCTGACCCTTAGCAAATGGTGCAACAATTGCACCCACTTTATTGGATGAAGGGGTAGTTCTCCCAATAGTTAAATCAACTTCCCTTACTACAATTCCAGGAGATGCTAAATTTAGCGGCATTTTTTATTCTCCGTTCTATCCAGAATTATCTAAAAGTATTTATAAATTCCTTTGGTTTAGTTCTGCTTATCTATAATCCCACATATATGAACGATCACCATATTCATCCAGATTCCATACTTCCATTGCTTGACCTTCATTTTGAGAGTTAGCAATTAACCACCTATCACCAGTTTCTTTTTCTACAACAAATATTTCTTCATCTAAACCATCTACAATAAAACCAAATGGGGACATATCCTGTTCAATCTGATTTTTTTGTTCTTCATAAATTCTTTTACGAACATCATTGTTCGTCATTTCTTTAAAATAATCTTGTGCAACTAACCATGCAAAAATAACAAGACACATTGCTAGGTCATCATTACAACCTTCTTCTGCAGCAAATGAATTATGTTTTTGGATAAAAGTAGTTAACTCTGCAATTATGTCATAATCATTTATCAGCAATTTATCATCTTCTATCAATAATTTTAAATTAGAACAACCTAATTTTTTAACAGCAGCAGTCATCCTTACACCCATCTGCGACTTCTTACCACTAAATCCAGATCCCACAATTTGTCCAGCTCTACCTCTCATAGAACACATGAGCATGTTGTCATACTCCAAGTCAAAATGTAAAATATTGGCAACTTGATCCCCAATATCATTAACTTCAGCAAGTATCCAAGCATTATTATATGCCTTAGCAACTTTTTCAATTACACTTGGAAATAACATTGGTTTAATTTCATTATTTTTATATTTTGCAACAACTTTGTATGGAAAATTTGTAATATCAAATACTATAAATGCCGAATAATCGTTTCCAATTCCTCTAGCAACGTCAACTGTTATTAGATAATTATTTTCTTCTTTTGGATTTTCATAAACATCTAAACCTTTATCACCTCTCTTAATCGGATCATCATAAACCAGTATTTTTAATTTACTTGGATTAATCAGTGTTCCTACAGAACCAAGGAATTCGCAAAGGTGCTCTGCTCTAAATTGTTCTTCACTTGTGTTGGCAATAGTCTGCTCCTTCCATGCCTCATCTCTTCCAGGTACTTCACTCCAATGAACTTCCGTGGCAACGAATGAATTTTTCCCTCTCTCAGCATCATGCCACATTCTATAGAAGTGATTCATACCCTTGGGGGTTGAAACTATAATAACCTTTGTAGACTTACCAGATGAAATTGTAGGATAAACAGAAGCAAAGAAGTCATCTGCAATATGGTTTGGAACGAAAGCAAATTCGTCCAAGAAGATAATATTGAATGACATACCTCGAACAGCAGATGCTGAAGTGGATGCTGCAATAATTTTAGAACCATTTTCCAATTCTAATGATCCTTTGTTCCAAGATACAATTCCTTGTTGCATCCATTTTGGCAAATTCTCATATGATAATTGTAATCTACTCAAGATTTCTCTAGATGTCGATGCTTTGTTTGCAAGGATACCAATATTCACATTATCATTAAATACCACATAATGTAATAGGTAAGAGACTACAGTAGTTGTCTTTCCTACCTGTCTAGGCATTTTGCAGATATTGAATCTGTTCTTATGGAAATTTGTTACCAACCTTTCCTGAAAAGGCCACATTTCAAAACCAACGAGACCATCATCAACGTTAACAATTTTGATATAGTTTTTTGCAAAGTAAACCGGATCTTCTTTACACTTTAAGAATTCAAGAATCTGTGCCTCAGTCCATTGAATTGTTGTGTTTGCCCTTTTTAAATTAGGGTTAGAAAGATATGCATCTCCAGCCTTTAATCTAATATCTTCAATAGTCATAAATTAATAAATCTCTCTCCACCTCATAGAAACACCAACGTTAGTTAGATCCGTTCCAATATTACTTACACGAACTGAAAAAATTTCAGAATTTGTTGAATCATAATTTTGTGCTAAGAAATTCTTTCTTGATGTAGGTCCATTTACAGATGCAGATGATGTTGCTGCTGGTTTTTGTAAATTCTGACTATCGCCTGCTGCATAACCACCCATAAAGTCTTCATAAACTGCAGTAGTAATTCCAGTAGCAGACTGATTATATTCTACTACTGATTCATCATTCTCAGAAATCCATTCTCCAGTCGCACTAAATCCCTCAAAGTTTCTGATCTTTACAACCTCATATTTTACATTAGAACCAACGCTGAATACCTGAACGTCTTCAAGTCTAATAATTGCTCTATTTGGATATCCTTTGAAAGAGTTTTTGAGTCTGATTGCAATAATTGGAACAGTTGAACCAACACCAACTGTTCTAAGTGATGTTGTGTGAGAAAATTCTTTTCCTACCTCAGAGTACCCACCTTCGCTGATAACACTTGCACAAATGTGAGCAAATGATCCGCCCGCACCAACTTGTGCTCCAGTATTTCTAACCTCTGCTCTCACTGGAAGATTTGGATTAGACATATAGACGGTTTCAAGATGATTTGAATTGTAGAATTCGTGTGCTACAATATTCTTCCCATCCATACTAAAACCACAACGAACTCTACCAACTCCTAACCATTCAAAGTCAGTAAAAACTAGTTGAGTTTTTGTAATATCGAGATTAAATCCAGATACACCACTACCATCTAATTTATCTTTATTCCATTGAGATTGTGGAACTCTTCTTTCTGATGCACCGACTCCAGTTTGTGATCTAATAACAAAGTTTAAAGTTCCATTTGATTCTTGTTCTAAGTAAATACCATTATTATCATTAAAATAACCAACTCTCTTGATTACATTTTGTTGTGCTGATCCAAAGTTGAAAGAATTAAAAATCAACTGTGATTTTCCAGGCATATAATGATGATATCTCTTAGACTGATGGATTGTATATCCATTAGTGCTAATACCAGACTGAAGAATTGCTGATGCTTTATTTCTATCAAATGAAACAGTAGCACCAGTTCCAACCTTTACGTCAATAAAGTCTGGGTCAATAGAATATCGATGTTTATAATCACCCAGAGTATATGGGTCAGATGTTCTTAGGCGACCAAAAGCATCATCTGCCGGTCTAAATGGTTCATACAGATGTGACATTTTATATTACTCTCCAGGAATTACCTTTCCAAATAAGTGTAAGTGATCCATAATCATAAGCAATAATTGCTCTATCTCTACCATCTATTAGGTCTGTTGCTGACGGTAGTATCGTAATATATCTATTAGTTCCTTTTGATGCTTCTCCCAACTCGTCCTTAACAACAAAAATTTTTCCTTCTCTATCTGCTCTTGGTAGAGTAATAGTGACTGCACCTGCATAGTTTACACCGATGTAGTAGTCTTGATGTTTTATGGTGTATGTTGATGTAGTCACGGATGTTATTGGAACATCCATATAAGTGAGATTTGTCTCACCACCTCCACCTAAGGTGGAGAGTTGTTGTTGAATACGATTTAAAAATAATTTATAATGTTTTTGGAGATCCTCAAGAGTTGCAAAATTTTGATCCAATGGAGTTAGTGGATCTTTTGTTTTTTCTTGTGATGAATTATTTAGAAGACCTTCACTAACCAATTTTTCTTCTTTTACTGGTTTAGTTTCTACTTTTGCAAGACGATCATAATAATCTGGAAGTTCATCTAAATGTTGAGATGCAATTACAGATGCTATTTCCTCATCTTTTGTATGTTCCTTTTCAACCTTTATCCCTTTTTTCAGTTGATTTTTAATTTTAGAAACAGGAACATCGTGCTTTTTAGCAATCTGCTCTGGAGTTTTAAAGGGTTTTAGTTGTTCAATAAAAAGTTTTTCAAAAGAGTCTCCAATAAGAGAATCAATTTCATCTTTTTTCTTTTTTTTCTCTTGTGCAACTAATTTAAAAAGATCTGATAATTCAGTCATTAGATATTCCTCATATTACCACTTTACTATTATCACCACTTGACTCTATTAGACCAATAAGCCGCTGACATTTTGCCCTTTGAAATATTCTTAGCATGTCTTGCCTTGAATCTTTCACGGCGACTTGCATACTCTTTTGATTCTCCTTCTTTCTTCGGTGATCCTTTTACACCTCTCTGACCAAAACGAATAATTTTTTCTTTTCCGTTTTCACATGCTTTTACTACATGAGACTTACCCGTGAGTGAATCACCCACGGGATCAGACTTTGGGGAGTTGCACTTCATCTTTGATTTATCAATAGATTCCATAAATTCCATAAATGTTTTGCCGCATGGTTCATAAGAATCTGCAGTTCTAACCATAGAACTTGGACTAGACTTTACTGGAGGAAGATCAACACCAACAAGTTTTTTAACCATCTGTGATGGTAGTTGTGATCTTTGGGATGGACTCATTTTATGTAGTTTTTCCTGAGCAGAAGTTAGTTTTTTGCCACCTACAGTAAAACTAACTTCTTCCTCAACTTTATGTTCCCCACTATCAATATAGTCTGCGGCACTATCCAAATAATCTGCCGCTTTAGTAATTTTTGATTGTACCCATGCTTCTATATTACCTTCACCTTTCATTTTATTGCGAAGTCTTTTCGCTGCAGAAATAATTGTGGAAAGTTCTGATCTTGCCATAGAATATTCATGATCATTAGATTCTGTAAAATTACCAGGATGTGGACTATTAGCGTGGTAATGTGGGTTTGACATTGCAACACCAGATAATTTTGAAGGTAATGAGAACATATCCCAATATTTTGGACCATACTTGCACTCAGATCTTTTCTCATCTTTAGCACACTTTGGGCAATATCTAACCATTTCCATGGATTCGGATTGAGTACCCCAATTTTTTGCACCAACTTTACGACACTTTACTAATGCACCAGAAGCATAAGCACTTGGCCAAACATCATATCTGGATTTTACTTTGTGGTAGCAAGCATCTTTTTTACCACTACCTTTTCCTGGGGTATCTTTTTTTGCCTCGTTTAGTTCCATTGCTTCTTTAATTCCGGGTTCTGCTTTTATGTAGTTTGGGTCTTTTTTTCCTTTTGCAAAAGTAGGTACCATAGTTGGTTTTTCACCACTACTTTTAGATTGTTGATTCTTGTCTTTCTGTCTTTTTCTACGAACGGCAGATCTAATCAACGCATCACCTTTTTCACCCTTTCTTTTTAATGCCGATAATCTCCCACTACTAAAACATTTTGGTGTTTTAGTTTCACCTGGTTCGTTTGCACATGGAGATCCATCTGCTTGAACCCATCCAGGTTTTCCATCCTTTGAACGAGAACCTTTAAACCAATGGTGTAAGGTACCTTCTTTCAAATCTTTAATCCAGGTATCTGGTGTTTTATTATGTTTAGAAACAAAATTATTATGTAATTCCTTAGCAGTTACATCATACTTTTTCATAATATTTCTCATGAGTCTATCAATAGAATCATAAGAAATATCATCTAGTTTTTTTAGACGGTCTTCAAGTTCTGTAACTGAATTTTTTTTCAATTTTTTTACCCAATAAAGACTTAATCTTTATTATTTAGAAAACCTTGCTTTAGAAGTTTTGATAATTCTGAAGTTGAACCAACAAAAACTGCATTATTGGTAACATTGTTGGTAGTTTTTGTAGACTCGTCTTCAATATCTTTGACTTTTTTCTGTAGATCAATTAATTTATCTGTTGTATCCGCAACACTTTTAATCAGTTGTCCAGCTACTTCATATGCTCTAGGAGAATCACTTTCTCCAGCAAGTTCCATTATTCCATTAATTGCCTCTTGACCCTTTTCGATTAGTGAATATAAATTTGCTCTTGTATATTCATAATCTTTTTTTATATCTTGTGTTATTGTACTAAGAACTTCGACATCAGTCTTAGTAGATTTAACATCAACTATTTGAGAATCCATGTTGTTATCAATATTATCTAAATTGGTATTCATAATTAATTATCAAATATCTTTTTGTTGAGTAGGACTGTATTCTTTTCCATCAAAGAACATTTCTATACTTTCATTGAATCCATAGTTATCATCTGGATTAGCATCAATTGGATCTGGTGTAACTGTATACCTCATTTCTCTTTTTGCATTTCTGGTATCAGTTCCACTATAATAATCAACCTGTACTTTACGAATAAGACCATCACTAGAATCAGAAATTGGTCCAAATAGAGATATCTTTGCAGTAAAATTAAAAGTATAAATTAAAATTCTTCTAGTTGAGAAATCTCCTTCATAATCATCAGTAAAAGTAACGCTATCTAAAACAATTGGTATATCTCTTTTTTCTCCAATAGAATCAATCAAATCAATAGTCATATTGAAGGATGGTTGGAAATATGGCAATACTTGTTCAACAACTTGTAAGGCATCATCTTGCAACTTGCACATTAAATTCAATTGAAAACCAATATTGTACGGTACTGGTAAGAAAACTTTCTTTATATTATCTGGACTACAAGCCTTAAATGTTTGAGTAACCCCAGATTTTCTAGTTGCATCATATTGAATAGATGTCATTTCAAATGACATTCTAGGCAATGTCATTGCTATTGGTTTATTTAATTCTGGTTGTTGCTCAATTCTTGCAAGAAACTTTTGCATAGGACCATATGCAAGAGGAACTTTCATTTCACTGATACTATCTCCATCAGAGTCTTTATGCCTAATGTAGATATTATTGAACAGTGTTCCGAAAGAAATAACTGTTTTTCTAATAATTTGGTGATAATAGTAAGTTCCTAGCATTAAAATGTACCAAATGGATTTGATTCTGAAAAGTCAACAATTCCTTCTGCTTCTTCTTCAAGTTGTATATTTTCACTGTATTTATCATAAAGATCCCAATTATCATAAGATTTAACAGAATAATATGCACTAGAAGAAGAACCAACAATAATTTCTCCAGGGTAAAACCCCTTTGTTGCTGCATTATCAACAAAAGAGACTTTCAATGTCTTTGTATCAAAGTCCCAAGATTTCACTCTTCCAGTTGTTCCGGATACAGATCCAGTTACAATTTCATTAAACATATATGTACCAAATCCAACTAAAACAGGTGGATTTTCTATTACAATTGATGGAGAAACTGTATATCCTGCGCCAGGATTAGTAATTTTGAATGATGCAATAGTCTGTGAGGTACCGACTACAGCAACTGCAGTTGCAGTTTCCCCAATTCCAATATTACCATTAATAGATACAACAGGTGAATTTACATACCCACCTCCACCACTAGTAATATTAATTTCTGAAACACCATATAAATTAGTTTCAATTGAGCATGTTGCTGCAGCTCCAGATCCTCCACCACCGATAATATCAATAGTTGGTGCAACCGTATAACCTGCTCCAGCATTTGTTAATGCTATAGATTGAATTGAATATACTCCAGACTTTTCGGTTGTTATTGCGACCGCAGATGCATTGATACCACCAAAAGGTGCTGAACTAATTGCCACTACAGGTACTGAAGTATAACCATAACCATCATTATTGAGGAATATTTTTCTAATATAACCAGTACTGATGCTTGCATTTGCAGTAGCAACTGAACCAGAACCAATAAGACTAATAGTTGTTATATAACCTTGATCTTCTATCTGTGTATCAATTTCTTCAATTGTAGTTTCAATAACTTCATCCTCATATTCAAATAGTTCACACTTTAATTCATAGACATATAATTTTCCCAATTGATAAAATGGTTGTTCATGTTCAACAAATTTTACTTCAAATAATCTTTGTCCTAGAGGAAAATAAACTAAATCACCCTCTCTCGGTCTAGAAGAAACCTCAATCTCATTAATATTTGATGCATTATTAAATGGTGCAATAAAATCCTCAAATCTTTCTTTTGATATAATTAAACTAACCTCATCTTTTAAACTCATCCCAAATTTCGTAAGAATATCTCCAGAACCAGTATATCCATCATAATTGTTTACATATGCTTCGATCGCATAATTATCATCAAATTTTGATGATGATATTTCCTTAAGAATAGTTTCTTTTCGTACAAACTTTCTAGGAATGTAGATAACTTCTACACCATAGATTCTTAATTGCTCATTAATTAGTTCTTGAACAAGTCTTTGTTCGTTTGGAGAACCTTGTAGAAAAAAAGGATTAAGTGCCATTATTATCCAATAAAGTCGTAAGGAGGTAATTCGTATTCTAGTGCCATTCTCTGTTTGAGATCTTCAAGTTCTCTTTCAGCATCCTCGTATAGTTCTCTGCCGTTAAGTTCAATACCACCAGGAAGTTTAACACCCCTAAATTTAATAAGATTTTGACCCCATTGTTTTTTCATCAATGAAGTTAAATATTTTTTTAGGAAACTATCATTATATACTTTAGTAAAATCATTTGGATCCAAAATTCTGTAACAATCTATAATTAAGAACGAATCCAGACTTTGGGACTTCCAATCGATGTCCAAATACATTCTATTTTGTCTTTTGTTATATCTTATTTGCTTATCAGTAGTTAAAAGAAAATCAATATCTTCCAGATAACTTTTAACCATTGCATATTGAAGAAGTTCTACAGAGTTGAAATAATATAAGTCATTAAGAAACAATTGATATTTAATACTAAACATACCTTGGGAAATTGAACTTGTGTCAAATTTCCAAACTTTTTCGATACCAATTACAGAATCTGGTACTTGAATATAATTTGATGTCTCATAAAAATTATATGTTTCTGTACCAAAACCAACAATATTAGAAGTTCCTGTGGTTGTAACTATCCCAGGACCTTGTGTTCCCTTCGCTTTTCCTCTATCAAGATCGTCTTGGGTAATTTTATATTTCAAATACATTCTTTCGACACCATCGAAGTGTCTCTCATAAAAATATTGTAATGCATCATCAACAAGATCGTCGATTTGTTCGTCAGAAATATTAATTTCTAATACAGGAGCACCAAGTCTTCTAAGACAATAATCAATTAATTCTTGTCTGCTTGAGGGTTTGGACATTTTAATAGGTTCCTCCGTCTATTTCATTTGACCAAGTTGGTGTACCTGAATCATCGGTTGTCATTATATAGTTTGTATAATTAATACCATTTTCTGGACTACCTGTAGATACCATTAGTCCTTCACTATTAAAATATGGTATTCCATTTTCAAAATGTGGACCATAATAAAATCCACCTACAACAGTAGAAATTCCAGATATAAATGAATTTCTTGCAGTAAATTCATCAAATCTTAAATCATCTCTAATGTATAAATCACCATCAATATAAACATCATTTTTAAATGTACTTACACCAACAAATGTTGATATGCCACTTACATAAAGTTCACGTACAGAGGCTATTCCACCTATTACGTTATCTGCTACAATTGCCCTTCCACCGGAAGATCCAGAAACGCTAGAAACAACCTTTATTGCATTTTGTTGACCAACTCTAACTTTTATGTCTGCCATTATCTAGTAACTCCTTCTGTTACAAGAACCATTCCCTCAATGACACGATTTTTTATGTTTGTTGGATCAGTAATTACAACATCATAAATGTATCTGCCCGGTTTAATGTTCTTTGTTTGCTCTGCAGTCAATTTTAATAATATATTTCCAGCACTTGCCGGAAATGAAATAACAGCATCAAAATCTATCGCATTAGAACTTCCTGCCCATTTTCTCATTTGAGCAGCAACTGTATAACCGGTTAAATCAAAGGATGAATTTGTCTCAGATCCTTCCAGTGTGAATGATTGACTAAAATCAGATCCAGCATTCACAATAATATTATTAACATATACTGCTGCCATCTATTCTTTAATCTCTACTTTTTATTTATGTTTAAAGAGAACCTAAAGAAATCATCACCTCTTGCTGCTTTAAATATAACTTACAATATAGTTTAGCAAATTTTTTCAATTCTTCTGGATTTAATTCATCAATTATTCTGGAATGCTTCTCATATTCAAATAATTTATCAATAGTTTCAAGTTCAACATCATTTGGTTCCATGAATCAACTCCTTAAGTAAAGATTTAATTTCGTCAATGTCTTGGCGCATTTGCTCAATTTCTCTTTTTTGAGAATCTCTATTATTGATACTATTTACATATTGATTATATGCAATATTATCACAATTTATAATGGCACCCGTATTTTCATCACGGTATAAATTTGGGTGCCCCTTAACCGGAATCATCATCGGATTGCAATACTTCTCAAATCTTTAAATCTTGGTGCATATGCTTGATTTGTTCCAGACATTACAATTTTAATTGTATACCCAGTAAAGTCACCAAGATTATTAGCATTAAATTCATATTCTAAGAATTGATTATCAAGACTTGCTGGGACAAACACATCTGGCAGACCACTATTATTTGATGGATCAATTACATCTGGATAACCATCTTGGTTAAAATCTGATGTCAGATTATTATAACCTGGGAATAGTTCAAAAGATTGTTCTACTTCACTTGAATCTGGTCTGATCAGACTGTATAAGACTCTAAAGTCCGCTGAGGAGTGTCTGTATGCTCCTACAATCACTTTTAGTGCAGTTGCTGGTTGAGTTAGTCTAACAGTATTAGAAACATATACAGAAGCGTGTGGATCGTCTAGAAGAGAGTTAACTCTATTATCCAAAATATAATTCGAAACTGGACTATTAAGTCTACTACTTAGTAATCTAACTGAAGAATTCTTCCAGAAGATCATCGGTGATAGATTAGTATCTGATGTTGATAGATTAATCTTTGTGGTTAAAGATTTATTTCTTAATAATCCATCAAGATAAGTTTCCTCATTAATATTAGAGCATACAATTCTTGTTGATGTTAGTTTGTTTTCTTTAGCAATTTCTACATTTTCATATCCTTGATCTTGGAATGAAATTTCTGTACCATCAACACTAGTTCCACTCACGCTTCTAATTTGTGCAGTAATCTCAGTAACAGATCCTGGTACAATACTAGAAATTTCTGGAATTATAGTATCATATTGGATGTTTTGTGTAGCAATTACGTTATCTCCACCACCAGTATATTCTACATTAAATGAGATTTGTGGTGCTGAACTCAAACTTGCATCAGAAGATCTATTAGTTACATTACTATCAAAATTAGATCTATCAAATTCCACATAATAACTATCAATATCATTACCAATATCTGAAATATCATGTGTAGTGTTTATTCTTCTTAAAGATACTCCACTTAATTCATACTTGTAAACCTCAGTATTAATGTCATGATCTAAAACCAGCGTTGAATCTATTCCTCTACTAATTGTTAAAAGTTGACCAGTTCCTACAGACTCATACTTGATGATTTCATTCTCAATCTTAATATATCCAGGATTTGATCCACTAACAGCAATTCCCTCAAATGTACCAAACTCTGAAGTTGATGCAACACTTATTGATGTACCTGATGCTAGTAATGGGGAAGTTAATTTAGTTGGTGGAATATTTGATTCAATATTATTCAGTATAAGTTTGTTATTTGCTGCATACATTCCATGGTTAAATTGATTAACCTTCATAAAGTTTCCTGAATAAATTCCACCTACAGGAGTAGATGATGTAATAGTTGTACCTGCAAGAGATACTGCAGTTCCACTATTATTATAATAGACTAATGTTGAAACCCCAACGGTAGTAAATGATTCACCTTGAACATTGGATATGTAAAGAGTATCAACCCCATTAATTGCTGTTATTGTAATTCTGGCATCTTTTCCAGCAGCAGGTGATACATCAGATGTTTTTATACCTACTACATCTCCGACACTATATCCATTACCTGCAGAAACAATGCTGGTTGAAGTAATTGTACCATTAGTTGCATTTATATTGAGTACTAAACCAGATCCATTACCAGTAATAGAATAAGTTCCAACATTTGATGATGTTGTGTAGTTGGAACCACCAGTTGTAATACCAACTGATGATGCTGCACTACCAGTTCCAGTAATATAACCGTAGTTATAAGTCTTTACTGAATCTGCAATTTTTCTTCCAGTAGTTAAAATTCCTATCAAATTATTGTCAGTAATGGTACTTACACCAATTGCAAATCTTTTTGGTAGTGTTGTGACTGGATTTTCAGTGAGTGTTGGAACATAACCATTACTTTGGTTGAGAGTAGGATTTTGGAAAAATACACTACCTGTTTTTGATGTAAACTCTGCTTTGTAAAGTTTAAACTTCATATCTTGATATTGGTTTGCTGTCCAAATAGAACCATTCTGAGATTTAAATAGACTTCCAATAGCAAATTGTTTAGTGTAACGAACACTTTCTGCATCAGGAAGAGTTGCAGTATTAACTGTCTTTTCTCCCATTTCAGCAATCCAAACTTCATATTTGTCAGATTGTGGTGCAAGAAGTACAATTGCATACTCCAAACCAGGTGCAAGATAAATTGGATAATCAAATGTTACTTTTGTTGGAACTGTTGCATCATTAGAAATGTTAATATCTGATGGTTTAAGTGTTACTGGATTACCAACAATAACTCTTGTAGGAGTACCTAATTCGACAGTTCTAACTTCAACCGTTACTGGTGCATTTTCAGGATCTTTAGAAGCAAAGAATATATCAACCGCAGTTAAATATGCACCATTTGAATCGTCATTTGGCGAGTTGCCATTTAAATCTTCAATGTTTCCACCAACTGAGAAAGACTGTGCTAGAGGATCTACAAAGTAAACAGTTGTATTAGTTGTAGTTATTCTTTGTCTTTGTTCCCAAGTTCCTTCTGCTTTGTAGATTGTTTCTGCTGAAGAAATTAATTTACTTCCTGGCAGTGGTGTTTCATTTGTTGAACTTGATGATAGTTTATAAACTTTAGAACCTGTTGCGATTCTAACTGGTGGTGTTGGATTTGATAAAGGATCTCTTAAGAAGAATGACCCTTGAAGATCACCATAATTATCAGAAATTAATCTGAGATCTTTTACATATGCAATAGCACCACTTGTTTGTCCTACCAATTTCATTCCAGTGACAACATAACCAGAATATAAACCTTGTGCCTCTGCACACAAACTATTAATATCTACGTTTAATACTTTAGAAGATGCACTATATGAAGATGGAATACCCTCATTTTTCAGATATGGGTTAATATTATAAGTTACGGTTGGTGCGTTAAAAAGTCCTTCTTTATGATTAGGAACAGCAACTCTAAAACTAATTAAGTTTTTACCACCATAAGAACCAATCACAGTTTCATTAACTGCAAATGCTGAGGAAGCACCATAATTAGTTAAGGTAGAATCTGGTGAAATTTCTATAAGTTTTGGTATAAAATCAACACCACTATTTCCATCCAAGAATTGATAGATTCTTGTAAGTGGTTTTAGATTTACTGCACTAAATCCAGTATTTCTGGATCTCATGTAGAGTTCTGTACCAGAAGATAGTAAACGATCTTCAACAGTAGTTGAAGTACTTCTACCAACAACTTCAAATCTACCAGTTGCTCTTAACCAAACCCAATTTGTTTGATTGATGTTTACATCTTGAGATCTAATTGTTCTGACCCATCTATCACTTGCAGGATTTAACTTAACATTTCCACTATAAGAAACTACGTGGAATGGGTTTACGTTTTCTACCTTAGTTGCAAGTGGTTGTTCAATCCACCCAATAGAATCATACTTTAGTGTAATTACATCATTTGTTTTTTGTACATTTGAATCATATAAATCAAAATTATTGGTTAAATCTAAATCTTCATCTATAAAAGATTCTGCATAAACTGGTAATAAATTAATACTATTTCTACTAACTCTTGGAGTTAATTCTTTATTTTCACTATCTACTTCTACAGTTGAAACTTGATTATTAATTAGGTCACTATTTTTAAAATCATCTACAAAGAAACCTGTTTTAAATCTATTAAACCCTTGAGCATCTTGAATTTGTAAAGTTTGTGTATTCAGTTCAAGAAGTGAAAGTGATGTGATTCTTTCTAGGTTTTCTACTCTATCTTCAATAAGTCCAATATCTCTCATTGTATATCTTCTGTTATCTGAAAGTGAAACAGAAGCATCTTTTGGATTATAGAGATATGGTGGAAGAGTGATTGTAGATATCTCCATCACATCATCTGGTTTTGATGGTGCTTTTGGATTTACTGCTGGTACACCCTGTAAAACAATGAAGTTTCCTAGTTTATCAAGATAAACTTTATCAATTCTACCAAGATAAAAATCATATCCAACTAAAGAACTTTCATTTGGAGAAAGAATTAATTTTGGTTCTTCACCAAAAATTCTAGATGAAAAATCAAATGGTGATGAGGATGATCCAGTAAATACTGATACTCTTGGTCTAAAATCTAGAGTGTCTGATGCTCTTACATTATTTTTTCCTATTGAAGGGATGTCTTCAGAAAATCTTGCTGCTTCATAACTATTAACTGTAAATACATCACCAGTATCACTTGAAGGTACAGTGTAATAGTCAAATACAACTAGAATCTTTCTAGATGGTGCTTCCTCTCCAGAATTTCTTATAATTCTAGAATAATCATAGTATTGATCTTTTTGACCCTTATCCAGAGTAAATTTATTGGTAATATTTTTGTAACTACCAGAAGTAATAGATACCAAATCTGTATTAATTCCAGATTCTTCAAATAGAACAGTTTCACCAGTTACAAATCTGTTGCCATTGAGGTAAACAATACCTAAAGTATTAGATGTAGGTTTAGTTACAATTCTTGCTATAGTTTTACTAGTATTACCAATGATATTCTCACCAATAATAGCATTTACATCTACATTTGCAATAGAACTAAAAGTAACTGTATCTAAAACAGGATTTGATGTATCTAAAGACTCATAGATTGCAATAACTTTTGCAACGTCTGGATAATTTAGGCAAATTTCTTCGTCATGTACTCTCAATCCATAATATGGATTATAAGTAAGACCATCATTGATTGAAGAATTTGATCCAGTTCCTGATTGTGGATATTTGGATAGATTTACATTAATTACTTTACTACGATTAATCTTTTTAATCTTACTTTGAATGCCATTCTTAATGAATGTTGCGTTAATCGCAGCGATATTCTTATTTGAAATATTGCTGAATGTAACTTGATTATTCAGCAATGTAACTTTATCTGAAGTTAATGGTTCAATAGTACCATCTTCATAGTGAATTGAATATCTTTCTTCATCAAATGCTTGGAATTGTGATAGTACTGAACTAATTCCAAGATTAAAATTAGATGTAGATACTGTAAGTGTATTACCTGATGGTGTTAATGTTGAATTTGACTGTGCTCTAAATGTTAATATTGAAGAATTTAGATTTGTAGAAGAAATGTTGGAATCTGGAAATCTTGCATACAGATAACCTTCTTGTTCATTTCTAATTTTTGGAGTACCAATAGAAAATGTAGTACTTGTTTGTGCTGCTGGAAGAGCACCATCACAAATTCCAGGAACACTAGTAACTGATGCTAGTGTTATTGAGGATCCATCAGAAGAAACTGATTGAACTCTATTATATGTTTCTGTTAGGAATCCAACTCTCTGATATCTAATAATAGAATCTACTGAAATGCCTCTGAATAATTTTCCAGAAGAAGTAACAGCACCTGTAGATTGAATTGTAATTACATCTGTAGGAGAAAATCCAAAGGGAGTTGATTTATCTAACTGAGTATCTGCAATAAATGCAACAGAAAAACCAGATACTGCAGTTGACTGAAATACTGACTTAATATCTTGTGTAGAGTATGCTGTTATAGACTTAATAGATCTTGAATAAAGATCTATACCATTAATTAGTAGTTGTTCACCTACAATAAAAGTACCAGATGTTTGTCTGAGATAAATTGTATCAGAACCACTACCAGCAGATGTCACATATCCACTAGCACCACTGCTTTTTCCTTTTACAAATGATGATGCTGGCAGTTCTGTACTTGAAATACTTTGATTTAATACAATCTGTACATATGTCTGAATATCATACAGATATAAATCCCAATTAGTACCAGAACCTGAATATGAGGAATCTGTTACATTAAAGGCATAAACTCTTGCATCACCGATTTTAGTACCTGATGGTGATGATGTTGAAGATTTTCTTCTATTATATAACTCAATTGTGCCTTTTTGTTTTGGACCACCCGAAACATTATTCACTCTAATCAAATTTCCCATTTCGAATGGGATATTTGCATTTGAAATTGTTTGAGTTGTTCTTGGTTTTGGAACATCTACAATTTCGACCCCAGTCTTTTCAATGTCATATCCTCTAACATATGCTTTTCCTGGAGAAAACTTTATACACATCAGATCATCTGATGGAGTATTACCTTGATCTGTTTTCTCATCACTAAAGAATAGACCATCATTTCCGAGTCTATTATTAAGTGAATTATTAATTGAAAACTCAAAAGGATCTATTACATAATCACCAGATTCATCATATGTCCTTTGTGCAAGATAGTCTCTAATGATTGAGTATTGTGATTTAGTCTCGATTTTTTTAATAGAACCATCTTTAACCCTCAATAGTTCTACAAAATCTGTATCATTTTCAATATCATCTATAAGTTTTTTAGTTAAAACTAAAGAAATTTTAAATCTATCTGCTCCAGGAGCAGCATAGTTTGTAAATCCTTTAGCATTATCATAGAGAGATGGATCATCTTTTGCTGTGATAATCTGCTCATTAATTTTTAAACCAACTCTGTATGATGGTGTATTTGTGTAATAATCTAAAATAATGGTTTGTTTAGGGACTCTTACAAAAGTTCCTCTAATAAAATAAACACCTTCACCAATTGACGCTGCAGAACCTGTGAAGGTTGAATCTGATGAGATTGTTGATGCAAACGCTGTGCCTGCATTAATAACAGTACCATTATATTCTACGTTTTCATTTGCAGATAGCAATTCACCATCAACAAATTCGCTAAAATTAAAATTATTATCTGAATCTTGATATTTTACATATAAAGTTACATTATCAACTTCGGAATTTGGAAGTTGAACCATTTGAACTGTTGCTGTTGTTCCAGAAACTTGTCCAGTAATTTTTTTTCCGACGAATTTCTGAATATATGCAGCAATATTAACTCCAAATTCGGTTGAATTTAATTTTACCGCATAAAATTGATTATCATAAACAATATTACCTGGGATCACCATGGATCCCTCTTTAAATATATGACTACCAAAAGACTCTACTTGATCCTGTAGTATAGATTGTAGAGTATTTAATTCTCTAGCCTGTATTGGTTTTCCTGGATTAAAAAGAACCTTATAATAGTTTTTATCTCTAGAACCAACAATAGGATCACTAAAATCGTCGTAATATGGACTTACATTGAGATTTGTTTTCTGAGCCATTTCTTAAAATTCCAGGATAATTTTAATGTCTTCTTTTTGTCTAGAACTTCTAGTTACTGTGGGTCTATTATCAATATAGATTACGTCACCAGACTTATTATTTATCTCAGGATTTGCTAATCCATTTGTAAATTGTACCCCTAGATTTACAATTTTATTCGAAATTGTTGTTGTAATTCCGGTAAATGTATTGTCTATAACGGCGTTAAATCCTCCACCAACTTTAGAAACTTGATTGGATGAGTTAAATTGGAGAACTTTTCCAGTTGTAGATAATCCAACATAATCAGTTTGGTCATACGTTGTTGGATTAAAATATAAAGATCTATCTTGATAGTATTTCAACACTTTTGTTTCAGAATCATAAGATGCAACATAACCAACAGCAATTCCACCAGTAACTGATTGTTGTATCTTATCTCCAACAGAAATGGAACCAGATGGTGTTCCAGAAAATCTCATTGCATACACTGATGAAAATTCATTAGAACTGAATTTTGTTGTATTAATTCCAGTTGGATCATATACAGTGGGATTCTTTATAATTCCAACTTGAGAAAACTTAGTATCTGTTGGGAAATTTTTTGTAGAATCATCAAATCTGGCATAAATTAAAATTTTATCTGCACCCAGTTCTTTGTAAATATCATAACCATGACCCTTAGATGGTGGAATAATTGGAATTAACTCGGCATATTGACTTGGATTTAGATTAGTTCCAAGATCAACAATACCATAAGTATAATTTTTTCCACCAGAAGTTACAATAGCATCTGTAATTTTTCCAGAAGAATCAAGTTCAACCGTTACTTCTGCACCAGTACCATCTCCAATAATATTACAAGTTTGACCAGATGCAAGAGTATAACCTAAACCACCATTTTGGATGTATACCTTTTTTATTTGATTTTCATTTACTGCAGAATTGCCATTTTCTCTGACAGATACTATTTGTGCATCTGTGGTTGTTTGCCAATCATTGGGTACAGTAATGTACTCAATTGAATCAAATTTGATGATATCACTAGGAGAAACCGTATATAGATATTTCCAAACGTAACCATCACCACTTTCTCCAGCTCTTGAAGGTTCTAAATCGGTGAATGTTGGTTCATCTTGTGATGCATTTCCAGTTTCATTAGTACCTGAAGATCCATTATCAATGCAAATATAAACTTTGTACTCAGAGTTCATTACATAGTAATTGGCATCATATAATCTCATCGAACCTGTAATTGGTGATGGATTTATAACGCTGTAGTCTGGTCTGTACATTTCATATTTTGTACCCTGAACCCAGTCAATTCTTCTGATTACTCTTCTAATATTGGCACTTGTAATTTTTTTACCGAAGAGAATAGTAGATTCATAGTGATTAATATAATCGCCATTATCTACTGGATCTGGTGGTGTAGTATTCCAATTAGCATTTCTACCAAATCCAGGAGCAGTCGGATTTGATAATCCTACAAAAACATAATAAGAATTTGTAGAATCCTTAACAGAATCTATGAAATTTGTCGCGTTAAGGATTCTAAATTGATCTGTTACAAGTGCAGACATTTTAATATAGTTTTTTTCTATATTTATACTATTATTATAAAGTCTTTTTAATAGGACCAATATCTCTCAATCCATAACCTCTTCTTTGAATAGTTGGGAAAGTAGATAACCCAGAGTTAACCATATATGAAGAAACTGCAATTGATATTGGAGAAGATGCTCTTGTAAATCCAGAAAGTCTACCCCAAGAGAACTTACCAACAGATAATCCTGTAGTTGCGATACCAACTATAGAAGACGAAGAATGAACATTACATGTAATAATACCAACACCTGCATTAAATGAATTAATAATGTAAATATTATCTAAGAATGTTGTTCCAACTCCAACTACATTGTTGTTACTATTGTTAATAGAAATTACACCGTTTCCTACAGAAGTATTGAAAATATAAATTGGTTGACCAACTGTTAATCCGGTAAATGGTGATAGATTTGGATCTAATGTAAATTTTATAGCAAGTGATGTTCCAATTCCACTTGATGTTGTAATACCAGTAATATTACCAGAGAAACCTTCAACTACTTTTACATTAGAAATATTTTCATATATTGGATTTGGTAATGGTACAATAATTTGAGGTGGATTTGATGTTGTGTATCCAAATCCAGGATTTGTTATTGTAACATTGGACAATGAACCATTTAATATAGAGATAGATGCAGTTGCCGTTGTACCAATACCAACACCAATTGATGGTGGTGCAGAGATACTAACATTTATAGAAGTTCCAATATATCCACTTCCACCATTATTAATTGTCAATGATTGTATTGTACCATTAGGGGCAACTGTTGAAGTAACAGAAGCGGAAACTGGGTCTGGAGAACCTGAGATAATAAGAGCATCAAACTCAATATTACCGGGTGAAATATTTTCATAATTAAAGAATTGTGCATCATCAACATAAATTTCTGTATCTGAGGTAGAAATATTTTTAATTACTTTCGCAGTTGGATAAATTTGAGACTCTAAAGAATCTCTAGATTTGGACGTAATATTTCCATCAATAATCATGTCAACTTTTTGTTTTGTCCAACTCATTGGTTTTGATATTACGGTATCAATACCTTGTAATGAATATAAATCGGTTTGAATTCTATCAGAAGCAGAAATATTAACTATTGTTCTAGAATTTTGTGTAGTAGTGATTCCAAGATAATTATTATTTTGATAGACTTGTACTTGATCACCTAGTTTCAATGATTCTGTTACATTAACAATGGAACTATCACCGGAACTTCCTCTATAGAAGAAAATTGCAATTTGATCTTCAGGTTTTGGTGGTGTTGTAAATGTAAATGATGTTCCACCATTAAATTGATAGGAAACTTTTGGTTGTTGAAGAATACCATTTACAAATATAAGAAGTAGTGAATCAAAATCAATTAATTGAGAGTCTGCATTTGATGAATCTTTTTCAAAACTTAGTAATTGTGAATTATAATAAAGTGGGAATCTAGTTCTAATTCCATCTTGATAATTTTTAATAGAATCTATGTAATCTATTTGACCAAACTCCCAAGCGGAGAATGAATCAGTAAATGTATCAAGAACTGTAAGTTCAAAATCCGAAACTGTTGAGGATAGTCCATATGCAGTAACTAAACCAACAGGTTTAATAACATCACCTTTTTTAAATCCATATCCAGGTCTGCTAATACTGAAGTTAGTAACTTCAAATAAAGTTGAACCAATACCTACAGTTGAACTTGCACCTACCTCAACGTTTATCAATAATCCAGAACCAGTATCAGTAGTTGCTCCAACACCAAGTCTAGAAACACCAATTACTGGTAGATTTTCATAATTTGGTGAGGAAATATTAATTGTTGGATTAACATATCCACTTCCACCATTAATTATGTTGAATGAGAGTGTTCCACCAGCACCTACATTCGCTGTTATACTAGCTGCACTACCAATATGACCACTTTCACTTACATCCACTGATACTGGACTTCTATAACCAGAACCGTAATTTCCAGTAGTTCCTATACCAATTGAAGTTATAGATCCACCAGAAACAATTGCAGTAACTGAAGCACCAACTAAAGGAGCATAACCAAGTCCAGGTGTTGATCCAAGAGATACAATCAAACCTCCTCTTGGTAATTGATTCATGTTGACATCAGATTGTGAAATTACAATTGACCCATTAGAGGATGTAATACCAGAAAATACTATACTACTAATTCCAGATATCGTATCAACTTCAATAGAATAATTATTATCCGAATTATTTTCAGTTGTTGGGGTTTGGAAAATTCCATTAATAAAGACTATACCATTTCCACCACTTGTTCCTAAACCTACTGTGTTGATTCCCAAAGTAGATAATGTATATTCTTGGTCAATTCCAGTAAATCTTTCGGATATATTATCATAAACTTTATTTGAACTATAATCATTTCTCAAGAATACTCTACCATTAAAATATGATCTAGATTCTGGGAGGTTATCAAGATCTTCTAGAATTTGATCTTCAATAGATCCATTTGGTGGATCTGTAAAATGTATTTGACTACCTACAATATTGAAAGATCCACGATATAGTTTTACGGAAGAAGAATCATTATGTGCTGATTCTTTGGAACCGACAACTCCTCTTTCAACTTCAACTAATGGTAAAATTCCATTAAATGTAATTGGTCCATTATTAGTAGTGCCCAATCCAACATTAACCACTTTCATATATTCTTCATCAATTCTGAGAATATCTCCAGGAATTATTGATGAAATTCCACTTAAGGCAAATATGGTCATTCCCATGCCAATTTGTGATCCGTTATTAACTGTATAATCTAATAGAGAATAAGAAATTGGGTATTGTACAACATTATCAATAGAAATAATAGATTTGCTATTTTTATCGCTCATTTCAAGTTGGTGAGCATTTCCTTCACCAATTGATGTAAATGTTACACATATTCCAGCCAATGCATATTCTTTTCTAGTTGAAAGTTTAAATTTATCATTATTGATTTTATACGCATAAACTGTGCTTGGTAATAAATTTGTAAGTATACCAACATGGTTCAGTGTTTGACCAATTCCAAGTGGTAGTGATCCAATTCCCAAGAAAGATGATGCTGGGCGATAAATTAGTTCTTCACCTGTACTGAAGAAGTGATTAATAATATTAAATTCTCCAGTTTCTAAGTTTAAAACATCTGTATCAGATGGATCAAATGTCTTCATGAAGATTGGATTTCCCTGATAAGTAGCATCAAAACTGTAAATATTGCGGAATCTACTATTAGCAGAGTAGTATTTTGCAGTCTTAACAGATTCGATAATATTTCCATACTCTAGATTGGGTGGGGTATTTACTGTATCGAGATCAGAGAAAAACTTTTCACTAAAAGAGATAATTTCAAAAGTTCCAGAATATTCTGGATCAGGATAAAACTTGAGACTTGCAAGTGAACCAGAAATTTCGCTACCAAATGTACCAATACCAGAGGTACTTCCAATTGATAAGAATGGATATTGAATTACATATGAATTATTATTGTCACTAATCATCATTAATTGATGTAATGCGCTAGTATTTCCTATGCTTACCTTCACCACAGACTTTACAGAAGTAAAATCGGAAATATCTAAAGATACTATGGTAGATGCTGAGGAAACATTGGAATAATCAGAGACATAATTTACAGTTCTTTCAAAACCATCCAATTGACCTGGTTTTTTAAATCTGTAAACGTTATTTCCTAGTGATGTAGTATTAAATCCTATATTTTTACTTCTAACAATAACATTGTTGTTAGAAGTATTTGTATAATTAAGATATAAAATACCATTAGAAATTGATGCCCCAAATGAACCAATAAAGTTGCTACTTAATTCTGAGTTGGAATCAAAATAGAATTCTGCAATATTGGTATCAACATCATCATGATTCAAGTAAATTTCTACATAATTCATTTCATTTGTGACAGTATCAATAATATGAATATGAGAATGTAATGATTTGCATGAATTTGCATCTTTTAAAATCAATGATGTTGTAACACCAGCATTAATAGAAGTATTTGATCCTGTAAAATCAACAAATCCTATTGATACCGTTCCAATTCCAGAAGAGAATGATAAGAAATTATTATCTAAAATTTTGATATTATAATCAACTTCTAATGGTTCTACTGGATTCATCTTTAATGAAAGTGTACCAGTCTCACTAAAATATCCTACAACTTCTCCTATTGGATTTTCTGAGTTTGTAACAGTACCTTTTTCAAGAGTATAAACATTTTCATCATCATTAATAACGACCAACTCAGTAAATTGAACTTGAGTAAAATCATTATTTGTAATTTGTAGAAGATATCTATTATATTTTGTTGAGGGAGAAATACTTAGTAAGTTAACAATATTTCCAGTACCAAAATCAGAACTAGAAAAACTTTCACTAATATCATCAATTTCAAGAACCCTATTAGTTCTAACTTCAACATAATCAGTTAATTTTTTACTGTTTAGTTTTAAGAACTTTGATGTATTATTAATAGTATCTACATCGGTTACAAGATCAAAATTATTAATCGTATCAACTCTATTATAGTCTACAATATCATATAAAATGCTAGTATAATCTTCAACAGAAGTTGTACCAACACCGACATTTTCTGTAATGGTTGTATCTGCAAAATTTTTCAATCCACTTGGGTGAAGAATACTATTGACTGGAGTTACAATATTCTCCCATTCTTGATTAGATCTGACTGAATATGATAAATTTTGATAATAATCATTATCTGGTATTACTTGTGTATCTTCATCCAATTTACCAATATCATCAGACCAACCAAGAGATTTTTTAGAACTATAGTTTATATTAAATTGTCCTGTAGTTTTTTCTACATTATTAATAGTTGCTAAGGTTCCAGATTGTACACCTCTTATTATTTGTCCAATTAATGGTTCATAAGATCCTGTAACTTTAATAGAACTTTCATTATTTTTAACTACTTTAAGATCTTGAACATTATTATCAATGTATAAAAATTCACCATTAATAAATTGTGAATAATCTTGAGTTACTTCAAATTTTGGATAATTCTTATAATTTGTAATACTACCATAATATTCCTGAACTGTTTTTGCAATACCAATATTTGTAGTAATTCCAGAAAGATTATATTCTAATTTTCTTTGAAGTAGGGTTCCACCATTCTCATAATTAGTAACATCAAAGAAGATATAACCATAATCTTCAGAATTGAATCCGTCACTACTTTCTTGGTATTTTTGAACACCCTCAACATATATTTTGTCGCCGACTTCAAATGGTTCAATATCAAATCCATTTAGTGGAGTTACAAGATAACATGTAACAATTCCAGATTGTGATGAAGTTATTGATTGAATACCAACACTATTTGAATTATTAATTGCTTTAATCTCAACAATTGAAGAAGGTATACCCTTTGGTGGTGTATCAATGCTTACAGAATTGATAGAAGTTCCTGAAATATTTGCAGTTAATTGTCCGGATTCTATAATAGTTCTAGTTTCACTATTAATAATAATTAAATCTGGAGCAGATGTATAATTTTTTCCACCATCAATTACATTTACATTTGTAATTGTATTTGAGTCTTTAATTGTAAGTGTTGTTGGTATTTCTGCAGTAGGTCTTAAAGTTTTGTCAGAAGAATATTCAAATCCTTCATTCAAAATTCTTGTCTCTTGAATTTTACCAATATTATTAGATTTTGCAATTAGATATGCACCAAATCCACTTTCAGAGTCTATTCCTCTAAAAGTAGGAATTTTTTTAAATCCAATTCCAGGAGAAATAGTTCTTATTCTATCAATGCCACCATTTGCAGTTCTTGAATTAGTATAATATTCAATTAAATCGCAATTGGTGGAATTATATGAAGTATTTTCTGGTTTGCGTTGTAGTGATATATTAAATACAGTCTCACCAACACCAGAAATATTATATGAACCATTGTAGACACTATCAACAAAATTAATTTGTGAATAATTTTGAACCTCTGTATCTGCAGTACTAATATAACCAGATTTTTCTAAAGCATAGAAAAGTGTTGATGGAATTTCATCATTATAATTTATAGTTAGTGATGCGTTAGTAGAAATACCAACAGTACCTACAGTAGAAATTGTAAATTGTGAGGTTGATCCTACAGAAATGAATTCATCGCTAAATTTATCATCATAGAAAATTTTAAAATTATATCCAGAAAGTGATGAATCAGTAAGATCAAATACCAAACTATTATTTCTAATAGATTTAATTGGTGGATTTACCGCAGCAATTTTATGTGTTGCTACTGGAGATGAAGTTAAATTAATAATTAATGGAGAATTTCTAATAGAATCTATAAGTGTTTCGCAAAGTTTAATTCTATTATCATCAACTTTATAAACATAGTATAGATTATTATTAAATAATCCGCCAATGACCGTACCATTTGATGAATATATGATTTTATCACCAGTAACTAGGTTGTGATTAGTTAATGTAATTTGATTTGAGGTAGTATCAATTTCGGAAGAAGTAAATGTAATTGGATTGATTACTAATTTATCAGTTAAAGAATTGTATTGAACAGTAACTGAACTTGATGTACCAACTCCTACAGAGAGACCTGGTTTTACATTTAGTGTAATGCTGTCCCCAGAAGTCAATCCATGACTTGTAGAAATTGAAACTGTAGTAATAATACTATCAATATTTGCTTTAATCTGACCATAATCAGTTTCAAATGAATAAAAGTAATCATCACTACCATTATTTCTAAAGAATAAACCATCTGTTGTGGTGGTTAATCCAACCTGTGTTACAATACCAATATAATCATTAGATTTTTTGATAACGTAGACTTTTTGAGTATTACCAGTAAAAGGTATATTAAATGCTGAACTTGTTTCTGTATTTGCAACAGAAATTGCAGAAGAAGTTGATAACTTACTTAATGTAACTTCTTGGTTTGTTTTGAAAGGATGTCCAGGCAAATAAATTGATTGTGTTGGAATAGAAATATTTTTGTTATAAGTTCCTATCTTATATACAGTACCTATACCAATACCTGCAGTTACTCCAACTCCAATAGATTGTTTTGGATTGAAATATACAACATCATTTACTTTTGATTCAAAATACTGTGATGATTTATCAATAGTAAATGAATTTGGTAAGTAATTTACAGATGTTGTTGCAGTGTGAGCAGTACCAGTTGTTTCTCTCACAACTCTCAATACATTTTCATTACCATAAATGTTTATTACTGATAGAGTTTCATTTTCTATTCTAATAGAACTTCCTATTGAAATATTCTCCGGAATTGTTGAGACATAAATGTCTGTTACTATTCCAGAAACAGCATATGATGGAACATTATTGATTAAAGATGTGTTAAATGTAGTTACTCCAATCCTAGAAAATCCATTAATATCATTCAATGATGTTGAAACACCAGATACATTAACATAATCTCCATTAATAAGAGAATGGTATTCTGAGGTATATACTTTTATTTGATTTGAATTTTCCCAAGTAAGTACAGTATCACTATAATTTAAAATAGATGTTTCTATACTATCAATTTCTTTACCAATAATACTTGAAACTTCTGCAAATAACCCAGATCCATCAGTACCTTCTTCATCAAAAATTAATCTGTCACCGATTTTATATTCATCACCACTATCAATAATATCAAAATCTTCTACAAAACCAGAAGAAACTGACTCTACGACAGTTATTTGATCTATAACTTCGTTTGATTCTATTATAAAGTCATTTCCAGCAAATTGCTCATTTACATTGTATGGAAGTGTATTTCTAACAAGATTTGAATTATTAAAATCAAAAGATTGATCTAAAGATACATTTTCTAAAATAAATTTAGATCTATATTTTTCTCCAATAAAATATGGGAATTCACCTACAAGATTACCAAATAAATCCTCTACAGAAGTTGCAAAATATGCATAGACACCATTTGGAAACTCTGGAGTAACACAATATCTTCCATTATATTCGTCTAGATCACCAGAATTTGTAAATTTATAATCTTCTATAAAAGATCCAATACTAAATTCTGAAGGTCTATTCTCAATATTTGAAATATTTTTAGTATATCCAGAAACTAGTCTCTTAATAGGTGAATTATTATCTTGAGGATTTGAATATCCATATGATCCATAAATTGGATTTCCATCATAAGACCACCCAATAATTGGTGAATGTATTCCTGCAATATCACCAAACTTTTCTTGAATATTTTGTGAATATCCAGAAACTGTATACTGTAGATTATTAAGTGATGAAATAATTAATTCATTTGCGGTTGATCTAATATCACCCTCTTCACCATAAAATACATTTTTGTTTATAGTAATTTTTCTAACTTGTGGATCAAAAATAGAATTTTTACCAGCTGGTTCTACAAGAATTGTAGTATTTGATGGATCATATCCAACACCAGAATTTATAATTGCAATATCAACAAGTTTATTGTTAACAATAATAGGTTTAATTAATGCACCAATTCCACTACCGATTACTTTAATTTCTGGTGTAGAATAGTACTCAGATCCACTATACTGAATATTAATATCTGTAATTTGCCCATTTATGATTATTGGTTTTAATTGGGCATTTTTACCATTTTTAACTATTATTTGTGGTTTTTTATGAACATTAATGTTTGTTGATCCATAATCAGATCCATTTTCATAAACATAGATACCCACAATTTGACCCTTAACAATTGGTGTTGCATTAATAGTTCCAATTGCTTGAGTACTTCCAATTCCAGCAGCACTATACTGTACGTTTAGAGAAATTTCTGGATAATTAAAAATTTGATAACCAGATCCAGTGGTACTAAATTTTACATATTTTTTTCTTTGATAATTGTCAATATATGTTCCACCTATACCAGCATCAGCGAGTCTAAAAGTATTATCATCTACTTTTAATACATGGTATTGGTTTGTTGTAGATAATCCAGAAATAGATGCAGTTTCATAAGAATATGTTACTAATTCTCCATCATTAAAACCATGATTTTCGAAAGAAATTGTATTACTGATAGTGGATATACCAGTTGGTTTTACTATTAGTTTTCTGTTTTCATACCCTTCACCAGAATTAATTACTTTAATTTCTGTTAAAGTTTTCTTTGGTTCAGTTTTAAACTTATGAATTCCAGAAGTTGAAGTAGTAGTAAATCCTACAGTATTAATTCCAGTTCTATAATCTGATAGTCTTTGATATAATTGTATTGTAGTGTCACTAATATATTTTGCATAGTATGTTGCACCATTCTTTAGAGTTAACCCAGTATCACCATTTAAAGATCCAAAAGTACCAATCCCAATAGGATTATTGTTAACTGGATCATAAATGATAGATTGACCATCAATTAAACCATGGGGAGTAGGGAATGTAATTGTTTCCGAAGTAACATCTATACCTCCACCAAATTGAATTTGTCTTGCATCAAATTCAATTTCTCTTCTTCTTAGTTCAATTATTGGTTCAAAGGATGCACCTTTACCATTTCCACCATTGAAATCAACAGAAACTAAAACATCAATATCAAATTCTTGTGGTTCAACATAAATTTTATCAACAGATCCTCTAACAATAGGTTGTAGTAAGGCATTTCCTGAAGATGGTACAATTAAAGGAGGATTGATTACATCATAACCATTTCCACCATTTAATACATTAACAGATTCTAGTGGTCCATAGTAAATGTTATCATTAGTCTTATATCCACTAATTTCAACACCATTGATAAGCATACCAACGGAACCAACAGGTGTAGGATCAGATTCACCATCACCAATGTTTGTATTCAATGGGAACTTTCTAAGAATTTTTTGTGCGGATATTAAGTTTTCTTTTTGATTATTGAGTGTAAATCTATGAGAACCTGATGGGAATGAACTAAATTTAATATAGTTATTGGTACCAATAAATGATTTTGAAGTATATAATCTTATCTGCCTTTTATCATTAATTACTTCAACATAGTAAATTCCTTCGGATAAATTTGAAATTGGTTGATCTGAATAAGAGTAATAAATTTCAGATCCACTAAAGAATGATACCTTATTGATAAAATTAATAATAGAGTATAGTCCAGTATCTTGATCTAATCCTGAAATTCCAGATGCTAGATATGTGAAAATATTTTTTTCAATTTCATATGATGGTAATGAATTTGATGCAACATACATGTAATCATCATTTTCATTATAAACATTCTGAACATCAGACTTTAAATTATCAAATTCTAAAGGAACAATAGAACTGGAAGCAAAGTTTACTTTTCTTCTAATATCATAATTAAATGAAGAATTTAAAGTGAATGTACCATTTGTACTGATTTGCTTATCGTTAATCTCAGTAACAACAAGGTTAGACGCAATAACGATCTCACTATTTCTATTCAATACCTCAATGATGTCACCAACTTTAAGACTTGATTTGTCAATATCAGTTTTTAAAGTTACCTGAGATATTAAACCAGAATCAAAATAGTCAATTTGATATCTTGAACTAGTATTATAAATCCAACTATTAGCAAATATTTCTTTACGAGTTTTATTAATTTCTGGATTTTTTATTACTTCACCAAGATTTTTAATAGTAATTTCTTCACCAATATCTGATGATGAAGATTGACTAATTAATTTAAAATCTGATAGAACACCAGTTATTCTTAATTCTACTTTCTTGGATACATCTCCATTTTCATATCCATAATATGTTTCGTCAGATCTAATAATATCAGTAGTATTGATTTGCTCAGTAATTCCAGAGCAACCAAAAAATTGATCAATACTCTTACTAGTGTAAGAAATAATATTGTTTCCAGAATACAAAATACCAGATTCTGGGAATCCAATTGTAGAATCTACAGTTATCACCTCAGATCCTTCAAAAACTGTTTCTAGTGCTTTTGTACTACCAGTTATATTGAAAGTTCCTGTAATTGTTGGGAAAGAATCATTATATCCAACAAATAGTAAAAGTTTATAATATGTTTTATTTTTTCTTCGGATTATTTCTACCTCAGAAACTGAGGCACTAGTATTTTCGTCAGTACTTTTTTTTATTGTTTGACCAGAAAGAAGGAGTGGATCTCCAGAAATTTTTTCTGCAACAACAATTTCTCTTCTAATAAAAGATGCTGATGAAGGCTTGATTAGAAACTTTTCTAAATCAATTACCTTAGGTGTTTCTCCAAAAAGAACATTAAAAAGAATTCTGAAAGATTCTTCAGTACCTTTTGATTGGTAAAGTGTCTTTGCTTCTTTAATAAAATTTCCTACGTTTAGTTCTGGAACAAAATCAGAATTTTCTAAACCAGGAGTAAGTGTATATTTTAATTTTTTATAAAATTCCTTTAAAAATAGGGAACTAAGATTCTCTACAGTTGAACCACTGTTATGGGAATCCGCAGAAGATTGTGAGAATACTAATTCTTCATAATTTAATTCCTGATGGTAATTTGTTACACCACTAAATCCACGAATACAACCAGTAAATGAATTGGTAGTAATTCCAGTATATGTAATTATTTCATCATCAATTTTAAGTAGACCGTAAGAACTTGGAAATCCTTTTGTACTTTCAACAACTATAGTTGAGGAACTTTGGTCAATATTAGAAGAAAGTGTGGTTGATCCTACAATAACTTCTGGTGTTAGGTTATCAAGTTTTAAATACTGATCTAAATTTTCACCAAGGTCAGATGATCCACCCTGATATTCCTGAGAAATATAGTACTGTCTTAAAAATTCGACAGCTTTTGGACTTTCATCTAAGATAAATTCTGGTAATTGATTATCAATTATTTGCTGAACCTTTACCCTAGATTCAAAACCATTTTGTACCATATTATTACCTCGTTAGTTCCCCGTTTGAATAACTTGATCTGTAAGAATCCTTAGAAAATACAACACCGGATATATCATCACCCGATGAAATCACATCTTTAACCATATTTATTGCACTCTTAGAAACGTCAAATGAAATATAAAGATCTTTAAGACCTATAACATCATTTGACTCAGGAAATGCCTGTATCTCAATAATATTTTCTGGTAAATCAGTTGAAGTGATATTTATAGAACCTAATAAAATTTCACCTTTTTCATAATCAACAGTACCAGCAGAACGAACAACAATTGGTGTTTTCATAACAGATGTTGTTCCAACTCCGGATATTACTGGATATGGTTTTACTATTGAAATAGTTCCGGTTTTTAAATCTTGGTTGGGAGTATCTGTCAAGTAAACTGTATCTACTTCTCCAGCAATTTTAAATCCAGTTGATTTTATATTGTATCCACCTGGATTTACATGAAACTTATTGCCATAACAAATTTCATATTGTGATGGTTGATTAATTAGTGCTTTTAAGTCTCTTCTAATTCTAACTTTAGTAATATTGGAAGTAATTGCAGAATCTGTGGTGTCAATAACCTGAAGAACTTTACTATATTTAAATCTACCACCAAATGTATTAAGATTAGTTGAATTTGAATACGTGATAAGAGATTTCTCCACTCTTGATCTTAGATCATTAACATTACCAGTTTTTGAATAATCATAATAAATTGATGAGTCAATTTCAACATACAGTATCTGTAAGTCTATGATATCTGCACTAATTCCAGAAATATTATATTGCTTTAACTTACTTAGAATCTGTTGTTTATTGAAATCAGATACATAAGTTCCATTTTTTGGTTTGATACTTATTAGTACCTTACCAAATTGTGGAGGAGTAAGTTCTTCTCCACCTATAACTGAAACAGATTCTGTATCTGGATAAATTTTTGTCTTGATAATTGCCTCATAGTCTCTTGCAGTTACTGCTCTGTACTGAGATGAATATATTCTTGGGGCAAAGTATCTAATTGAGTCAATATTTTCAATATCAGAACCATTCTGAGACTTTTGAATGGTTGTAACTACAATGTTATTAGATGGTACTATTGTTACATCACTTGCATTTTTGAGAGTTCCTGCAAATGAGAAATTATCAGCACCATTACCATCCTTACCATCGGTAACAATATAAGTTACAGTAATTACTGATCCATTTTCAAGTTTTTTACCAAATACACCATCACCAAAAAGAAGTTCATATTTTTCATCCTGAACTTCTTGAATTAAATAGATTTCTGATCGAGAATCAATATCAAAAATATTATCAACTGCAGAATAAATTCTTCCAAGACCCGTATCACTTTCACCCTTTACATAAACACTAATGGTAGAGGTGTCAATATAAGAGTTGTTTAAAATAAATCTTTGATCAAGAGATCCATCAACTATAAATTGTTTTCTTAAAAAAGTACCTTCTTTAAGGGTTATATTGGAGAAAGTTGCTGTCCCGTTTACTACACTAGCAGAAATATTGGTGGGTGAAGAAAAAACATAAGAAGATCCAGAAACCGCTCCTGTACACACTAGACCCGCCTGTAGGGTGAGTGTTGGGGTTTCTGAAGTAGTTTGTACACTAAATGAAACAACTGCCTCTGAGGCGCTTCTTGATTTAGGTACGTATCCAATATTTCTTGCTAAGGAAACAACATTTTCTCTAACAGTTGCCGAATCCAAAAAGGATTCATTGACAACCATGTTTGAGTTAAATGCATTAATATATGTATTATACGCTAGAGTATCGATCAGTACTGAAAAATTAGACCCCTCAAAGTCAAAATCCGTGAAATTTGAATTTGCACGAAGATAGTCCTTAATAGAGGTCCTTATCTGATCAAAATCTAAATTGGTAAATTTTGTAAAAGGCATTTTATCTTGTTGCCTCTAGTATGAATGAAAACTGTTGTGCTGGAATTTCTTGTCCAATGATATTAAAAGTCACAGTAACTTCAAATTCATTCAAATCTGGTCTTGGATCTACCTGAACCAATACATTATCTACTCTTGGTTCATAATTATTGATTACATTAATAATTTGATCTTCTATGATAGAAGCAGTCGCATAATCAACAAAATCAAAGAGACTGCTTCTTACATTAGAACCAATGGTAGAATTAAAGAATCTTTCCGTTGGAATTGTTTCCACCAGATTTCTAATAGAACGAATAATAGCGTTCTGATTCTTAAGGATTGGTAAATCCTTAGTCACTGGATGAGGTTCAAAGGATAAACTAATATCCTTAAATGATCTGGATATCCTGGTGATTGCCATTGGACATGGAATTTCTTTTGTTATTTATTACTATTTCCAGGGAGAACCATAATTAGGTTCTGTCCCATAATCCCAGTCATCATAATCTTCATCATTTCTGATTTGTTTATGAATTTCTGATTGTTCCTTTAAATAATGCTTATTTTTTGGAACATCATCATGCATAATTTCCTGAATTGTCTTTTTCTCAGAAATATTATCATAATCTGTAATCAATTTTGTGGTTCCCCACATATTATACATGTAGTCTTTGTCTCTATCCACTGGTAAATTGGACATCTTTAACTCCTGTTTTTATTAAAAAACAGAAACTTTTATAAAGGAGGTTCCTATCTCCTTGTTATTATTTAACGATTTAGAGTTCTTAGACTGTAATTATCAGAATTGAGATATTTTAGTAATTCCAGCGCAATTAATTTGGGGTTTCCTTCCCCACAAGTATAAACATCAATTGCTATGCAACCCCTTTCTGGCCATGTATGACATGAAACATGACTTTCCGATAGTGCAATAACAATTGTACATCCCTGAGGAATAAAGCAGTGCTGAAAAATGTTTAGAATGGTCATACCAGCACGGTTAATTCCCCTTTCCATGACCTCCTGAAGGGAATTTCCGTCGTTTAAGAGGTCAAAATCTACTCCATATACCTCTAATAAGAGGTGATTTCCCATTGAAAACTTTTCCAAGGCATACAAATCCACTAAAAATATATTTATTTTATATAAAATCCCTTGCGTAAGTAGTCCTCATCCTTTATGTACATCATATTTTCTACCTTTTCATCGTCCCATACGGGTATTGCGACTGAGTTGTTGTACCTAAAGTCGGGATTTCTTCTAAAATGAACTTCTATTAGGTTATTTTCGATAAATTCACAGTTTATCCACTCATAACTACCCTTTAAATCATCCAAAATTGATGGAAATTCGACTTTTTTATCAATTTTTTCCCATTTTTTCCACTTATATAAGGGATCTTCTTCATTTCTTGTACCCAACACGACAAGATCACAGTTTTTATTATGAAAATCCACACTCAGATGGTCTCCATCAAAGATTTCACACCAAAATTCCGCTGGATGTATATGATCCGTGTACTTTTTTAGATGTTCCTTACGAGCAGAACGACCCATACCGAGCAAATTAAAGGAAGGGCGCACAATATAAAAGTCGGGTTTGGGAACAGTTGTACCAGAAGGACCACATGTATACCCCAAAACCCGACTTAAAAATAGTTTATTGTACACCCAGAGGTCTGATGAATGTATGTTTAACCATTCATCAGTACCGTCTAGATGATCCATTTATTTTCCCTGACCTCTGTACTTTTTACGAGCTTTATTGCGAGAAGTGGCGGCGTACTTAGTATTAGCCCCGCAGCCCTGTCGAGTGTTCTTGGGTTGAGACTCGATAATTTGCTTACCACCTGATGATTTTTTTACAGCCATTTTAATTTTCTCCTATAATTTCGGTTTCAAGTTCATCTGGACTTGGAGAACCTGTCTGATAATATTCAATCGACAGGTCTTCCATAATATTGAAATACTCTTCCTCCGTAAGATTAGTGTAAATTTTACGTCCCCTACAAAGGATGTTGTATACTTCTGCCATTATATCAAATAATTCTTGTTTTTTCGTGACCAACTCTGATGCGAGGATCACACCAAATTTCAAAACCTGCTTCCTTTGCATCCAGGCAGAAACTTACATCTTCTCCACACATGTCTTGAACCTGACCAGATTCAAATACTTGCATTTTAGGAGCAAACCATGGATATTTCATTTCTGGATGCTCGAATACTCCGTTTTTGATTAGAACCCAACCAAAACCAGTGTAGTCTACGGTGAAAGGTTTACGACGCTTGGTAATACTCTCTACGGTTTCATGATTCATGACACCACCATTACCTCTGAAGTCGTCCTCATCTAACCAGTGGGCGACTGAGGTTGTGTGACCGTCTTCTGTGGCATACCATCCAGATGCAATGTCCTTGTCCATAAGGACCAGTTGCCAGAACTTTTCGGTATTGAAGATGATGTCAGAATCAATCCATAATTGCCAGTCGTACTTTAGTTTTCCGTCCCAGGGAATCTGATCGGGTCCTTTGAGTACATTCGCACCAAGACACTTACATCTTGCAAAGTTTACCATGGAAGAATAATCTTGAGAAATCTGAATACTTGCACCAGATTGTACAATGTCAAAACAGAGTTGCACAAAATTTTTCAGATATGCATACGATACCCCTCTACCGGGTAGGCAAAATACGATGGATTTTCCTCTCACCATTTCTTTTGCCCGTTCGTAGTCCCATTCGGATTCAACTACTGGGGTTTTTGCTTTTACTGTAAAACCTTTAGTCATGGAATTAATTAGTTTACTTTCATATCATACTCTATTATGTATTGGGTGTCAATCTCTGTCTTTTTCGGTCAGTACCAAGTCCGACCCTTCGAGTGTAAATGAGATTTCTGTGTCTTCGTACCATGATAGTTCATTCACAATCCATTCTGGGATCGTAATGAAGTACTCCCCACTAATTGGATCAACCTCTAAGGACTTAAAATTTTCTCCGGAATTTTTTTTCATATCTTTGAACGGTTTTTGCATTATATATGAGGTCTGTGAGACTTTTTTATTGGGCGGATTTTTTTATTTTAGAGTCTTATAGAACGGTCGCTTGGGTAACACTTTGTAGGTTAGGGTAGTTAAGGGTTTTATAATCGCCCCCACCCCCGCCGCGTTAACTGTCAAACACGAACGCACGAATAGGGCGGTAAAGTATAAAGAACTGCCGCCCACTAACGTATACCTTAGGTGCGGTGGGAAAGGGTAAGGAAAGGGGGCAGAATTGCCTGCCCCTGTTGTAATTTAACCTACAAATGATTCTAAAACAGTGCTATTGTAGAGGTTACAAATAGCATCATCGGCATCATAATCGGGTTCGGGTTCGGGTTCAAATGCTATTTCAACTGCCATACAATCGCAGGCGGGGATGCCATAATCTCGCGCATCATGACAGCGTGTGAAATAGGAGTCATCATCGGACGGCGATACAAACAAATAGCGCGATCCTAGGTCTGAAATGAAACGCCGAACGATGCTATCCTCAGCATCATCTAATCCCGTAAAATCATCATTCACCAGAGCACAAATCCAATGCGCGGGAATGACATAAGGTTGAAGGTCAATTGCCATGATCCTAGGTGTGGTG